ACGAATGCTCAGAAGATTATAGAAGGTCTTCAGATGAAGCTTAAAGAAAAAGATAAGATTATTCAGGAATATCAACATAAAGAATCTCTAGGACATGCAGAAGGATAATATTCCATTATTAGTACATAGAATTATTTCTGGTAAATTATATATTACTATTAATGATATCAGATACACAGTACATGCTCCGAACGCTGATCAAAAGTATGAAGCAGAACTATTCTATGAATCTGTTATAGAAGATAATAAATATGACACATGGTTTAGAAAAGAAAATATTCTAAATATATTAAAATATGTAGGATTATGGGATAATGATGACGATATTATGCTAACAGATACAGAAAAAAAAATAGAAACACTAAAACATAATTTATATACCAATAGATTATTAGCAGAAAAAACCAAAAATATCAGACAAGATTTAACAGAGAAAAAACAGTTTTTAGATAAATTACTAAACCGTAAACACAGTTTAGACTATTTAACTCTAGAAGATTACGCTAATATTAGAAAAAATGAATATCTAATAGTACATAACACGTACGGATTAAATAATCAGTTAATTTTTTCTGATGCTGCAAATATAGATACTAAATTATTTTTTGCTATTAGCACTAATATTAGTGAAAGCTTTATCTCTATTGAACAGTATAAGACTATAGCAAAACATGAATATTGGAAAAATATTTGGAATAGCAATAAAAACCACCTTTTTACCGGCCCAGCATGTCTCTATACTGATGAACAAAAAACACTAATTAATATTAGCTTAATGTATGATCGTATATATGAACATCCAGAATGTCCAGATGAATCAGTAGTCAATGATGATGATATGTTAGATGGATGGATGATAGATCAGAAGAAAAAGAATGAAGAAAAGAAAAAAGAAAATAATGCTAAAGATTTAGTGAATAAACATAAGAATGCAAAAGAAATTTTTATAGTTAGCGACCCAAATGATGCAAATTCTGTGTATAGTATGAATACCGGACAATCAAGAAGTATAATCAAGCAAAGAGCTGGAGCCATAGCCAAGGCACAAGAAGGATTAGACGAGTTTAGATTACCGGATGTTCAACAAGACCTAATGCTAAAAAGAAACAGTAGAGGATAATTATGGATAAAGACTATATACTATATCTAGCAACTAAAAAACTTGAAACCACAATGATAGGCTCTTTGGCCAGATTTGAGGATGCTTTTGGAAATTTGTGGGGACATAATAAAAACTATGATCAACCACTCACAGAAAGAGAAATAGAATACGAAAATATTTGGACAGATACTCGGAACAGAATTCTAGATCATGGCAATAAACAAATTAGAGCCATGGTTAATGATTTGAAAAAAGTGTTAAATGATAAACTACAAACTAAATATACCTATAAATTTCACGTTAATAATCCCCAGGAGAATCAGGAATGAATACTAGAACTTTTAGTGCCGTTGTAGACAATAAAGAAATCTGGCTTACTGCTAAAAGCCCATCTTTAAATGATCAGAGAGAAGCTCAAAAAATTTATAATCAAGCCTTTACAGACGCTATTAAGTCCAAGAGCGTGGTAAGAGCCAAGCTAGATGACTTGCTCAAAGACCAGGGACTATGGAATGATGAAAAACAGGCTAAGTTTACAGAATTACAGAAAGAATTATTGGAAGGAGAGAAAAAGTTAGCTAAAGGAGGTATCTCTTTAAGAGAAGCTAGAGAATTAGCTTTGAGAATGAAAAAACTTAGAGAAGATATCAGAGATCTGATCAGTGTTAGAACATCTTTAGACAACCATAGTGCAGAAGGTCAAGCAGATAATGCAAGATTCAATTATCTTGTATCCGTATGTGTGGTGTATAAAGATACTAATGATAAATATTTTAATAATTTAGAAGATTACCTAAATAGAGCAGATGACCCTGTAGCTATGCTAGGTGCTCAAAATTTGGCTAATATGCTCTACGGATTGGATAATGACTTTGAAAAGAATTTACCAGAAAATAAATTTTTACATAAATATAAGTTTGTTAATAGTGAATTAAGACTTATAGACAAAAAGGGTAGGTTGATTGATGCTGATGGTAGGCTTGTTGATGACAGAGGAAGATACATAGACGAAGAAGGAAATTTTGTAGATAGATTTGGTAATAAGATGAGCGAGACTGGAGAATACATAGTTGATGCACAACCGTTTTTTGATGATGATGGAAAACCAGTTATCCCCACAGAAGAAGACAAGAAAACTAATGAAGCACCAAAAGACCCAGAGCCCGTTGTTCAACAACCTGTTGCTGACAACACAGTCAAAGAATCCTAAGATTATTCTTCATTTATTGTCTTATATAATAATGACACCATGTTTCTATTTAGTTACATGGTGTTGTTGTTTTTATGGAGTAATTAAGCATGGCTAGTACTTTTAACCTTACTGCACAACTTAACCTAAGAGGTCCTGCTAATATTAGAGCTGTTGTAGCTAATATTAGAAGACAAATAGGTACTATTGATGCTAATGTTAATATTGTTGTAAATCCTGCTGCGGTACGTAATTCTACAGCACTTAATACGGCACTAGTAAGACTAAACACCACATTACAAACTACTACTGTTAATGCTACCAGTGCTGCCAATGCCATTAATGCATTAGTAGCATCAATGACTTCTGCTTCTAGTCTTAGACCGCCACCAGCTTTAGTCAATATGCCAGGAACACTAGCTTCTATAGGAGACGCTGCTAGACCGATTGGAACAACTATAGAAACAGCAACTGGTGAAATTACTAATTTCGGTAGACAAGCAGGATTAGCTGTTAGAAGATTCTCAGCTTTTGCTGCAACGACAGGTATTATTTATTCGTTTACTAATGCTATTAATAGTGGATTAAAAGCGTATATAGAATTTGATAAACAATTAACAAGATTATCACAGGTAACAGAAGAGAGTCGATCAGGACTTACGGGCCTTACCAATAATATTACTAGTTTGGCTACATCTCTTGGCGTTAGTTCATCAGAGCTAGCTAATGTATCAGTCACGCTTGCTCAGGCTGGTTTAAGTGCACAGGATACATCCAAAGCTTTAAAAGCGTTAGCTCTTAGTGCTTTGGCCCCATCTTTCGATCAATTAAATGATACCGTAGAAGGTAGTATCGCATTGATGAGACAGTTCGGTATTAGCGCAGGGGATTTAGAAGGAGCACTAGGCTCCATAAACTCAGTTGCTGCTAAATTTGCCGTTGAAGCTTCTGACCTTATTACAGCTATTCAAAGAACCGGTGGTGTGTTCGCATCAGCTAGTCGCGGAGTTAGTGAAGGCACAGATGCTTTAAATGAATTCTTAGCAATTTTTACCAGTATTAGAGCTACTACTCGTGAAAGCGCAGAAACTATTGCAACAGGTTTAAGAACTATTTTTACTAGAATTCAAAGAGCAGAAACTATAGACGCTCTAAAAGAATTCGGAGTTGTACTTACAGACCTTGAAGGTAAGTTCGTAGGACCATTCGTAGCCGTACAAAGATTAGCAGAGGGCTTAGGAAGATTAGATCCAAGAGATTTAAAATTCTCACAGATAGTTGAAGAGCTTGGAGGTTTTAGACAAATAGGTAAAGTGTTACCACTTATTCAACAATTCGCCACTGCTCAAGAAGCATTAGCGGTTGCTCAAGCTGGACAAGGATCTTTGGCGACTGACGCAGCTAAAGGACAATTAGCATTAGCAGTACAAATTCAAAAAGTGAGAGAAGAGTTTGCAGCACTAATACGAAGTATCGGAGAAACAGATAGTTTCCGTACAATGATTACACTAGGTTTGGATTTAGCTAGTGCTTTAATAAAAGTTGCTGACGCAACCAAAGGAGTGCTACCATTAGTAGGTTTGATGGCCGCATTCAAAGGTATTAGTGGTATTACGCAATTTGCTACTGGATTTGCTGGAGGACTTAGAGGCACTCCAGCTACACAAACCAGAAGATTTGCTACTGGTGGTTATGTTCCCGGTTCCGGAAACAGCGACACTGTACCAGCAAGATTGACTCCAGGAGAATTTGTAATTCGTAAAAAAGCTGTAGAAGCTATTGGCGTTGGTAAATTACAGGCTTTGAATAGAAATGCTGGCGGACCAATATCCATTCAGAGATCTAGTATTGGCAGAGGACCTGTCCAGAAATTTAGTGTAGGAGGAAGCCCTGAAACACAAACAAATAATGAGTTAACTACTCATAGAACTCATATAGGTCCTAAAATAGCATTATCTCCAAAACAAGCAAAACTAGCAAGATCCTATGGATACAGCCAGTCTTACGCAGCGTTAGGAGCAGAAAGACAAATTGACTTTGCTCCGTATCTCCCAGCAGTTTGGAATGAACAATGGAGAAGAGGCGGATCAAATAAAGGAGTTGCTCTTTCTGAAATCCTTAATTATGTTAATCCAAGATCACCAGAACAACTATTTGGTAGAGGAGGTATTCCTTCGTTACTTTATAATAAATTATCTAGAAGAAACCAATTACTGCCTTTAAAAAATGTTTTCTTATCCGGATTAAGAGCAGCTCCTTCACTTATTCAAAAAGATTCTCAACTAGATTTTATCTTGCCAAATTATATTAAACCATTTTTAGATTCATTAGATCTATGGTCACCATTAGCTGAAAAACAAACCTTAACTATTCCTAGAAAATTTTCAGGAACTGATGTTTTTAAGACCTTGTTAGACAAAGGAGTTCTTAAAACAAAAGTAAGAACTACTACACCAGGTATTCGTAAATCTTTAGCTCAGGATTTAGGAAATACTTTTGCCAATGGTGGTTCTATAAGAGCATTCGCTGAAGCAGGAGCAGTGTCTGCTACAGGTGGCAAGCCAGCAACTGCCTCGGAAATACTCAGGGTATTAGGAGCACAAAAAGCTGCGGCTGCTGGTGGAATATCTTCAACAGATGTATATACTTTACTTAAAAAACAAAAATTAACACCAGAACAGGAAGCAAGTAAAAAAGCTATTTTTGCAGAATTTACTAAACAACAAAATAGATTATCTGGAGCACAAAAGGCTAAAACCACCAGAGCAGAATCCAAAGGACTAGTATTTGGCGCTGCTGGTATGATGGGATCCGCATTTGCTCCTATTAATAAGACTATTAATTCTAATTTATTAAAATCTCCGGTGAGTGTGAGGATTGTTAGTGGACTTATGAATCCAGATACAGCAGCTTCTCTGGACCAGTCTTTTTCTTCCTCTGTTAACAAAACTGCCAAACAAGCTGCTAAAAAAGTAATGGTGGCTGATATTTTATCTAATCTTGGTCTTGGTAGAGAATTGAATTTGGATTTTGACAGAACATTAGCTTTTGGAGCAGATAAAGTGTTGGCTGATCCAAAAACTCCAAAGTTTGCTGAGTTTGGAGATAGAACTAAAGTAGCAGCCGCTCTTAAAGGAGCAAAGCTTAGTTTATTAGGTAGAGAATTAGTTGGCATGGTTTCTAAAAAACCTGAATTACTTAGTAGTCTAAGACTAATTACAGCTCGTCCATCATCAACATTAGACCTTGTTCATCAGTGGTTATCTTCTCAAGGATTACCTATTCCATTATCTCAATTCAAGGGATTGGGAGGTCCAGGAGTTTCTGGTTCTCAAATAGCTAAACTTAAAGCGGAATTACTTAGTCCAGGATCAGTATTTGTTGATGATGATGTTAGAAATGTGAAAGCGGCCAAAGCTAGATCAACAGAAGGAATTACGTCATATAGGTATGGTAATAGAAAAAGTATAAAAAATACTAATGCTGATGCTACAGCCCAAGGAGTTATCTTTGAAAGAATGATCGAACAATTAGGAGGACCATCAGCTCTAAAAGGCCAAGGTTTAGATTTTCCTAATGGACTTAAGGGAGCAGCTAAATATTTTAATATACCAGGAAACATCCCCACTGATGCAAAAAGAACAATTAGTGGTCCATCAACAGTAGAGGATAATATTGTTACTTATCTTAAAAATGTTAAAGGATATAATCTTGGAGGAGTAGTTCAAAAATTTGCTTCTGGAGGCTTATCAAAACCTTTAGACACACTAGAAAGATACTACACAGACGCTACTCCAATTAATCTTGGTTTGTCTAATAGCAAATCATTAAATAAAGAGGACAGAAAACAATTAGCTTCAGATGTTAGAAATTTACGTAAACTTCGCACAGAAGCACCAGAGGAATTATATACTTCAATATCTCGTAATGCATTTGATAAATTTGCTATGGATACTGGATTAAATAAAAATCCAGATATTCCACAAGGAACCAAATTTAATGCTAAACAAGCATATTATGCTCCAGAAGTAGCTAAAATTATTGGTAAAACTTTTAGTCTTCCGGGATTCATTTCTACAAGTAAAAACTACGCAGTTGCCAAATCATTCTTAGATAATGCTCCAAGAGCAAAAGATAATTGGGCAGCTATGCTTACTGTAAAAACAAAAAAGAATGCTCAAGGAGTAGATGTTGCCGAACAATTAAAAGATCGTAAAATTAATGTAACCAAACAAGATATTAATCCAAGAACAGGCAAAACCGAAACGTTCTTCATGAAACAACCCAATGAAGAAAACGAATTCATGCTTTCTCCTCGTTCTAAATTTAGAGTAAATACAGCAAAATACGTAGATTTAATGGGGAGACATAATCTTTGGGCTAATGTTCAGCAGTATGCTACTGGAGGATCCGTTCAAGACACTGTTCCTGCTTTATTAACTCCGGGTGAGTTTGTAATTAATAAAAAAGCTGCTAGTAGTTTAGGATCTAGTAGATTACATACTCTTAATAGAGCAGATAAAATTAAAGGATTTAACAAAGGAGGTCCGGTAGGAACCGTACAGAATTTCGCTGCTGGAGGTGCCGTACAAAGATTTTTCTTTGGTGGTGGTCCAAGAGTTCCAGCTAGACCGGGAGCACAAGCTTCTTTTGAGAATTTACGCATTCCGGACGGCGTGGTAACAGGTCTTGGTCAGATGATAGATGCCCTAGAAGAATTAGGAGTTAGGTCTTCGGACTCAGCCAATATCTTGCGTAGAGGAGGACAAATTAGTGTAGAAGCTGCTACAAGAGCATATGAAGCAGATATTTTAAGATTAAGAGTTTCTGGCGCACCAATGAGAACTGTTATAGAAGCTGAAACAAGACTTGCTAATATCAGACAGCAAGCAGCGGCTCAAGTCAGAGCTCAAAGACAATTAGCTGGAGTTAATGGTGGTCAATTAGAAACAATAGATTATGATGCACAGCAAAACTTACAAGCTATGATTCAAAGACGTCAAGCAAGTGGTCGTGATCTTGATGATACTTTTATGAGACGAGCAGAAAGCGTTTCATATGGAAGAGCAGCTCAAAGAGCTGGATTATCACCAACACAAACAGCAGGATTAAGCGGTAATGATCTTAGACAATATATTAATACTGCTATGGGAGATCCAAGAACATTTGAACAAATGAATAGAGCTTTTGAAACTAGAAGAAGAGCTGAATTAACAAGACAACTAACAGCAGAAGGTCGTTTCGGAGGTGATAGAAATAGAATTTTAGAAGAAGCCAGAAGAATGGCTCAACAAGAAGCAAGGATTCGTCGAGACACACTTAACGAAACTAGAGGAGCATCTGGTCCGGGTCGTACTGGAATAGGTTCTCAAGCTATGATGACAGGAGCTTTTGGTATTCAAATGTTTGGGGGCATATTAGCACAAGGTATAGACAGGAAAAGTAGTGCAGAATCAGCCGGTCTTGCAGCAGGTTTAGAAACAGCCACAACCGGATTAGGCACAGGATTAATGCTATATAGTCAATTGGATGAAATGTCTAAAGGATTATCTAACGTTAATACAACATTAGGCAGATTCGGGTCGGGATTAACAAGAGTTGCAGCTCGATTAACTGCTCTTGGAGCAGCTGCTTTTACGATTGTCTCGACCATTAAAGATGTTGTTAACGCAATGAATCAATTTGATATTGATCTACAGAAACAAAAGCTTGAATTTAGTATGAAGGGAGTTGAGCAAGAATTTGAGAGATTAAGAAAAGCTGCAAATAATATAGGATTTGATAGACTAAACAGTGCTCTAGAATCTGCTTCGAAAGCTTTCGCTTCAGCTCTAGACAGAGTAAGTAAACAATCCACTATTACTTTTACTAATCTATTAGACTACATATATACCTCTATGCCATATTTTGGCACAGGAGATACTGAAGGATTTGATAAAAGATCTGAGATTGAGAGACTTGGTGGTAAAAAAGCTTATTATGCTTCTCGCAGCGACGAAAGATCACTAGCTGATGAATATAAAAAAATTATACCACAACTTGCACAAGAACAAGCGGCTCTTGGTAAAGCTTTGTCAGATTCTTTACTTGAAAGCTTCAAAGAGAGAGCTTATAAAGGAGAATCTTTTCAAGATATTGTTAATGATCCTAATTTCAAGAGTTTTGCTGAGTCTTTAGCTAATGCAGACGCGGTTATTCGTCAGAGGATCCTTGAACTAGAAAATAGCGGATTAGACGGAGCTGTCATAGAGAAAGAAAAAAAACGCATAATAGACGCAGCTGCTCAAGAAAAAACAAGACAGCAGGTATTGATTACCATCAGAGACAAAGAAGCTAAATCCGTACAAAGATTTACTGCTGTATATACAGGATCTTTAATTCGTATGTTTAGAAACATGGAACAGGCAATAGCAGCAACATCGTTCTCTTTGCAACAAATGCAACAAAGCATAGATGGTAATATAGCAGCTTTAAACGGACAAGCTTCCTTACAGTCAACAGAATTAGGATTGTCTAATGTATTAAATAATCCAAGATCATATAACGATTTTCAAGGATCACAAGCTCGTGCAACAGCAGGTGGTTTTTTTGGACCTTCATCTAATATAGTTCAATCTCTATTGTCTGTTGGAGAAACAGCAGAATCTACAGTAATGAAAACTGTAAATTCAGTATTGGCACAAAATCCTGAAGCAAATGACGAAGTTATCTCCATGAAAATTGATGCTAATCTTAGACAAGCTCTAAAAGATCTAGGATTGCCACCTGAGTTATCAGAAAAAATAGCAGAACAAGTTGGTAGAGCAGTAGGAGAATTAAGAAAATCTGGAGAAGACAAGGTGTCTTTTTCTGAAATTCAAGATAAAGTAGCTTCATTAAGTAAAGTTTTAGATACCGCACAGAATGTTCAGGGAATAGTTAGTAAAGCTTTAGAAAGTTTTGGAGCTGCATTAGATTCTTATAGAAACAATATTAATAAAACTATTGACCTGGAAATATCTCGTAGAGATAAATTGCGTAGAGCTGACGATATCTTAGTTAATGCTAATGTAGAATTAGCAAAAGTACTAGGAAAAACTATTGATTTAGATCAGTCCAGACAAAGATTACAAAATAAAACTAAGAGTTTTACTGGAGGTTCTGTTGATCCTAGAGAAATTTTTAATTCTATTTTGGATTTAGATGCTCTAAGAAGAAGACAAGAAAGTTCACGAGCACAAGTAGCAGAAAGAGGTCCAGCTGGAGTTCCTGATTTTGCTAGACTTAGTAACAACGTGAAAGATACAAGTATCGCTTTAAGAGAAAATATTAGTGGCTTAAAACTCTTAGCGGAAAGTACTGAGTTTGCATCAGATGCTATGCAAAAAATGCAAGACGCTCAACAAAGAATAGGGGGCAAGGTTTCATTTATAGAAAAACTTGTAACATCTACTCCAGAAGAATTAAGTGGTCTTAATATGTCATTTGTTAGACTACAACGGAATATGAATGGTCAAATTAATACTATTAATAATAGTATAGGAGCGCAAAAAGCTTATCGTGAAGCTTTAAACAATGGAGCCAATGTTTTTGAAGCTATGAAATCTGCACAAGCAGCATTTGCCAATGAAAGAAAAGATACTTTAGGAGTACTACAAGACTTATTGCCTTTCTTGGGAGACAGTAAACAAGGATCTAATGTTAGAGCAAATGTATTAGAAAGTATGTTGCAAGAGTCTGGTATCGGCATAACTCCAATGTTTATGGACGTTTTAAATAGTTTGCGTAATCCAGAAGTTGATCCGGCTGTTTCCGCAGCACTAGCTTATTATAACGAAGCTAATGCATTACAAGCACAAGCTAACAGATACTTAGCAAACTTAGAAGGAACACTTGCACAAGATATTGCAGACAGATCTGCAAAAGCACTTAGTTTAGCTTTATCTAAAACACAATTAACTTTCGTTAATGCCCATTTAGCAGATATAGCTGCTGGTATTAATAGACTAGCTCCTTTGCAGCCTCAAGGCAAAGCTTCAGGAGGTATTATCTATGCAGCAGCAGGACAAATGGTTGATTTTAGTGCCAAAGGAACAGACACTGTTCCCGCCATGTTGACTCCCGGAGAATTTGTTGTTAATAGACAAGCTACTAGTAGAAATAGAGGACTATTAGAATCTATAAATAGTAATAAATATAGTAAAGGAGGAAAAGTTAGATATTATGATAAAGGAGGTTTCGTACATGATCTTGGTGATGAAACTATCTTTACTAAATCAGCTAGACAAAGTACTACAGAAATTATTGATCTAAATACACCTGCTGCAATAGCAGGTTTAACAAAAGCAAAGTCTGCTTTATATCAAGCTCCTACAGTATACACGTTTTTGAATAGCCCTAAACAAACTCCAAAAGCAGATGATAATACATTAACTCTAGACCTTAAGGATCTAGAGCCAGATGCCGGTACCAGAGTAGTACCGGGTATGGGACCAATATTAATGAAATATACAGATGAAGAAGGAGCAACAAAAGTAGATTACCAAATATGGGATCGTGCTGAAGCAGCTCTTTCTAGATTTGCTGGTATTAAAGATGAAAAGAGCTTTTTTCATACTGATGGCTCAGACAGTTTGAGTACTATTAAGCTAAATGAACTAGAGCTAGAAAAATATAAGAAAAAAGCAAAAGATAATAATATTGATTGGTCATTAGCTAAATATAATCTAGATCTTAATAATTTCGGATCTATGCCTTTTCCATCAGATTTTACTGGAGATGGAGATAAATTTGCTACAACAATAGTAAAAGGTAAGTCATTAGGTATTGCAAAAGAAAGACAGGCTGGAGCAGGCCCGGCATTATCTGATGAAAGAAAAAATATGTATAAAATTTGGAAACCAAAAAGAGGAGGAGAAACTGACGTTGTATCCACTAATTTCCCTAACTTTGCTATGGGAACACCGTATGCTTCTACTGATTTCGAACAAAAAAGAGAGGCTGGTACCTCTTTGGTTATGTCAAATTGGGAAAAAGACGTTATTGCTTTTGATAAGTTGGGAGCACTAAAAGACTCTAACGACGAATCATACCAGAAATATGAAAATACTGCTAATTTTTTAAGAGCTCCAGCATTTGACGATAAGGGAAAAGTAGATGCAAAAACACTAGAAATTCAAAATCAATTATCTAAATTATATAATGGATCAGTAGGAGAAATTTTTCCTGGAGCAGATGTTATTAGTAGATATTTCGATCAGCTAAGAATTACTGGAACAGCTAATAGTTTGGCTATTTTTAATCCTGGAGCTGTACCGGCACTCAACAAAACTATAGAAGAATTGGCAGCAAATCCTATTATAGCAAAAAATAGAGATTTGATGTTTAGTGGAGCTGGACTAAAAGCAACAGATGCTGCTGGAAATGCTCTTCCTTTCGTTGACCCAGGTCCACCACAAGGCATCCGTATCAAAGAGCTTGATGATCTGGGAGCTATTCGTCAACGATCTAAAGCTTTCCCCTATGTTATTAATGGTAAATTAGATGATCTAGACCCTGTATTAAGACAACAACTAGAAGCACAGCTTGCTGCTGCTAATCCTGGCGATATTAAGATGACAAGACTACCAGAGGAAAATCTGGCAGTACCAGTTCCTGCTGCATGGGGATTGCAACAGTTACTTGGCGGTAATCCAAATATGGATTTAAAAATAGCATATGATGAATGGGAAGGCAAATTATATGATCCAATTAATAAACAATTCGAACCAGCAGCTACTAAGCTATTCTTGCCATCAAACACAGGAGGAACCCTATTTGAAGGTATTAATCCCGCAATACTAGATAAGCGTAGAATAGGTTTATTTCCTGGCGCTAAATATACACCAGCAGATATTAATAAGGCTTTAAATGCTGTAGCATTACCAAACGCTGATGTACAAAAATATATTAATAGTATATTAACAGATCCTACAAAACCCGACGGTGCTGCTAAAACTAATTTACAAAAGGCTATGATAGGACAATTAGATTCGTCATTTATCAAAAGCTTAGAGATGGTATTTCCTGGTTTGGATACCCTAGTTAGTCCAGTATCTAATCAGCCTTTCGGTATCGAAATGGGAGAGCATATTTTGTCTCAAATAGACAGAGTAAGAGCCAGAGCTGGTAATCAAGCTGATTCTATAGCCAATAAGGGATTTAAAAATCTTACTGTTGATGATCAAAATATACCAGAAGCTTTAAGAAGAATGTCAAAATCTGCTCTACAAATTTTTGGAAGAGCAAGAGTCCCAGGAACTAGAAATGGATGGTTAGCATCTTATATCGGTAAAGTTCCTAATTTACAAAAAATTAATGCTGGACAAGCTAAGAATATCTCAGGATATGCTGCTAATGTAATGGAAAACTTTGGAGGTTATTTATCATCAATTAGTAACAGCATCAGAAGACCTGATCAGTTTCAATATCTTAAAGAGGTCTATACTGTGGCTTCTGGTGCAGCTAAAGCTTTTGCTGGATTAGCATCCGGAGATACAGGATTATTAGCACAATTTAATATGGTAGGCTCTGACTACATGAGTTTATTTAGAACTCTTGGCGGAACTATGTTAATGTCCAGACTTTCTGGTTTACAACTGTCTCCAGATTGGCAAAATATATTAGGAGCACAAATACAGAATGGATTAGTTAGAACAGTATCTCCAAATGGTACTTTAGGCAGACAGCAGATGGTAGATGCTATTCCAACAGATCTTATGGGTTTAATTAAACTATTATTTAATCCATATAATGAATTTGCTGATGTTAATACTAGAAAAGATCTAATGGACAAGTTCGTTAATGATATTTCTAGTTTCAAAGGATCGAACGGATTGCCTTATTTTGATCAATTTACTCTTAAATATTTAGTAGATAGAGTTAATGTACTTAAAGAATGGTATGGGGGTAATCCTGGATGGGTTGGTCAAGACTTTTTATTCGATAAAGTAGGTAATCCCGATAATGTTGCAAGATCTAATACATTTCAAGCTAGTTTAGCAGCTAATTTACCTCTCAGATCACAAGCTAATATTGCCCACACTACTTTAGGTTTGGCAAAAACATTTGGAGAGTTACCTGATCAAAATTGGTTTGGTGGTAGAGTTGTACAAGGATTCCAAACAGGAGGTGTTGTCAACTCTGTTGCTGCACAATCTGGTGGTATGATTAATTTTCAGCCAAGAGGAACAGATACTGTGCCAGCAATGTTGACGCCCGGCGAATTTGTTATTAATAGACAGGCAGCTCAAAGTAATCTTCCGTTATTACAACAAATTAATAGTGGTAAAGCATACAGCAGAGGAGGAGTAGTATATGCTCAATTTGGAGGAGAAATAGACCAGAATGTCGGAGTAGGTACAGATGAACAAATGATGCGTGATCAAGAAATGAAAGCTGGTTACGAAGCAAAAATAAGAAGAGAAAATAGAGCTAATAAAATAGCTACAATCACAGAAGCTATGGAAAAATATCCCCAATTAATACTAGATCTACGAGATACTGTTCGTCCAGTTACAGTCTTTGACATGATGTCAACAAACAAGTTCAAAACAACCACTAAATTTGATGAAGCTATTGCTAGAGTTAGATTACAAGATCCTGTATTAGCAAAAGAATTATTTAGTCATAGATTAACAGTACCAGGAATAGTCTCTTCATTACACGAAGAATTAGATAATTATAAAAGAATTTCTGGCTTTGACGGCAAATATGGAACATGGGATGATACTGAATTCTTAGATGATATATCTATGACTCTTGCTGGACTAGGATTGATACCAGCTATAGGTAATATTTTTGATTTGGCTAGTATTCCTATAGATCTTTTAAGAGGAGATACAACATCAGCGGGACTAAGTTCTCTTTCTTTAATAGAAGGTGTTGGACAAGCGGCGGGTGCTACTAAGATGGCTAATTTGGCAACAGCATCTACTGCTGGTATGGCTGGTATTTTTGCAACCAGAGCTGCTAATAAAGGAATTAATTACGAAGGAGCAAGTAATATATTTGATTTAATAAATAAGATTAAAGCTAATTCAAATCTTGACCCTGCATCTAGAAGACTTAAAATTTTAGACACTCTACAAACAGCTTTATCTGGTAAAACTAATTCAGCAAAAGCAACAGAAGCATACGAAAAAGCGATAACAGACCTGAGGATATTGGGGCAAGGTCATCCAGATTCCAAAGGCATAAATGATCTAATTCAATTATTAGATAAAACAGCATATCCGGCTCAAGGAAGTAAAGGAGCAGGCATAGGCAAATATTTATTTAATAAAACAACAGCTACAGCAGCAGTTGCCGTAGCGGCACTTGCATACTATGCGAGTCTGGATAAGAAAAATGTAGACCAAGCAACCCGCAAACAAGCTTCAGAAGAAGAGATCGAGGCATCTATACCTGATGTATCTGGAAAACAAGTTACAGCACAAGAGAGTGATGATGTTAGAAAAGGTGTAGCCACACCAGAAGTGAAAGAAAAGGTTGAAAAATGGAAAGAAAAAACAGCATCACCGGAAGATAAAGATGCTGCGGAAAAACTAGCAGCTATTGAAAAGATTATAGAAAGATATCCTGTAAATGATATAAAAGGAAATCCAAGTCGTATTGGTCCCGTAAAACAAAAAACTTTAGAGAAAACTTATCCAGATTTATCACAAAGACTAAGAGTATATGAACAAACAGAAAGAGACTTAAAAGACGATCCCAGTCTTGTCCATAGAGCTAGAGGAGGTATGATTTATGCTAATAATGGCATGATGATTCCTTATTCTCCTCGTGGAACTGATACTGTTCCTGCTATGCTAACTCCCGGAGAGTTTGTTGTAAACCGAGCATCAACCCAGGCAAACCTACCTTTATTACAAGCTATTAATAATAATCAAGTTATTAGTAGCATTAAAGGTTTTACTAATGGTGGAATTGTTTATGCTGCTGACGGAGGCACAATCCCAACTAAACCAGACGGTTCTGCTGATACTAATTTTAATGCTCGTAAAGCTAAACGAACAGCATATTTACAAAGGCAGATAGAAAAAGAAGAAAAAGCAGAATTTATTGATAAACTTGGCATTCTTTATAATGATACTACAGATAAACAAGATATAATAGAAGCTCTTAAAAAACAAAGAGATTATAAATCAAAAATTGATTACTATCTAAGACAATTTAGTGTTGACAATCAACTAGGAATACGACTTAAAAGATTTCCAAGAATTAGCGAAGCATCAAAATCAATTCTAGCCAAAGAACAACAGCCAAAAGCTAATCCTTTTGATCAAGGTCAGCAACCAGCAGCAACTCCACAATCACTCTCAAGAGGCGGAGTAATTTATGCTGCCGAAGGATTTGATCCATCAAGACCATTAAACCCCATGATGAATCGTCATGGAAAGGGTCCAACTTCAACACTGCCCCAACAACCTATTACTAATTTTGATAGTGAAAAGTTGGCCGAAGAAGGAAAAGCTTTTATATACGGAGCTGCTAAGTCCGTACTTCCAGGTTTAGCTGGTTTGGGTGCTGGAGTTTTAGGATTACCCACTACAGGTTTTGGTGGATTTGCTTTAGCTGGCTTAGCATCAGCGGCTACATATCAAGCTCAAGAAAATTATTTGAATGCTTTGGCTCCAGAAACAAATAGACAGATGAAAGATACCACCGAGGAGCACTGGCAGTCCTCATTATTAGGATCAATGGTTGGTGGTTTTGGTGCCGATAGGATAGGTCGTAATTTACTTGGTTCTTCTATAAAAAATACTGTAAGAATACCCTCTCTACGTCCTAATAATAATGCTTCTGTAAGACCAGATATGAAAAGTGCTGGTCAAGAAGCTTTGGAAGAATTCTCTTTAAGAAGTAGACCAGCTATGAGTGCTCCATTAGATGTGCCAAAAGCTTCTAAAACTATGTCTCTTTTTCATGCTAGCAATACTGGTTTAGAAAACTCTATTTTAAAAAGTTTTCAAAAAGAAGGTGGTAAAAGTAGTATTGCAAAGGGGTATGGGCAAGGTCAAGGATTGTACACCTACACTAGTAGGGAAGCAGCTGAAAAACACGCAAGAAGCATTATTAAAGGAAATATGCTTACAGGAGCAGATGCTCGTGGCAAGCCCATGATTGTTAAATTTGATGAAACATTAGATCCATCAAGATTTGATTTAGACTATGAGCTGAATGCTGGATATGTTACCAAATGGTTATACGATCATTTTGATGATGTACAAAAGATATTATCTGATCAAAAAAATCCGATGTTGCTAGAGAGAATGATGGATCCTGGAGCTATGGGTAGAGAAGCACAAAAAGGTATAAGAACTAGTGTTCCAACAGCTATTGGTGGTCTTGATTTCCTTGAGCAAAGAGCTACTGGTTTAGCTCCACGAAAATGGATCTATGGTTCTCAAACAGATTACACTACTAGAGATGGAGAAATACTGTCTAGAATTATGTCGGCTGTTGGCAAGAGAGATCCTAAGCTATTAGCAAAATTTAAAGAAGGATTTTTTGAAACTATGCCAGCCGAATCGGCTATTAAATATACTGGTTCAGACAATTTAATGCCTAGTAATATTGACGTATTAGCTAAAGCTAGAGGTGGAATAATTTATGCTTCAACAGGAACATTAGTAAACTACCAGCCTCGTGGTACAGACACAGTACCCGCCATGTTAACTCCCGGCGAGTTTGTGGTTAATAGAGCAGCAACTCAGAAACATTTGCCTCTATTAAAATCTATTAATAGTGGTGGAACAGCAACTGGGTATAGTAATGGAGGACCAGTATATCTAGCAGCAGGAGGAGTAGCTGATTTCGAAGATGCTCAGTTCGTACCATCAGCTACCGCAAAAAATAGAGCACAAGCCAAAGCAAAAGCACAGCAGAAACAACAAGAAAGAAAACAAGAGATAGAAAAAAATAAACAGGCTAGACAAAATCAAGATGTAGATAGATTAGAGGGCATCACAGAAGTTAGAGTAAAAAATGGAGTAGATAAAATTTCTGCTCTGACTGTTAATGAAGTTAAAGCATTATTTAAGAATAAAGATTTTATTACCTCACTAGAGAATAATAGTTCACTAAATCTAGGTAATCTTAAGAATTTACCACCAACAGTAGCTCAAGAAATATTTAAACAATTAAGCGCTAATCGTTTAGCTTGGATAACTGATTTTAATTTTGATTCACTAAACTCTCTGGACCAATCTTCCGCTAACCTGTTCAAAGAACACATGGCTAGTCGTATTTCTGCAAAGGGTTTAACAGAACCCCCTATGTCATTAGTCAAATATTTTGTTGATAATGCTCTTGAAGATTCCGGAGGTGGTTCATCCACAGATCTGTCGTCTCCAACTATTGGGGGTCGTTTCCTTACAGGCATTGATTTAACACCAATGATAAAAGAGTATTATAGTCAATTAGATCCAGACAAATTTGGACAACAATTTGGTCAAGATAAATTAAAATTAGAAGATATGGAACAAACATCAGCTAGTAGTATTTTTAGTGAATTATCATCTGGTAATTTTACTAATCCTTATGTATCCTCTAATTTAGCTAAAATTAAGACCATTATACAGAGAAATCCTGAGCAAAAAGATGATTTAGAAAATATTATTGCCCGAACGGGAGCATTAGATCTTAATGGTCTTTCTAAAATAGAGGATTCTGCATTAAAAGATTTATTAGATTTTTGTGTAGATCAGAATTTGCCCATAGGTGCGGTATCATTTGGAGCAGATAAATTTAATGGTCAGTTAATAGATCTAATGTCTAGTTATAGAGATATTATATCATTATTTATTTATGGAACTGATATTAATCAATCTCTGGCTGATGGTATAGGAAGATCAACTCTTGGTGATATACATCTACAAGAGATGCAGAATATGTCATTGGGAACAGCAAGATCATTATCATTATTTAGTGGTAAATTAAGTATGCATAGTCTAGAGTCTGTAGATGAGGCGGCATTGAGAATTTTTGCAGAAGCTGGAACAGAGATTTTTCCCCGAGAATTATTAGCTCAACTAGCCAATAAACCACCAGTACAAAATAGAGCAAATGGAGGTTTAATTTATGCTAGTCAAGGAACACTAGTCAATTATCAGCCTCGTGGTACCGATACTGTTCCCGCCATGTTAACTCCGGGTGAATTTGTTATTAACAGAGAAGCAACTCAACAGAACCTAGGATTATTACAAGCTATTAATAAAGGACAAGATATAACAAATCATTTATCAGATGGAGGGATAGTTAATCCTATCTATAGACCGGGAGGCGGACCAGTAGGTATGAGTTACAAAGAAATATTAGCTGAACGAGAAGCTAATTATAAGAAACAACAAGCAGACAGAAGACAGGCCTATAAGGATCAAAGAGGTTTAAATCAAGCAGGATTGAGTAGATTAGCTATGTTCATAGTAAATCAAATTAATACTAATCCTAATTTATTTGAAGAACTTAATAACGACGCTATAAAAGAGGATTTATCAGCTGACACTATTGCTCAAAATTATATTCAAGAATTCCAAAAAATTGCAGACCCAGCACAAAGATATAATACAGCTAAGGGTAGATATGTTCAACAGACTAATCGCTTTAATTATCTAAAAACTATAATACAAAATACAAAGGGGGCTTTAACACAACTTAAAGATAAAGATAAAAACTATAAAATACCACAAAGAGGTAATATTACCCTAGGCACGATCCTAGACACCCAATTCCAAACTGCTTCACAAGAAGCCTCTATCATGGATCAAGTTTGGCAAAAAATTGGTAATACTTTCCCAGAATTTAAAAATCAAGATCCAACACGAGGTCAACAATTTGTTCCTCCAGCAGCCATGATGAACAAGGGAGGAGTTGTTTATGCTAGTAATGGCATGTTGGTTAACTATCAACCACAAGGATCAGATACTGTACCAGCAATGCTAACTCCTGGTGAGTTTGTTGTTAACCGAAATGCAGCACAAAAACATTTAGGCTTATTACAAGGAATAAATAATGGATATTATTCTGGTGGAGGAAGAGTCAAATATTTGGCTGATGGTACTCCAGGTACAGATGTATTACAACAGAATATCGCTCAACTTAGTTCCGTTCTGCAACTAGGGGCCGAAAGTATTAATGCCTCATTGACTGGTTTGTCAACAACGCTTAACGGCATAAGAGAAAATCTATCTGGCGGTAATACGGACAATCGTGTTAGTGGTGTATCTAATAATACAAACAACAACCCTATTGCTGCTATAAATGCTCTTGGGACTAAATTAGACCAATTTATCGAACGCCTACAAACAGCATTGCCACCAGTAATTAATGTTAAATTAACTCAGGATCAACCTATAAATGTTACAATTAATGGAGCAAATGTCTTGCAAAATCTTCTGTCAGGACCAATTGGTGGTATCATTCAGAATGCTATTCAATCAGCTTTTGATGCTCGTAGTAGAACTAGCGAAGGGTCTTCTTCATAATCCAAAGGTAAAATATTATGGTTATATATTATGATAATAATATAGGTAATACATCTAGTAGTACTGGTACGAATAATTTCTTATTAGGTACTGCATTACCATACTACAATAGTTTAACAGGATTACTTAATAAATATATACCATATTATATTAAACATGATACATTAACAGAATGGGAGTATGGTTTAGGATATATTGTTAATATAGGAGGGGAAAATGTTTTAGTTAGAGGAGAGGATAATTCATACGAAACTGCCATATATTCATCTTCTAATAATAATAGCAAAGTTATTTTTTCTGCTGGTACTAAATCTGTAGTAGCCATTATTAGTGCTGAAAGAATTAATCACGGAGGTAATAATTATGTAACAAAAACTTCTAATTTTTATGTAGATCCAGTACAAACAGTTTATGGGATACAACCAACAGGAACAAATATAACAGCTTATCTGCCATTAGCATCTGGCAACAAAAACCTAGTAGTTGGTTTCAGACTACTCAATGGTTCTCTTAATAACCTAATCATATCCCCTTCTGGATCAGACCTGATAGATGGATCAGGATCTGTTACACTAAATCCTAACACACAGTATACATCGCTAATATCTAATAATTCTGGATGGGTACAGCTAAATCGAAATATTAATATTGATGCTGCCGGATTACCTGATGGTAGTCAAGGAAATATTCAATTTAAAAATAATAGTACCGATTTTGCAGGAGATAATGATTTACATTGGGACATAAACAATAAACTATTATTAGTTGGAGGAGCAACGTCTGGTAATGCCAATATTATTTTACCAGCCGATTCGGGACATACTACGATCTTTAATAAACAAGCATTTAATAATGATTTTCAAGTTAAAGGAACAGGTAATAATCAGCTGTACTTTGATGCATCATCTGGTAAGTTTGGCATAAATACACAAACACCAACAACCATTTTACATATTGTTGGTAGGTGCGCTAATGACACAATGAAGCTAGAAAGCTCCACAAATTGTGCCACCGGAGTAGCACTAACCCTATATCATAATCCTCTTAGCGGCTCTGAAGTAGGAGATTTTCCAGCCACTATTAATTTTGCTGGTAGAGATAGTAATGGCCAACAGATTAATTATGGTAGAGTTAGGTCCAGAATCTTAGGAACATTAATTAATCAAACTAGTGGAGAACTTGTTCTAAGTGTAGATTATTTAGGTGCAGAAAAAAATATTATTACTGTTAGTCCAGTTAGAACTACATTAGGAGTTAATTCAAATACTTCTGAATTACATAATATATCTATAGGTAATTTTATTGTTAATAGTGGATCTAATAATATAGTAGTTGGACAATCAGCTAATATTTCAGATATAAATTCTACAAACAATATTATTCTATCTAACAGCGGGTCTTTTAAAGGAAATAATTCTTTTATAGCAGGAAGCAACACCCCCTCGTCAGGTACAAATATTTATGTTTTAGGTAGTAATACTAGGGCAACCGGGATAAACCTATTCAATATCGGTTCTGATAATACTCTTAATGGTTCCAATATTATTAATTGTGGATATTCTAACAATACCAGCGGAGCATCAGTATTCGCATTAGGAAAAAATAACACAGTAACAAATGCTATTTCTGGCATAGCTATAGGATTCAACAACACTGTTCAAAGCGGCATTTCTTTTGGGTCAGACATTACTGCTATAGGTTACAATATAACATGCGGATCATTAATAATATCATCTGGAGTTAATAATACTGTACTTGGTATCTACACTGATGCAATAGGATTGAACAACACAGCGGTTGGATCTGGGCATTATATTCTCGGAACAGGCAATATTGTTTTTGGAGAAAATGTAGCAACAACCGGTACCAATAATATTATTATTGGAAATAACTTAGATATTGTAGATAGCAATAGTGTTGTGATAGGTATTGATGATCCTTCTATTGTTATTAATAGTGGTAATATAGCTATAAACTCTGGACTATCTCCTGTAAACATTAGTCTCTACGGAAGTAGTGCTCAATCTGGTTTATTTTTAAGAAATAATAAAGTAGGTATTAATAATTTACCATCTGATCCATATGTATTAGATGTATTGGGTTCTGGTAAAATGAATCATCTTTATACAGAAACATTACGAGTTGGATCAAATACAAGTAGTAATTATATCTTAGTATCAGACACATCAGGTAATGCCACATGGCAGTCTCCATCTATTTTTGAACAAAATTTTACGGATAACTTAACAGTCAATGGACTAGTGTCCTATGACGGAAACACTTTTGTATCAACAACTGGTTTGTTCTGGAGTCAAACTAGTGGTATTTTATATACTACTAATAATAATACTATTATTCCAACAGGAAATAATACTTTTGTTATTAACAATAATCAACAAGCATTATCTAATTTATTTAATATCAAAGGTTCAATACGTCCAGATTTATTAGTAGTTAATAGTAATGTAGATAGAATAGGTATTAATAATAATAATCCTCTTAGAACGATAGATGCTTCTGGTACTTTTAGAGTATATAAAGATTCATTGAATTATATTGAAAAAAATGACAATCAATTCATTGTAGCTTATGATAATGGAGTAGCTCAATCTAATAAATTAGTATTCACCTCATCAGGTATTTATGTTGAACAGACAGTTGCTAGTCCACAAATATTGCCAGAGCACACGTTTGTTTCTACATATCCTACTACAGTAAATGTTGAATTAGTTAGAGACTTAGTATTTGATACTAATGATAATAAATTAAAGTATAGAACATCCACATTAGCTGGCTTTGGGGCCTTTAACGGAAATTCAGATTCCTAGGAGTAAAACATGTCGAAACACTTACACAGAACAAATAGAACAACAAGCAACACTCCTATTGGAGGAGAATTAGAAGAAGGAGAAATTGCACTAGGTATTTCCACCTTAGGGACATCGACTAATGGTTTTAATAATGGTAGATTATATATAAAATTAGCTAATGGAGATGTTAAAAGATTTATCGGATTAGGTCTTCCTGGCACAACAGATGAAACCTTAAAAACAAAATATGGAGGCACGAATAATAATTTCTCTACAGCCTCAGTCCCTACTGTCAATAATACTAAAAATTTAGTTTATTTTAATTATGATGCAAATTTAAATCATAGCTTAGCATCAGTGTCAAATGATACTTTATTATGGAATGTATCTACCAATAGACTATCCATCAATCGTAGTACCGCAGCAACATGTACTTTAGATGTCGGAGGAGACCTTCGTGTTCAAACTATTCCGGATTGGACAAGTTCATTCTCTAGTACATTTAATATTTTAGGACAAAATGAATCAGATGAAAAAATTTATGGAATACCATCTAATACTTTTTTAAGCTACCTCTCCAATAATAGTCTCCCTTCATCAAGGATATCTGGTGTTGTTGGATTAGATAAAGGAGGAACCAATACTGATTTTACAGCATTTGGCGCCCCATCTAACGGAAGTGTTATGTTCTATAGCACAGCAACATCAGGCTTTATAACCAATCCTAATTTTACATGGAATACTTCTTCTAACATACTAACTATCGCTGGATCAGTTATACATAATGCCGCTACTGATACATCTAACAACGCCTCCCTTGTTGGTTTAGATGCAACGAATAAATTAGTTAGATTAACAGCCAACAATACTAATAATCTTGGTTTTAGTACTTTAGCTGTAAGTGGACAGAGTAGCGTCGTAGCAGACAGTAATACGGGTACCGTGACCCTCATTCCCGGAGGTGGCATAAACATAACAACTAATAACACAGCTGATACCATAACCATATCTAGTGCTTCTCAGACTATAAGAGAGGTTTATTCGGCTAGTTTATTAGGTAACCTTACCATTAATACTTTTAGTGAGTTTAGATATCTATTCTTAGATCCTAATGGAGCAAATCGTAATGTGTTCTTAAGTACGACAGGAGCAACGCTGTCAAATGGAACAGACTTAGTAATACAAAACACAGAGAGTAATTTATCTGATAATTATCTTAATGTATATAGTGGAACAGGTACAGCGTTATTGATAGCAACTTTATACCAAGATTATGGTGATGGAATAACAGATAGAACTAAATCTTCATGGTTTGTATTTGATGGAACCAACTGGAGATCTGCTCTAGAACAGCATCATTATGCACCATATAGTCCATCGGTACCATAATATAATAAACTTAGGACTAATTTATGAGCAGTATTGATTTACATTATGGTAGAAATAAATTTTCTACAATATCTGGTACAGCTTACAGATTGCCTCTACCACTGGTAACTGTCGATACAACAACAAATGTAGATAATGATGGAAATATACTTTCATTTGTATCTTCTATTCAGCTAGAAGGAACAATTATTGGGAGTGGAATTTCTTCTTTAATGACTGCGTATTCTGGTATACAGAATTTTTTTACTAACAATAGTAATCAGGGTCAAAATTTTAGCATTCTCTGCAATAATACTAATATTAGTACATATAGTGGAGTATACTTAAAATCTATTAATGCCCAAAAAAGCAATGATAATTGGACAGTGTTACTACCATATTCTATTACGCTGGAAAGCGCCTACCCTGCATCAGGAGTGATAGGATTAATACAGTCATTTGAAGATTCATGGTCTATAGAACCTTTAGAAGAAATATCTTATGTTAATTATGTTAAAGATGCTGTTCTTAAAGATTTTAAACCATCACAAGCTAATAGAGATTTGAATTCTCCTCCAGCAGACTCTATTCTCTACAATAAAGCAGTATCTGTTCAAGTAGAGAATATCCTACAACATAGAATCACTCATCGAGTCAGTGCTGTTGGTAAAAGTATAGATAGAAGTGATCTTGTAAATCCTTCTGTTATTATTAATAAAAATCCAGCATATATAGAAGCAGCTAGATGGGTAGCAGATAGACTTAATAAGTCATACTCAACAACTAGTATTAGTACCCCAACAGGTATCACAATTCTTTCTTCTCCGTCTTCTCCTCCTACTACAGGATTGTATTTATATAATCACGTTCGTACGATTGAATCAAATGTATCTGCTGGATCGTATGGTATTGTGGATACCTGGTTAGCTTTAACTTCTGGAATTAAATATACAGAAGAATTTACTTGGGAAATTAACACAGATGATAAATTAATTAAAACAGTAACTATGAATGGAACTATTAAGGGATTGGAGGCAGTAGGTGGTAACGGCTTTACCATGTTTCCTGATCAGTCTATGACAGGAGTGATTAATCCTAATTTTCCCTCTAAATTTTCTAATCAAAATCAAACAAACAACAAGTTTTCTGTAGCAATTAGTGGTTACAATAATCATGTCAAACCGTATCTTTATCAAAGAGCTTCCTTAGCATTATCTGCTATTCCAGGAGGAGCAAAAGCATCTTCCAGCAGTAACACAACAGATCAGATATTTTTTGGCCCATCTGCAAATAATCCATTAAATGTTATTCCTGCTCAATATAGCGAATCTATGAATCCAGTCGCAGGAACAGTAGGATACAATGTTGTTTATTCAAATAGACCAGGGTCATTTATTCCTGGATCTTTATCTTCCAGTATTACAGTCACAGACTCAGCCCCTTCTGATCAAGTAGCAGAAACTTTTATTTTAGGCAGACCATTGGGTCCTATATTAGAAAAAGTAGGTACTACTAAATCCGAAAGAAGGGTTAATGTAGAGATTCTATATCCCGCCCCAACAGGATATGTTCAAGCTCATCCACAATCTCCACAGTGTGTGGTTTATAGCGGTAATGCTTCTTTCCAGCAACTACAACAATTAGTCAATTCTTTTAGGCCCATAGCAGCCGAAGCTTTTGCTAGTATAGTACCTACGTCATCTTATTCCATAGCCAATCAAGGATTAGTATTCAAAACTAGTGATAGTAGAAATTGGAATCCTTTTGAGGGTAGATTTTCATGGGATATTACATGGGTATATAATACTGGAGAATGTTTATAACACAAGGTAAGAGGACAATATGACAACACCGTGCTATACGACAATTACAAAATCAGGAACAAACGGAGGACCAGCAACCAACTATAAAATATGTTGCTCTAAGGTTTATGCTCAAACTCTGTTTTTAGGATGTAGTATCAAATCTTTCAATGCTTCTTTGGCATGGGGCTCAGAATCCAGTAGATTAACTGTTGAATTAGTATATGACTCTTGTAAATATCCTTCTTTAACTGATATTAACGGCACGAGAGTTCCAAGACCAACACAAGATAATGCCTATGTAACAGCTAGACAAAATAATAATTTTAGCAAGGACGAGAATGGGAATAGCTTAATCCCAGCAAAGGTATATTATGTAGCATCAAACGGAGCAATTGTTTCTAGGTATTGGTCTGATCCTGACCCTGGTTTTTATGCGGACATGCCTGATCCCAATTTGAGTATAGATATTGTAGGAACACCCGTTTATTTTATTTATGACGATTTTTCATTTAATGGTATTGTTAAATCTTGGGAAAAAAGCAATTCTTCTTCGGGTACTGATAGCTATACTGTAATTATAGAATCTCCATCGTATTTACTATCTCAAACTAATATGATTTTATCAGATTATGTTGGTTCTATACATTCTAAAGTTGCCTCCGATTCTACTTGGTATTCCGAAAATCAATATCTTGGATTTCCTAGTTTAGAATACAGTAATGATTATACAGGTTTGATAGGGAATCAAAATATACCTAATCTTATCAATATTTATGGATATTTAGAAGATAATTCTAATTTCAATGGTACAGGTGGTAGTAGCGGAGCTTTATTTGATCCAATAACTCGTACGCCAGAATATTCTTATGGCAGATCTATGAAGAATGATCGAGGTATACCTGTTTTGAAAATTTTAACAGCATTATATGAACTTACAAGTACTGGAGAAGCATATGTAAATAATATTCCTAATCAAGCAGGATATAGAAAATTATTCAGATATGCTCCTTATGCTAGAATTGTTGGTAAGCCGCCTTTATTAAAAAATACTACTACTATTTATAACTGGCAGAATACAGATAGGTTTCGTATGGGTCTTATAGAACCTAAACAATTGTCTGTAGACGGAGTTAATGTTTATTTAAGTCCTTTTATGCTAGATATAAGTAATTTAGTAGATAATGGTTTTATTCCAGCAGAATATCGTATGAGCGAAACTAATTTAGATATTTTAAGTTTAGTTAATAATATAGCAGATAATACTGGTCAAGAAGTTTTTATTAGTTTAGAAATATTCTGTGTAGGTAATTTTACATACCCTGTTATCAAAGTTAATACTTATTCTAATCTAAGAACACCTGGAGATACGGCTGTACAGTCTTTTATCGATGGTATAACAGACGCTGGAGCAACCATAACTGCAACAAATAAGGGAGAAGAATTTAATAATACTAAACCCGTTAGATCAGTATATATTGGAGGTAAACAACAAAGATTATATCAGGTAAAAAATGTAAAATATGCTGTTTCGCAAAGTACTCTCAAATACAATCCATATACTAAAACTTTTGCTCAAGTACAACACTATGGACCAAGTGCTACACAACAATATAGATTTCCAGATCTTAATAGTTTAAGAAATTTAGATATGGGATATGTTGTAAATACTGTTTTAGGAGTTACTGGCAGAGTTGATGCAAGGGCTGCGGGAGCTTTTAATACGACGGATACATGGGCTACTAATATATTAAGAGGTAATTATCAAAAACCTCTTAACGTTGTTGGTACTCAAATATCTCCCGCAGAATTGAGTTATCCTTCTAGTTTATCTGATGCTATTTGTCCTTTTTTTGGTACGGATCCTTTTACTAAATTAGTGAGACCTATTTATCACAATTATAATGAAATAAATTTACAAACAGGAAATCCTCAAATTAATCCATTTGGCAATAAATCTGGTTTAGGATTTGTTGTAGAGTTTAGCGCTGCAGAAATAGAAAATATAGTAGGATATAATTTAACTGATCGAACTCCTATTGGAATTTCTGAGTTAGAGTTCAGAGCAGCTATGAGTGGACCAGACGCTTATATTGCATTTATAACTGCCGTCGCGGCTGAATCAGTATCTCTCGGAATATCCCCTTCTGCTGTTAAACTAGATATATATCGTAAAGTATTAAGATTTTTAGTTAATTTTGGACCTAGTATATCTATGGGATTAAAAAATCATTATAATGCTTATAGCAATTCACAATCAGGAGGACAAAGCGTACCTACAGGACCAGCTTCTAGTATTTATACTGATCAAAGAGCATACGGAGTATTCGTTAAATTACAACAGTTTTTGAAAAATATTGCTGATGAATATTATGGTAAACAATTTATGATTAGTGTTCCTTCTCCTCAAATATATACAGATATTAACACAGCATATCAAGTTACAGGAACTCTGCCAAACGGAAATGATATTCCTTTAACTGGAGGTAGTCAAAAAATTTATTCGTCTTTTGAGCTAGCAACAGACGGAGCATGGGAAGAACCAGGCAATGTGATAGATGATACTCTAACAATAGGAACATCAGATGTTGATGAATTTATTAATGATAATGGACTAATACAAACCATATTAGGCTATAGTAATTTACCTCTCTATAATTATTATAGAGAATTTGAATATTCTTTATATAATAATACCATTAATTTTAATACAAATTTTAATTTTTATAACTTTACAAAATTTGATGCATATCGAAGCGCTGGTGTTTTTCATAACTGGTCAACATCTAATCCAACATTTTATTGGGAACCATCTTTGATGTTTTCAGGAGATAAATATAAGGTAGTGCCATATAGACATTCTTTTTCAGACAGCTATAACTCCAGAACTATACCAGCGGACCTAGCTTCTAAAGTATATGTTAAAGCAGATGTTGAAGAAAATTTAGTGTTTGCTAAAAATGGTAATTCTGTTATTCCCAAAATTATTGTAAAAACAGATAAAATAGATATTAATCCGATATCACCAGACGCACTAAGTGTTAGTGCTGCTATAGCAGAATTTATGTTGCCAGAATATTCTGCTACTAATAATGCTGTAATTTCTATTAGAGCTAAAAAAATTCTAGCTATTAGTAATAGATATGTTAACAATGGCGCCGGATTTACTGCTGAAAACTATTTACAGGATAGTGGAAACAAACAATATAACAACCTATCTATTGCTCCAAAAGCAGCTATGCCAGCATTTGCCGCTATTCCCGTCAAAGATAATAGAGCTGTATACGGACCATGGATTAGCTCTCCAGATATGTTTATAGACGATATTTTTTCGTATTTAGGAGACGACTCAGCTCATAAATCAAGAAAACTAGAAACACTAATCGGAGGAGTTAACGTAAATGTAGACCCAAGTCTTGTTCCATGGAACTATGGAAGTATGGTAGTTTTAGATATGGTGGCTATTCAACTAGCTACACAAGATAATAATTATCAACTTAAGGGAGAAACTGGTCAGTTATCATATTACGGCACTCCAATGTTTAATTTAGGAAATGAGTTGAAAGCTGCTGCATATGCATTCGGAGGACCAGTAATCAATAATATACAAACACAAATCAGCGAAAACGGCCCATTAACTACGTATACATTTAGAACATATACAAAGAAATTTAGTTTATTTAATAAAGAAAATGCAGATAGATTAAAAGAGGCAGGCGAACAAAATATTAGATTTGAAAAACAACTAAGGCAACAGTATGCGGCTATTAGAGAACAACTAAGTTCCATAGCTGGTCGCCCAACACTTTCAAATTTTGATCTAGGAGCATCTGTACCAAAACTGAGATCTTACAGTCCATTGAATGTTTTAGTTGGTTATTCTTCTCCATTTTTTAGTCGTAAAGCTACTAAACAGCCCAAATTTCTAGCTAATCGATTTGATAATACTAACATATGGACGGGAGACAGTATTCGTCAATTAACCACTGTTACTTTACAAAATATTAGAGAAGTACCATCAGAATTTGAAAATTCTTATAGTTCCAAAGCATTTATGAGTATGGATGGTTTATTGCAGCCTATATCTTTTTATCCAACGTTGTCCAACTCTACTACTCCTCTAAAAAAATATTATACAAGTGGTTGTCCGTTTTGTAACGGAACCAAACAATATTCTTTTACTTTATCTGATGGAAATACCAGATCTCTATGGTGTGATTTTTGTAGTGGTGAAGTAGCTGGTTCTGAAGCAGGACCATCAGATGCTAGTAATGGAAGATTACCTCCCTTTATTTTATCGAACGAAGCTGATTCGTCCATTATCAGAGATCCAAATGCTGTGAGCGCTCTACTAGATAATTTTAAACGAAAACGAATTAATTATGTTAATTTAAATCCTCTCATTATGCCAGTTGGAGAATTACGTAATCAATATGCTCAGCTTAATGACTTTACAGCTCATCATATCGACATTGTTGGTAGAAGTCAAGTACCTCCACAATCTTTATCATTTTATCAGAATTTGGATATAGATCAAAATGGTAGAGAATACTCTGATCAAAATAATAGTTTTGCTGATGCAGATATTAATTCTAAATCTTTTGATAATGTTAATAATCGTACTAATACTAGTATTACTCAGATGAATTATAGATTTTTAGGATTACGAGGTCCATTGATAATGGCTGGCTGGGGGTTTGACACAGAGGGATATCCTGTTCCTAATGCTTCTGGTGAGCCAAAAGGATTTTTTAGTAATGGCCAGCCTTGGAGAATCTCATCTTTAACACAGCAACAAACAGGAACAGAAGGGGCAATACTCGGCAAAAATCAAGAATGGTCGAATGATGAAGGAAGATGGAGTGAGCCTACGAGAGAAGATAAATTTTATCAGGGTTGGGGTTTAAGGCCGGATTCGTGGCCAGTCGGACCAGTAGACCTTAGATGGGATCATGCGAAAAAAGTGTGGACTACTCCACAGCCATATAAGCTCGTTGATATACAATTAGAAGATGATCTTGTACCACCATTTCCTGCTAGAGGCTTCTTAAATGCCGTAGACAGAAAAACACCACTACCCAATGGTCTCAGGCGCATGGTATTTGTCAAAGATTCGTCTGAAACATTTGGAGCACCAAGAGGCGCAAAAATTTTATGTTATTATGATGAAGGTTCTGGCTTTTATGAACCAATATCTCGTCAAAATATTATTGCTTTAGGATATATACAAAGCAATGGTTCTGCTAGGATTTTTAATGCATATGCTAAAGGTTACGATCCAGTTACCGGGTTGCCAGAAAGTCCAGAAGAAATAACCGTTCAATATGGGAATCCTTTGAATTTCCCATTAACTACTCCAAACCAGACCGGTGTATTTATGTATATAAGGAATTCATGGACTCTTATTAGTACATATAGCTGCACTTAAAAAGGAATAGTATGGCCGCCTGTGATTGTGATATTAAGAATAATTTATTAGTATATGAATTATTAAACAATATAGATAATACTGTTTTTAACTATGATTTAGCAGATTATATAAAGCCGTACGATGTTTCGTATAGCGGCGTATGGATGCCCTATTTTCATACAACTCAACCAAAATCCATCGATGGGTCCATATGGAAAGAATATACCAGTAATACTTGTCAATCTAGCACTCCGAATGGTTTGGGTGTTGCTAATTTCTTATATATTCCGCAAACACAGGGTTTAAAAAATTGGTCTGTAACTGGACCCTTATTTATGAATTTAGATTGGGTTGTTAATTTTCAACCTTGTGCTAATTATAATGAAACTATTTTATTTTGGTATAGATATTGGGATATAAATAGAGAAAATGACAATAGACTAGTTCCTGGTGTCGATTTATATATTTCAGATGGTGATTTTGCTATTATTAATGGAGCACCAAATGTTACTGATAATTTAAAAAATAGCGCACGATTAATTAAACAATCATTGACATCTGCTAAAATTACGTGTGATGTAGACTGGTTATCAAAGCTGTTATCTTCTGGCCCTCAGATAGATTGGGTTACTGAGATTCTAACAGGAGCAGGAATAGACGAGTGTGAAAAGTTTGAGCCAGGATGGACGGTAGAATCTATTCAATATCCTAGAGATGAATATTATAGAATACTACCTTTCTTAAAATTAATGTCAGATAAACCATATAATGATATTGGAACCAATAATTATATTCAATCTAAAAGTGATTTAATTTATAAACTAGTTTCTAAATGTGGTTTGCAGCTTGTAATTCCTCCAAACTCTACAACAATTTTTACTTCTAATTTTACTAGCGATACCGGACCCAATATCTCTATTAGTTCAAATCAACAACTTTTTGTTCCATCTAATAATCCTGGAGCAGGATATTCTGTTGCTTATAGTGTTGGAGACTTATTATTTAAAGCAGCTCCATCTGGTTTTGTTAATCCCATTATGACAAAGTATAATAGTACTGTCTTGGCTGATACTCATAGACTAAATACATTTACTCTTAATGATAAAGTTTTAGGTTATAACCTATCTCCTGTAGTGTCCGGAACATTTGATCCTAATATTTCTAATATACAATTTCATGGTTTTGGTGGAGTAAAAATTAATACAGATATTAAATTAGGACAAGCTTGTGATAATGAATTTAATCTTAACTTAGGTGGAGTCATTTCTATTACCATGATCAATGGAGGGTCCGATTATACCTCTCCTCCTACCGTAAGTATACAGCCATCCGCGTCTGATTCGGGAGCAGGAGGAGCAACAGGAATAGCTGTTATTGGAGATGGAGCATTACAAGAAATTAATATCATCAATCCAGGTAAAAATTACTTTACTCCACCAAAGGTTTACATAGTTGGTGGAGGTGGAACAGGAGCCACAGCTGTTGCACAAGTATCTGAAGATGGACTTATTACAAATATCAATTTACAAAATCGTGGAACAGGATATTATTCACAACCAACGATATATTTGATTGGTTGCGGAACAGAAGGTGTTGCCGAAGCAGAATTAACCTCTAGCGGACAAGTAACTAGGGTTATCATCACTAATCCTGGTTCGGGTTTTACTAAATCTCCGTCTATTAGTTTTAGTGGAGGAGGAGGATCAGGTGCTCAAGCCAAGGGAACAGTAGCTGGTACCCAGCATGAATTTCAAGAAGATACTGGAGAATTACCCAAGGCGAGATACTGCTCTGGATCAACCTATGGACAACAAACAGTTAATATCCCAGATGGTTTGGGTTCTGGTCCATACTATGTTAGAATCACAGGTAATGTAAGCGATGATTTATTAGTAAATGGAACCATAATCGACTGCGGAAGATATGCTTCGGGAACATACAAATGCAACAACGACCATAGTATAGATTACTTATTTAAAACTTCCTCGTCATTCTTCACCATAGCTGTTAAAAATAATTTTGGTGGAATAATCTCATATAATTTAAAAATAACCTTCTCAGGCTCTGCTAAATATAATAATACGAAACAATTCGATGATAAACCCTTTTTTATCGACAACTATCGTCCTGCAAATAGAGTTTATGATACATTTGAAACCGGCCCAGCTGCTATAAGCATAGGATTTACTACAGCTAGTAATAGTCAATTACGCATTAAAGAAAATTTTAATCTTAATTATTTAAGAAGTGCTTCTAAGCCATCTTGTCCTGCTTTTATAGAAACCAATTCTCAAGAATGTGATTGTCAGTCCTTAACATCTATACATCCAAATATAGGTATTCAACAAGCATCTAATGAGTTTAATAATGTTGGTATTCCTAATACATCTACATATTATTTACCATCAGGTATGTACTATGGAGGATTATTATCCAATTTAGTTGGAGAAAATGGAATCATTATACCTGGTCATCCATCACCTGGAACACCACTTCCCAAATCTCATGCTCCTATTTTTCCTTCCAATGAATCTTGTAAATACTCAAGAGCCGGATGTGGGAATGGAACAGTCTATTTTGATATTCCTTATCCAGCTACTCTAAAACTAACGACACAAGCTAGCAAAGGTAAATTTTCTCTGCTCTGGAATGGTAAGGCGGTTACTTCAACTAAAACAGGATCTGACGAATTAATACTTACCAAGTCTACAGCAAGTCCCGCTAGTGTACAAGTAACATTCGGAGGAGCTACGGCTGATGATCCAGAGATTCAGTGGGGAGTATCTCTAGATGCAATACAAAATACATATACACAACAGGTTGTTAGTGCTGGATTCTCTATGGTAGGTAGTAAGGGATTTTTCCATCCCAATTTTGGTTGGACTTATGATAGTCGATACTCAAATAAAACGGCAGTCTTACCTCAAGGAACAACAGTTCTTGCTACACAAAGCATATCTTATGGAAGTAGTGTTAATTGGGGAGGTTACTGTAATCCTCAAATAGCTGGTGAAAAAATTATTACTATACCGAATAATATAGCATTACCAGTTTATGTAAATATAAAAGGATTTGTTGATGATGATTTAGTGATCAATGGAGATGTTATAGAACCAGGAAAATATCCGTATTGGATTTTTCCATGCAACGGAGCGCATAATGTTGACTACACATTCTTGTGCAATGAAAGATCTTTCACTGTTGCAGCAGCTGATAATATTGGTGGTTGGGTAGGATATAATCTAGATATTAAATTTCAAAGTGCTACTAACTATTTTTATAGTGCATATAGTATGTATGATGAAGAATATTTAGAAGGATACAACTTTATATTTAATGAAACAAATTTATCTGTTTATCAAAAAGAAAATATAGCATATGCTAAGTATTTAGGTATTCCAACACAAGGAGGAGCATATTTAGTTACAGATAAATGGCGTAAAATTAGATATACTCCAACAGAGAGTTTAATTCTTGATTTAGTGCCATTTGAATACATTAATTTAGATTATTTTGTTAATGATCACGGAAGATTTATTAATGATTTAATTTATGAACAAGTTGGAGTCGATTCTATAAGAATTACTAGTTTAGACGGAACTAATAGAGCTACTTCGTATTTTGATATTGTTAATCCAACATATCAAACATGGAAAGTTGTTTTATATAGTCGGCTGAATTTAAACAAAAATTTTGAGGCTACTATAAACTATATTCAAGATAATATTATATATCTCAGACAAAATTTACCGTCCAAAAATATAGATCAAGGTATCGACTATTCTTCCGGATTAATTAGAAAGATTAACGAAGAGCTGGATGATTATGTTCCGTCTATTCTTGTTCTAAGACCATATAAAACAGTGAGAGATGATTACATTTCTGTAGGTAAATGGGGGAATATGTCATATGGTAAAGCAGCTCTAAATGCTACACAAGCATTACCTAAATATAATAATTCCACTTTAAGAACTTCAGTATATCCAAATACATATTTTACATGGGGTGTTCCATTAGCTTTCTATAATGGATATGATCCAGATAATAAGTCTTATTATTTTCCATTAACTAGAATATGGGCAGAAAAATATAGCAATCAACGAATACTACATGTATTGGGCCAAAATAATCAATATCCAGTAGGAAATCCTAATCCTCAAGGAGATATGATTATATCATCTGGTTCTATTTCTGGTAGGCAAGATTATATTTATGTTGGAACATATACAGGACCTATAAGAATTGAAATTAATATCGATAGAGCTAATAGTATACAAACACAAAAATATGATGTTGTATTGTACTATAATGGTAGCGAGGTATCAAGACAAAGAGTAAATAACAATAATCAATTTACTTTCTATAGTAATAAATCCTCATACTTAGGACTATACGCTATTGTTAAAATAGAACAAAATCAGAGCGGTTGCACCAATAGTAATACAGCATATATTACAGGTACTGTGTCTTTAAGGTCGTATTCCGTAATAGCTAATACTAATAATAATGATCTTAAACAAACAACTAGATTGTGCTATCATAAACATGAAACAATAAATAAAGACTCAATGTTTCCTAAGTCTTTAGTTGCTGGTATAGGTGGAGCTCTAACATTATGTAATACTAAAATAGCTCCCCTCTCTTATAATAAAGATACTACAAACTTTAATTTATTAAAAACTAAAGATTTTTCTCCATTATTAGATCTTCATATTTTTTCTAGTCTAGAGAAGCACCAACCTGTTAAATCTAATGGCGGTATTGTTTTCTTCGAAGATTTTTTACAACCAAAACCTTTGAATTTTTCTATGCAGATACCGTATAATGAAAATTTCTTTTGGATAGACATACCTCATAACACAGAATGGCAACTATTAACAAAAAAAGGAATTATATTTAAATCTAATCAAGTTTATAAGGTACTAAAAAAATTAAAATATACTTGCCAAGGAGATGCTTCTTTATGTTCATCAAGATATAAAAAAAATATCTGTCAAGATGAATATAGTTTAAGTATAGGAGATTTATGGGATAAACTAGGACTAACAGCACAAGATAGTCAGTATTTCGATGTAGTTTCTGTTTCTTTTCCGGGAGACTGTGGAAATATTGATTATTGCTGTGAGCCAGGAGACTGGAACTGTGCAAACTCTCAGGCCCAACAAAGAGATAGATGCTATAGTTTTTGGAATGATTACAAAGTTGATGTTAACTGTCAAAGCGCTACAGATCCTAATACAAATCCACAATGTTTGGATTCTATCAGCCAACCAACAAATGCCAAAGGTACTATTCGAGCAACAACAGAGTATTTTGTATTAAAACTTAAAGAAAATATATTACCATATTTACATAATATTACCAATCCTAGATTCCACTTTTTTAGAAACGCATCTACGGTACCAATTCCATGTACATCTACTACTCTTAATAGTGTTGGTACATCATTTTTAGTAAATTATTTTTGTAATATAATTACTGATAAATGTGAATATATTTTTCCTAAAGATTATAGTTTAGGTTCTGAATATACTCCTGGTAATTTTATAGATCTTAGTCCATCTATTCTCGATCCTGGTAATGCGATTATTAATACTCCTCCTCTATCCGTTATTTTATCGAATGAAGAAAAATACAGAAGTATTGTTTCCCATCCTAATAATATTAGTCCTCCTTTGAAAGAATATGATCCAGAGGCGGACACAAAATATTGTATTACAAAAACTTTTACTATTAAAGGTACAGATAATTGTATTGCTCCAGGACTTTTATTCAGGTTAGAGGTGGATAATTTTAGATGTCAATTTTCTTTAGATAAAGACATAGAAGGAAATGTTAGTATCAAATCTTGTTTCGATGATTTGACACTAAAAACTAAAGACAATAATGCAACTTTTACAGTATCTCGTACTATAGCAGAAGGGACTTTTTCGTGCAATAGCAATGGAGATCCAGTGACAGGAGGATCTCCTCCTGATAATTTTTTTAATCAACAAGATTTTAGCTGCTCTGATGCTAATAACGAAATGTCCCAGCGTTTTGGACCAGACTGGGAAGAAAATTATACGTTGGTAGGATGTAAAGATATAAGCAAACCAGAAGATTATTATTTAGCTTGTAGATATTGTGGACCTAAGCCATGTGGACATACTTTAAGTTATCAAGAAGCTGCTGAACAAGAGTGTCATTGTCCTAAATATGCTGATTTAGCTGATTCTCCTACAGGGGGTAAAACATGTACATACTCTGTAGACTTAAGCATATGTGAATTAGGACAATACGATGGCTATTGCACAAAATATACTGTTAAAACAGTACCATTATGTGGAGGATATTTAAATGACGGATTATGTACAGTAGCCCCGTCGTGTTTTGCAAAAATTGATGGGCCAACAGAACAAGAACTAAGAACATATGAAGATGCGTGTGCCAATGTTGATCCTCAATATATTAAAGAATTCGAAGTAAGTAGATCTATTTTAGATGGACCGATTAGCATATTAGATGACGACCCAGCTGATACAGTAGGGATATATAATAAAAACATAGAGGAACAAGCTAGAATTAATAATGAAAATTGTCAAGTTTATAGACAACAATCAGAATGCAACAATAACTGCAATCAATATCAAGACCAGACTGCTAGATCTAATTGTTATTGTCAGTGTTCATGTCAATCATCATTAGCTCTAGCCCAAATTGCTAATAGTCGAGAGTGGTCAATAGGTTGTAGAGCTTCGTGTAATACCTCCGATGGCATTACAGACGGGTCGAATTATGGATATAATTGGAATGGTTATTATAATTATTGTGGATATTATTATGGTGGATTTTGTTATTATTATGGATGGTGGTATAATTATGGAACATGTACAGCTTCTAATGGAGAAGTATCTAGACCTCCTTGTAATTTATCACATTGTGCTGCTAGTAGTTTCCAGAGTCAGTATCAGTGTAATGGTGAAAATAAAAGTGGTTCGGACTACTCTCCATGCTCTAATCTAGAAGATCGTTTAACAATATACCAAGGACACGTATCTAGTTGTCAATGTACATTAATATCACCACAAGAAGGACAGTATTTTATCCCATATTATAGGCAAGACCAGGAGACTTCTTGTTATAGAACTAAAACAAATATAGAAACTTTAACACCAACACAACACTCTCATTATACTCGTGAGCGCAAAGCCTATACAAAAACTAAAACGGTTTTTGTGCCTCAAGATAAAGCTAAAGAATTGACAGAATCTGTAAAAATTCGTAAAAAAACTTATGAAATCAGTTATAAAAATAAACAAGATCAGGATAATCCTCCCGGACAATGTCCTTGTTATGGACAAGAATCTATTAATATCACGATAAAAGTTGAGGTATATCATAATTTAATTATAGCTTTTTTTGGTTCTGGTGGAGGTAGCGGATCTTCAGGCACTGGAGCAGGCGTGATATCCGGTAGTTCATCTCGTTTAAATAAAATTTGTCTACCAAGAAATACTAGTAATAAATTTAAGTGTCCTGTTGTAAAATATACTCCACTTAATTCAAAATTATTAATGTGCGATACAACCAGTGTGAAAAAAAGTAATTGTGTTTTGGGGAGTATATAATGACATATCAATATATAGATACTAATGGAGCCATACAGGATTGCGACACATCTGGGCAATCTTCCAGAAAATGTTATCCAGATACTTGTTCTAATACAAAAAGCACATTTAATGCTTGTAGTGGAAATACTTTGAACGCATGGTTTAGTGGAGGGTCATGGGGATATTATGGTAAAATAGGTGACGATTTAATCTTTTTATATAGTGAAGTAGAAGCCCCAGACGAATATCTATGTAATTATCCAAGAGTTTGTGGATCTAATTATTATTATTCTTGGTCATATAATAATTTTTATAACTACTGGTGGAATTATGGATATAATGATTATTATCAAAACTATTCTAATGCTTGTACTAGCAATACATGGGGTATGGGTTTTTGGTGGGGATGGTCGGGAGAACAAAGGCCAAAATGCGATGATGAAAGAGGAGACTGTACTTTTCCGAGATTAGTAAACTGCAAGACCCGGAGATGTGTGAATGGAACATATTCATCTTATGATAATTGTCAAGCTATCAACGGAGAAGACAGGAAAAGATGTTGTGCATTACCGACAGGTTGGAATTGTGCAGAAAATGAGAATCACGACGGGTCGGCTGGATGCGACTACTCATATGCTATTGTAAAAAAAACATATACAGTTGAGTATGAATTAGTTAAAGATCCGTACGTTTGTGTTGAAGAATATCCAGAGTACCCCGAAACATCTTGCGAAAGTTTTTATAGTTATTATAGCTGGTATTATTATTATAATAATGGTAATTATTTCTATAATAATTTTCCAGTATCATCCTATCCTGACAAGTGTTATACATGTGTCACTAATTGCGACCCTCCTCAGAGATGTGTAGGACAAAGCGGTGATGGTTCTTGTGTCGGATCATGCTGTCCTGGAAAAGAACCCAAAGAACATTATACAAAAATAGACACCCAAATCTTTCGTAAATCATGGAGATTTGAAAAAGAAGATTGTGCTTGTACATGTCAACCGTGTTTAAAATGTTCTGAATATGATGATTGTACATTTGCTAATTATACTTCATTAGGAAATAACGGATTAAACTGGGGAACATTTTCTAATATTGGAAGCGATTGTTGTAATCAAAATAATTCTAATGATTATTATTATGGATATTATTATGGTTACTATTATTATGCTCCTCCACTATGTCCTAACGATGACTTCACCCCACCGTCTGTAAAATGGTATTGTTATAATGGTACCTGTCAATCAGGCAGTTTTGTTCCTGTGGGAGCAAAAGAATTTTCTTCTAAATATGCCTGTTTGAATGGAGGATGTGAGCACGGAGATGGAGATGAAAATAGATGTTATGAACCACCAAATAGTTATACTACAGGATTATGTTGTGATAAAGATTTTATGAACAATAATAGAGACAGAGCAAATCAGACCAATAGCTGTTGGACAGCTGGTCCTTCATACACAGAAAATATTAAAACTAATATAGGAACATCAGAATGTAGAACAGATATATCATATCAAGCTGAAAAATGCACTTTTAAACCCAAATATTGCACTATGAAAAGAGTAGAAGAAGTTCGTACAACAGATACATACGAATATGAGATAGAAATGCCTGAAACAGTGACCCCAGGGTGGGAGGCTTGTACTAGATCATATTCAGGAGGTTATTATTATGGTGGAGTTAATGCACCAAACTATACTAATTTATGTGATCCAGAATCTTTACAAACCTGTATAAATAACTATAATAATAGCACTATAGCTCCTGATTTTGACACAGGTAAAACCATAGTAAAATACTCTTTAAAATATAATCCAGAAGCAATTGTTGGATCCACGACCGTTAAATTAAATGTTTACTATTGTAAGATAACAACGAAACCCTGTACTGAATCATAAAAGGAATTTTATATGACAGATGTAAATATTTTTTGTTCTTTTCAACAATCAAATTTAAATCCTAATTTATATGTATGTCAACATTGTGGTAATGTAGTTGATCAAAAAAATTACCATCCAGCTTCATTGCCTATGTGTCCAGTTTTAACCGATGTGTCCGCTATGAATCCGGACGTAAATCAGGTCAAATTAGCAGAAGTTGCTGTTTCAAACGACGGAGGAAAAACATTCGTATCCGTAACCAAAGATACTCAACCAACAGCTATTTTAGAGGATTGGTGGTTTTATAAACCATTTGGAGGTAATGCCTTAGAAACAAAACCTCCTAGACCACAACAATACGAAAATGATAACCAAAACAGAAAACAATGTACTCAGGCGCAAATAGACGAAAGATTAAAAATTTGTCATGGTTGTGAGTTTTATAAGAATAATACCTGTTTAAAGTGTGGATGTGCATTATCTAGAGAAAAAACCTATATGAATAAACTACTATGGGCTGATCAAAAATGCCCAGTAGAAAAATGGGGTCCTATTCCAGAATCGACAGATCTTGAGATTTAACTGTTTTTATAGGCAATGTATTCTGATTAATTTTAAAAGAATGAATTTTGATTAGTTGACCTTGATGTGTTAGTGTTTGCGTTTTTTCTATAATTTTATTACCGTACATTATTCTAATCTGAACTTTTGTATTAGATTGTCTTCTATCCCACTGTTTAAAATAATGAAGATAAACATCATACATGCCATAAGGAGCATGACCTCTTGGCCAAAAAATATTTTCTACAGGTTCTATAGTTAGCAAATTAGGGTTAGCATTTCTATCTATATCTAAACAACCTCCTGTCATACCAACAGGATTCTGCCAATTAATAGGATCAACTTTATCTTTTGCTCTGCACATTATCCATAGATCAATATCGTTTGTGTTATTCCATATAATAGACGCTTGCACATCACCAGTTTTTGCTCCATTAGCCCCAAGTCTTCTACCCATTTCGTCTGTTCCATTATGACCACTAGGGATATTTCCGGAACCTGATCCATGAGAAATAATATCTTCTTGGGAGTTATTATTTATACTTGCTAACAAAGTAGCATTATCTATGATAGGAAGAGTATCATTTACAGATGCATTATCAGGTATTTCTATTCCATCAACAGACAGCTGTTCTGGTTCTATTTGAATTTCTGTATATGAAGCCAAAGTAGTATCATCAGATACTTCTTTTGCCCCTTTTTGTTTATCCGTTAGTTCTTCAATAGATACCAACGGATCTAAATTAATATCTTCTATTTGATCATTGGAAAATTGTAGATCAATAGCAATTTTTTTACAATATTTTTGTTCTGGTACATACAGTAAGAGTAGCAATAATACTATCGTATGTACGATTAAAGACTGTAAAGTTCCAGTTTCTATCCACCAGTCGATCAGTCGTCTTTGTCTTTCTCTTTTTGCCACTTGTGCCAACCTTTATTGGGTAACCAATTGTTTTGATCGTCTTTCCTTTTGGGAAATAACGTTCCACCTTTTTTATGCTGTCCAAACGCTAGTGTAGCCCCACATCCTTGAGAACCACACCTCATTTCATAATAATCGTTGCTCTCAACATTGCGAACAACAAATTTTAGATCTGCTCCTTTGCATACCCCACATTGTTCTTCGCCAAAAATTTCTTGTACACTAGCTAATTCTTTAAAGACTTCTTTTTGTCCTTCTGCTTCTATTTCAAATTGTAGTTTATTATTTGCTTTATAATTCACTTTCATAACTATCTCCAGTTAGATTCATAGCCCATAAGTTTTTCCGGTATATCATTCATATTTTGCTGATAACGGGACAGTTCCCTGATAACCCGAATACCATCAGTATGAGATATATTATGCACATTATCCTCTATAATATCTAATGATGATAGGAGATGCAAGATATTAATATTTAATCTTTGTCCTAAAGTATCCATAAAATTTAACTGATTAGGAGCAATTTTGTTCACACTATCCCCATTTGGATCGTCTTCTATAGCAGATGATAGTTCTTCTGCTGCCACCACTTTTCTTAATCTTAATCCTCTTCTTAGGGCTCTTCCTTCTGCTCTGGTTTCTGCTACAGCAACAGGGTGATTACGGTAGATTTTATCACAATTGCCCCAATAAACGTCCGCAGAGCCAGTTACCGACCTGACTTTTAAATCTTCGTCGCTACAGACCACAGAATTTAATACGTAGGTCAGGGTGTGAGTTACTGTTGCTCTTTTTTCATTCTCCGGAGTAGGAGATTGAACAATATCTGTATTAGAGTGAACTACCACACAATTTAAGGCCAATTCAAAGACTCGACGCAAACCATCGACAGTGGGATTTCCGTCTATTTTTTCCTCGTCTGTGAGAAGGCTCAAAACATAATCATTCCAACCAACGTCATTATATGACAAAGGAGACGAAGGTGCTTCGGTCGTTGTTTCAACAGGTTCTACAGGAGCCTCTTTTTTGATTTTAATCATTATCTTTTAATCCTCTATTTCTATGTATCTTTTGTCTCTATCTGGAAATTTATTTTTTATAGTTCGTAATTCATCAAGTAGTTTTTCTAATAATATCCGCGCCCTTGTGTCAGAATAATCTTTTGTTTGCTTAATTCTTATCAAGACCAACTCTTTACCTAAGATTAAACCATTCTTTTTAGTATCGTATTTTTGATTTTTCTTTAGTACATCCTCGCCCCATACTGGTTCAAAATGAGAAGGACCATCTACTTCTATCGCTACGGACATAGTAGGCAGAAACAGATCAATTTGCAATCTCGTATTTGATAAAATTTGTTCCTTATGGAAGTCTACTTTGTAGTCGCATTCTAGTAGTTTATATAATAAAAAATTCTCTAACTTGGATCCGGTTTTTGAAGATTCTCTGACAGCCATATTAGCTTTGTGTAGTATATTTTGTTTCTCGTCGTGAGATTTATTACTCCACGCTATTTTAGCTTTTTCTTGTCTTTCTTTAAGAGCATTTTCGTCAAGAGCTTGCCAAGATTCGTAAACTCCTAAACCAATTTTTTGTTTTTCTTCTTCTGTGCGTATTTTTCCCTTTGTTGGATGTTTATGAGATCCATTCGCTAGTGCGTTTTTTTGCGCTTCGCTCTTGTCTCTAATTTTAATTCCAAACTTAATAGCATCACGACGCAATTTATTAGGATATGTTTCGTATTTTTTAGCCAGATCTATAAAACTTAATTTACCAATATCGTATTGTTGTTCTAAGATCTTTTGTTTTTGATTATCGGACAAATTATCGTATGACATTGTATATGTTTTCCGGAGTTAATGCTTCTATATAGATAGGTTTTTTCCATGTTAATTGAAGTAGTGTGTCAATGTCTTTATTACAAGTAATAACATCTATTTTTGGATTATCGAAAATCTTTTCCCATAATTCATAATTAATATTATAGTTTTTCGTCCACGCTACATTATCGTTATGAATATAAAAAATATGTTTAATATTTGGAAAATTAATTGCCAAATCAATTGATAAAATATCCCAAGTAATGAGTGTATCATAACAGTATTTAGCTTCGTGTATAGGCAATACTGGAAAATTCTTTAAAATATTTTCTGTATTGTATCCAAACGTAAACATTCGTAGATTAATATCGTCATGATGATATGTTAATTCGTTCAGAGCACTAACAATGCCATGACACGAATCGTCTGAAACAATGCACATCATACCTAAATTCATACAGATAATCCTAATTGTTTTGTGATATTGGAAATAAATTTATTACTATCTATAGATAAATTTTCTACTCTAAAGGAACAACTATCTATAGTATCAATAGTATCTGGTTTCTTAACAGATAATAGTTGATTAGATATCAAATTAATAACTGGTTTTTTCATCATTAATGCGTCTACATAATACAAATTATCTATATTTATATAATAAGCACACTGCTTGATAAGATTCAAGATTTTATCCTCTGATGCAACACCCAGATTCTGTACATGCTCTACTTTGGGATTATTAATCAATTTAACTGGCATAGTTGTATTCTCGGGGTAGAATAGTTTATTTAGAGATCCTATCATATCAGGAGCTTCTAGACAAGACATATTGCATAATATATATGAACTATTGCTTGTTGTTTGATTATTACTAGTATTAGGATATTCATCATATAACAAATAATCATTAGTACTAATAAAGACAAAATTTTCATTCTTAATATTATTAGTATTTTCAGTATTTAATAAAACAATTTTTGTATTAGTGATTAAATTTTTTTGTATAATATCATTTATGCAATTTTGTATATGGTAATTTGATAATACATAATTATCTAATAATAAATATTTAGGCTTATAATGTAAAATTATTTCGTAAATATTATCTGGATTAAATAAATTCATAGACACAACACCTGTAATATTACAGATGTTTTTATAAAACAAAAGATTGGTTCTAGAAGGATTATTATTAGAATATATGTTCATATGGATTTATGATTAATAATTTTTTTAATTTTTACAGGGTTTACTTTATCTATATTGAATACAATATTATGTTCTATAAGTAAATTTATATATTCAAATAAAAACATATTTTGTATTTTAATACCAGCCATACGTTGTGTAATATTTTTAATATTTTGGATATCTTTGTGTGAAAAATAGCACATCTCTGCCCACAGTAAATCGAGGTCGTAGCACAGGTATTCGGCTTTCATCTGATTGTGTCCTATGCCTATATCGAAATGATTTTCTTTATCGTTGTTAGCTAGTGCAATCAAACTAGATTCTTCTAAATTTTTAGGTTTATATGATGAGACTATACCGCTGGAATATACCATAATAGACCCATCTTTTATATGGTCTAAACATCTAGTAAAACTATACAACTGATTAGTTATTTCAAATTTATCATTATAAATAATATTAATACTACTGTTTAATACTTTAAATGTTTTTAGAATCTCTAATACTTTATCAGCATGAAATCCCAACACTATATGTATTTGATGCTTATGTCCTTTATAAGCATGTTGTAGTAACTCTATTTGCTTCACTATCAACGGTTTTTTATTTTTGGGATCTATTGTCAGAATAGCTTTGGGCCCATAGGACTTCATACCTTTTGGTATTTCACAAGCTAAAATAACGATATTAATCATATAATCTCTATGTTGTATAGATCTGTTACTCGATGTATTTCATCTATCACGAAATCTATATTCTTATCCATCGCCGTATAAAAAGATGTTGGAATAGCTAATTTTTGAAAATCCCTATCCGTAAGCTGTTCTGATACAATAATTTTTTTATTTATGCAATGCTTGAATATTTCTTGAGAGGAATCAATTTGTTCTGTTGTGAAATCATTTTTAATGACAAAAATCAGTGCTGCTATCGGAGGTAGACCAGTTCTAAGGACGCTATCTAATATCATATTGTCGCTGGTATCATCGACCACAAAGTGAATCTTCCATTTGATTGGGAGATTATATTCTTCTATGTATTTTGCAACATTGTCTTTGATATTAGTATTTGTTTTACGAATAATAAATGATATTAATCTTGGTTTTGAAACTAAGTTATTAATATTGTCTAATGTCTTATTAATATAGTTTTTATCAGATGATGACAAGAACACTAATAAGTAGTAGTTTATAGTAGATTCTTTAAGAACAATGTTTTCTAAAGATTCGTCTGTTGGATTATTGTCTTGTACAACAGATGCCCACTCAGCCAATCTTGCATAAGGACAATAAAAATCATTAATAATATAGCTATTTGTTGTCTCGTCAACTTCCAGGTTGTCTTTATTGTATAACAGCTGTAGCTTATTAACAATTCTCTCCGTTACCCCCAGCTGACAGGATGTTTGTTTATTGTTTTCGTCTGTAATTTTAAATATGCATTTGTTACATTTTGTCTTCATAATAATTATTTGATTCTTTGAACTGTTAAAATTTTAAATAAACCAGAAATATTATTTTCTAAAATACGTAAATTAGGTAGCTGAGAACACACATGAACTATAAATGATTGATCCCACATGGATTTATGTGCATTTAATATTTGATTAAAATTTTCAAAATCTATTCTATTACGATAGAGGTCTATACCGAATGTGTCTAAATCTATAAATCGTAACTTTAATAATCCATCTTTTTTCAGCTTATGAGACATTTCTAGAAAAATAGCATTTCTTTGCTCTAATGTTAATTCATCTAAAAAATTACAAATCATAGTGTCTACAGATCCATTGGATACTTTTTGTAGTTCACTAACGTGTACAGGAGTAAAATCACTAACAATATGATTTTCTGTAATATATAGATTAATACTTTTATTCTTGAGCATATTTAATAATACCTTGTAGCTGTTAGTTTGTCAAAAAAAAGTTGTAGTTTATCATTTCTATCATCCGATATTAGGTTAGACAAAACATTATTATCTTGACCAAATAAAGAACATGAAATTGTATTAATAGTTTTATTCAAAACTTTAACTAGTTCATCCTCATTAGAGATAGAAACAGTATTAAATAGATTATTATACAATATAGTATTTTTGCCTGTGCTGATATAAAAAGCTTTTGCTATGATGCTAGCAAAACATTCCAGAGGGGATGCATTAGAAAAATCTATACAGTACCTATAACGAGACAATGTGGTAATCAGGTCGTTTATAGAAGCAGGATATATGTCTAGTGTATCGCAACTCAATTGATTGTTTTTTAATAAAGCAATTATGCTAGGATTAATTTTGGTTGTATTATAATTGATAATCGCAATATCTTTAATTTTATCTATATCTTTAATTACTGGAGCTTCCGTACTTGAACATAGAGGTATTTGTAAAACCCTGTCTTTATATTTGTCAGCAACATTGTGTTCAGAATCAGCTATTGTTAAATAATATAAATTATCTATGCTATTTAGTAATTCTAGATTTATATCAGAGGCGGTTGTCTGTGTCACTAATACTAAAGGTATTTCTGACGTATTAGACAAATTAATGATCTGTTCGTTTAGATAATTAGTTAAGATAAAATCATAATTAAAAAATTGAATATCATTAATTTGAGTTATAGCATTATTACCATTATTTTGAGTACTGAAATAGGATGTCTTTTCTGTCGGTAAAATCAAACTATCTAGATATAAATTTCTGGTATTAAAACTACAAAATATATTAGTATCTATAGAATTATATTTATGAATAATATTTTTCATTAAATTGATTGACATATTTGTTGTCCTATATTATTGTAACTGAATCTCTCTAAATATTTAGTATCAGAAACAGTTTTTTTATCATTAAAAGCAGATCTCATTTGTTGTCTTAAATGCATAATACTTGGAATAAACCATGTCTCATTTGCATTATAAAAATCTAGACCATTTACATATGTTGTGTCTTCCATGAGTACTGGTTGCTCAGAGCTTTGCACATAATAAAAGTCATCAGTGTCTAACATTTCTGAGATACCAATACCGTCTGATAGGATAGCCGTGTTGCCAGAACAAACCGCTTCTGCCGCTGGTCTACAAAATGCTTCTCCATAGGATACGGCAACAAAACAATCGCACGTTTTGTGTAATGATTGCATCTCTAAATCTGATAGTCGTTTAGTAATTATGGTTTCTGTCTTATATTTATTTTTAATTCTGAAGCGTGTTTTCAGTTTTACAATATCTTGCTCTATATGTTGTTTAGCTTGTTCGCTTGTTAATCCCGGCATAGATGTTTTTATTATTAGTTCTACTGGTTCGTTAATATCGAATTCTAAATTAAAAGCAATAATAATATCTTTTATGTTTTTTCTTTGAATATATTCTCCAATAAAATAAAATTTAAACGTATTAGAGGATAAGCCCATATCTAATACTTTACTTGAATGATTTTTTATTAGATTAGTATCGATGGGTTGAGAAATAGTCGATATTGGTATACGAACACCAGAATTTATCAGTGCATTTTTTTCTTTTAAAGACGGGACTAATAACTGATCCATAATATTAATAGATGCTATTCCGGAGGAAAAGAATCTATTGTTTTCTATAACTGTTAATCCTATATTTTTCCCAAAATCTCCATTATACACAAAAGACTGAGGCATAGATTTTTGTATAACATAATCATAATAAGTATAGGATTGTTTTTCCGCATTAAGTATTTGTTTATTATCTATAACACATTTAGCTCCTCTATTAGTATAGAAAGAGACGGGAACCACATTATGGTGTGTGCTTAATAAAGCTAATAGATAATCTCTAGACGCTAGTCCCCAACCATCATGCTGTCTATATGGAGCTATGTATAATATATTTTTAGGTTGTTTTGTTTGCATAATCTATAAAATCTTCACTAGTTAACAATGACGGATTACATCTAGCATATTCTACATTATTATAGTTAGTAATAATACTATTGATATCTTTGATAATATTATTAATAGAGTACGACACAACAGACGCTCCGTCGTACAGCATTGAGTTTTGTGCAAAATATATGTTTTTTAATAACCAATAGGTAGACATATCTAGTCCTGTTGATTTAAATTGATTATGTAGACTATAAATTTGTTCATAAACTGTTTTATCTCTTATTTCTGGATTAATATTTATAGTTGGAATTTGTTGATAAGACATATTTTCCCATCGACTACGATAGTAATCCGTATCAACAGTGTCTATATAATCCATCCACTTCTGAACAGTATCCTGCCAGGAGTACTCATTGGTTGCTAAATTTTTATTAGTAAAACCTATTTTAGCTAATATATTCTGAGGTTTATGGATCAAAGAATATAATTTATCTACAGTATCATCTTTATCTGGATATACTCTGATAGCCCCTGTTTCCAATTCTTTGAATTTTAATCCGAGCTTAATGGGTTGGGCATTGATTTTTTTAATCATGTCCTCCATTGCGCTATAATTTACGGTTAAAACAGGAACCCCACAGTAGCTTGCCTCAACCTGGGGCATACCAAAGCCTTCACAGATAGAATATTGAACATATACATCGAATATTGACATTATTTTACCTAATGCCGCTTCTCCTATAGCGTTTCCAACATTCGGTATTATGGCAGACTTTTGTTTACACTTATAGCATTTTTGTGTAAAGCCAGCTAAATTTGATGCAAAAATAGCGTTGCAGCTTCTGCACCAATATGTAAAGTATATTTTATTTGAAACCTTACTATTCTTGATTAACTCAAACATATCCCATCCAGCATCGGGATAACTTGTGTGCAAATATAATATAATTTGATTGCTTTTTTCTGATTGTTCATTACGCAAACGATCAACTAACGCTTCGAAAGCTTGGATTAATTCAGGGAAAAGTTTTCTCTTTTGGTTTCTCATTACAGTACCAATGACGATATTGTCTTTTGATAGAGCTAATGAACCCTTTATTTCTTGTTTTTGAGCTAGTGAAACCTGCTGATAACTTGAGGCATTAGCTGCTGGAGATGCTGTTGATATATATTTAATCTTATTACTTGTTTGCTGTTTTAGGACTTCTGCTCCCCAGTCACTATATGTAAATACAGCATTAGCATTGATATAAGTATCTAGCCATTCCTCTTTTTGAGGAAATGAATCTATGGTTGGCATAAGAATCCAATGAAAATATTTGCGTAAAGGAGAAAACCTCTGATACGCAGACATCCAATAATCTCTAATGTCTATAACTATTTCCGGCTTAAAATCTAAAACAACTCTATCAAAACGCCATTTGCCGAATTGGTTTTCGGGAGAGCTATTATATAACTGTTCTCTTTTATCATCTTTTTCTATCGCATTTGGATAGTACTTCCATGGGATATTAAACTTTTCTTTATCCCCTATTAATCCATATGAAGCAAACTCAGCAATTTCATATTTATTGCTTTCAAATAATCCTTTTAGCAAGGCTTTATTGTATGTTCCAAAGCCTGAAGAAACTTTAGATGATTCTGAACATACTAAAATTCTAGTTTTATGTTTTTGATTAGTCATGAAAATTTGTGTGTTTATAAAAATAGGGCTGTCTTTTTTCAACAGCCCCATCTTTAAATCTGTTTATGGGATAACTTAGAAAGCCACAGCCTCTGTATCAACTGACTGAGACTTAGACAGCTTGGTGATCTTAGAAAAGTTGTTTACTCTAATACGTAGAGTACTATGCTTGACCCCATCCTTTTCCCACGAGTCATTTCTAAGAGATCCTTCTACCATTACCAAGTCACCCTTCCTAAAGGATTCCGCTATAATCTCTGCTCCAGAATCCCAAGCTTCGCAATTAACAAAAGTGGTAATCTTATCCTTTTCGCCAGAAGCCTTGGTATATTCACGAGATACAGCAATGGTGAAATTTACCACAGACACAGGCTTTGATCTGCCTTCGATTTTCCTAATCTCAGGATCACGAGTTAGATTACCTCTAAGTAATACAATATTCATATTCAAATTTCCTTTGTAAAAAGTTAAAAATCACGCAAACGCACAGTATAGTATTGGTGGTGTACCAGCATGTCAAGTTTTTGCTAAAAACGTCTTTTCAGCAACAAACGAATCCTTATTTTTAGATATATTGCCCTTGATGATAATAATATTACCTTCAAATAATTGGTTACGGTATTGTCTAAAAGTTTCTGGAAAATATACCACAGAATCCAAACAGGCAGTACCATCATTTATGGATAGAAAAGCCATCTCGGCTCCAGCATTTTTGCCCTTCTTTGTTTTGACTATATTGATATTCTCTATCTCACCGGCCACCATCAAATTATTGTTGCTGCATTTATTATGCTTAATGTCTCTACAAGAATGACTTACCATGTGAATATCATACATGTCTATTTTAGAACAGGAGATAGAATAACCCAACAACATGTTCTCAGTATCAACAAGCCATTCTATAGAGTCTTCAATGGAAAATGGAGGATTTTTCATTGTTTTACATAAATTATTGACTATTTCTTTACGTTTATTCAAAGTTATTTTTTCTTTTAATTGACACAGACTAGTATATAGATCATCTGTGTTCAAAGATATACTCTTAAGTAGAGCGACCTCTTTGGGTGTTAATTCTAATAACATACTGTAATCCAACAGCATTTTGTTTCTGTGTAACTTCAAATAATCCAATGCTCCGGATTGAATTAGTGCTTTACTAGCTGTGGAATTCAATTCATACAAAACATCTATCAAAAATTCTGTCCATTTTAATTTAGCAAGATCTAGATTGTCTGTATGTATTAGGTGTTTTAGTTTTTTAAATGCTGATTGACCAAAACCTTTAATATCTGTTAGTCCGAAATATATATGTTGGTTTTTAAGTTCTATAAGATCGTTTAGCATTCTTACATCTGGATTACATATACTAATTCCCATCTCTATAGCATTTTGTACCAGTTCTTTAATTTCTTGTTGAGGATCTATTTTATCTTTGGCAAATCTTAGGTAAGCCGTAAAAAAATAAACAGGATAGTGAGCTTTAGCATATGCTGATAAGTAACAATTCATAGCATAACTAATAGCGTGCGATTTATTAAAAGAATATCTTTGACTTTTTTCGATCCATCCGAAAACCTGATCAGCTTGTTCTGCATTTAATAATTTTCTATTAGCACAACCGTCTATAAATTTGATTTTAAGTTTTGCCATTTCTTCTGGTTTCTTTTTACCAATAGCTTTACGCAAATTGTCTGCTTCTTGCAAATCGAAACCAGCAATATCTTTAGCTATTTGCATAGCTTGTTCCTGATATACCATTTCACCATATGTAGTATTCAGAATAGGCTCCAAACACTCATGAAAATAATCGATATCTTCGACACCATTCTTTTTGTCGATATAGTGACTGGTTACGCTTTTTCCGTCTCTATATGCCTCCAAACATCCTGGTCGCATAATAGAAATTAGTGCAGCTAATTCTTCTATATTTGATGGTTTTAGTTTTTTAGCCAAAGACCTTCCTAGCCTGGACTCCAACTGAAAACACCCCTTAGTATTTCCATTTGATATTAAATTCCAGGTTTTGGAACAAGCCAAATCAATTTTAGATATATCTGCTTCAAACATCTCCAAAGGCACCCTTAAATTTAATTTTTTGTGATAAATTCTTATGTAACTTTAAAAATCTAAGTAAGATATCAGCACAATCTTTTACATCTTTTAGAGCGTCGTGAGCATTATCTTTAGATATAGAAAAATAATCTCTAACATTATCTAATGATATTGATTTGACATCTTCTAAATACATAAACCAATAATATAATAGATTCATAATATCTATTACGTCTCGTGGGTAAAAAATATTACTATCGTTTTCTTTATTGACTGTATTAAATTTTTGAGCCATACGATTAACTATTTTTAGATCAAATCTGTTGATATTATATCCAGAAGCTATAGGAGCAGAAAATTCATTTTTCTTACTAGTTCTCGAATGATACTTATCTAAATATCCACAGAATAAGGACCATGCTTGTTTTTGTGGCATAGCTTCTTTCCACGAACATAAAATATCATCTCTGGAACAATTCCTAACTTTGGCATGAAAATTTAGAATATCATTATCATATTCGTGATTAGGATTGAGTTCTAAGCTTTCTGGCTTAAGCATTATATTAAATTCGGAATCCTTAACTATTTCTAATTTTATTGGATCCACTATCACAGCAGCTATTTGTACTGCACTACAAACATTAGGATTCACTCCGTCTGTTTCTAGATCAAAGATACATATTTTGTTACTAAATTTCATGCTGAAACCTTTACTCGCTGTAATGGAAGAATCATGACTTTTTCTTTGGTGTCGTTACGAATGGCATTAAGCACCTTGCAACAACTAAGTCTTTCTTCTCCTATCTTTGTATATTCTAAATCATCTAATACGAATACAGAATTTACCTCAATATCAATAAACTGTTTTTCTAACATATTTAGAACCCTTTCTTTTTGGAATCAGACCTGATGAGATAATAAATCTTTTATGCACATAATCTTATCTAGCATAGCGATACCTAGAATATCGAATTTTACAATACCTAAACTTTCTAGGTCTTGCATCTCCATACCGGCTATGGTCTGTTCGTTCCTACTATCATAAACCATAGGACAGAGTTCGGCAAGAGCCTGTGAACTGATAGCGATACCAGCCGCATGTTTAGATTGGTTGGTTTTGGTCCCTTCCAGCCTAATAGCCTGCTCGAAACGCTTCGCCAGAGGGCCAGACAAGTTTCCTTCATCGTCGATCTTGCACCACTGCTCAAGACCTTCTGAATTATTTTCTAATGCCCAACGAATAATCGAAGATTCCCCATACTCGTCTTTCATTTCTTGTAGTTCGTCCGCAATTTTTGCTTCATCTGGTATATTTTTAGTAATCATATTCATTTCATCAAAACTAATATTACCATAAACTCTTAATACGTCTTTTAAAGCTCCTCTGCCTTTCATAGTATTAAAAGTAATCATTTGAGACACTTTGCTAGAACCATACTGATTTTTAATATATTGAATAATTTCTTCTCTCTTGTTGATAGGTACGTCAATATCAATATCTGGCATAGAAATATGATCTTTAGTATTTCGACCAGCATTATAAAATCTATCAAACAGTAGTCCATATTGCATAGGATCTATACTAGTGATGCCTATTAAATATGATACTAGACATCCAGCCGCACTTCCTCTTCCTGGGCCGGGAAGCCAGTCATTTTGTTTTACATGATTAACTATATCCTGTACGATAAGAAAATAACTCGACAGACCAGCCCCCTGTAGAACCTCTAATTCGTATTTTATACGATCAACATAATTATTTTTGACATTATCTTCCAGACTATTGAGATTTTTATTTTTCCATCCATGCCTACATAATTCTCTAAGATACTCGTCTTCAGATATTTGGTTTGGACATTTAAAATCTGGTAAAGTTGGCTTGTGTACTATATCATAGTTTTCGCATAAACTATTTATATAGTGAGTATTGTCTAATTCTTCTTCAAAATGTAAAGCAGACATTTCTTGATGATCTAATATATGATAATTATCAGAAAGAAAGAAGGTGCCCATAGGGACATCGTCTTTATTTAGAATTTTTGTATTTATAGCTGGTAACGTAGTTTTTAAATTATTGCACAACAGAATCCTTTGGTCAACAGCATCTTCTTTTCTACAGTAGTGAGCATCGGGTGTACAAATTGCTTTAATATTTTTTTGACGAGCTATTTTTCTAACACAATCTGTGAGATGTTTTTGTATTAATAGATTCTGAGAATCCATTAATTGTGTTTCTAGGAAAAAATTATCTTTTCCAAAGGCATTCTGTAATAGATCAATATGTTTTATGGCCCCTGTTTCCCAATCATCTTTTATTTTGTCGTCACGAACAATACAATCTGCTACAGTCGATCCTAGGTGTCCAGATATGCCTATAAGATTACCGTCTAACAGAGATCCTAATGTTTGAATATCTAATCTAGGTTTATAGTAATAATAATCAGGATTGTTTGATTCAGAAACTATTTTTATTAGGGTTTTCCATCCTTGATAGTTTTTTGCCAATACTAATAAATGAGCTAAAGATCTGTTTTCTGGGGTTTTAGTAGATGGAGATTGATCACAAATATATAATTCACAACCAAGAATAGGTTTAATGCCCTTCTTTTTCATTATGCTGTGAAACTTTACAGTACCGGATATAGTCCCGTGATCAGTGATTGCACAAGTATCAACACCTATTTCTGCACACCTATCCGCTATTTGATCAGGTTTTGACAAACCATCAAGTAAGGAATAATGACTGTGTACATGTAGAGGAATATATGTTTTCATGTTTGTCCCGGTGGTTTATAAAAGCCAAAATTATGATTAGGATGTTTATACTGCTGTGTAACAAATTGAATATCATATAATTCAATATCGTGTTTGATTTGTTCACATTTAGTCATATACTTATCTTTAGGAGATATTTGACCATCTCTGTATTCAACAAGTGGGGGGACTGCGGTATTTTCGAACGTGGTTTTTCCCAAATGACACAGCTTACTACACATCCACGATTTTGTCAATTTTGGCTTCTTTGATTTTTTTATGATTTCAAATTTTTGTCTCAACATGTCTTCTGTCGCTATTAAGTCCTTTTTATCAAAACAAATAGAGAAAGCCCCACCATCGTTAATAAAATTAATAGAAACTATTACATGATCAATTTCTGGATATAAGCGAGTTAAAGCATAATGATAAATTCTTAATTGTGGATCTTTTTCTAAGTCTTCTTGTTCTTTAGTTTTACCAGTAGCCCAATTTAATCTTTTACCTGTTTTCCAGTCTATAATTTCTAATGTATTATCATTTACCTTAGTTATAAGATCAATAGTACCTTTTAGTGCCAAATGACCGGATATTTCTTGATCGTCTATAGTAAAACTGTATTTGCTCCATGGTTTTTTTATTTCAAAATCAAAGTGCTGTTCTGCTTCAACTATATGTCTTTTTCTAGGATCAAACATCCCATTATTATAATTTAAGGTTTTATATACCCATTCTCGACAATCCTTTTTATCTACTGGCATCCATTTATGATGTTGGTTTGTGTTTGTATAATAATCATATACCTGTTCAATAATAGTATCTAAATCGTAGTTATTAACATCTAATTCTCCAACAACATCATCTACAATAGTGATCTGGTTATTTTGTTCTGCTTTTTTAATAAAAGCCAGAATCTCTAAAATTTTATGTACAATTGTTCCCTTGTCTGCTTTTTTACCTGAAAGACCTCTCCATCCTAATACATATTCTCCAAAATATTGTTGCTCACACATAGAGTGAGCATTAAAAGATGAACTACGAAAATAAGTAATAATCATTTTATGTTTTCTATAAAAATTGGAAATAATTGTTCTGACTGTTGAAGTATATCTAGATTACTATTATCCAATATATAATTAAAATTATTCCAATCGTATCTATCTTGATTCAAAATATTTTCTGATTCATGAGATGAGTCATCTCCATAAATATTTCTTGTTAGCCTGATAACACAGCCATTATGATTTTTGATTGCAGCTACTTCATTAGGAAATCTACAGTCGTTAATAAGAGCAATTTGTGGTTGGTCCATTAAAATTTTTCTTATTGTTGATTCTGGCCAAATATCTACTTTGATTTTTCTAAAAAAGTCTGTGCCGACAATTTGCATAACTTCTCTAGCTGTTAGAGACTGACCGTCTAAGCTCATATCGGTCGTTGTATTTTTTTGTTCATCTGTGCCGTAACACTGTTCGTATGTTAATCCTAGTATGTCGATACATATTTGTTTTTTCAGAATATCTGCAAAACTATAGACTTTAATTGATCCAGACAATTTTTGTATAACATCTAAAATATAAGTATCAATATTTGGTCGAAGATGATAATAATCAAATACGTCAACAATATGTTGAGAATTATCTGGTTTAATAACTTCTATTTGTCCGAAGTTATTCATAATTACCTTAGTAAAGGCATTCGTATTTGCTAAAAAATTAGCGTATAAAAAATTAGCACAGCTGCTTTTGCCAGATTGTTTTTTACCTGAAAAACCTATAATTTTTGTCATTGTATTTGTTTTCCTATAACTTCCTGAATTTGTTCCACACTCATATCGGCTACGTCGTTTGTATCGATATGTATATTATATATATTATATGTTTTATGACATTTACTTTCTATTACTTTTCTGCCGCTATGTCCGGCTTCGTCGTTATCCAATAATAAATATATATTCATAGCACCAGAAATATCCAATAACATTTTTTGTTTATCTGTCATCGAAGATCCATAAATAGCAACAGCATTATGAATTCCAGCCATTTCTAATTTCCAAACATTACCAGGACTCTCCACTATGATAATAGAGCCTGTTTTTTGAACATATTCTTTAGCATACCATAAATTATATAATGAAGTTTGTGTAGCAAACCCCTTGCTATGTCTCCATTTACTGAATGTCCTACCTATTTCACACTTTATATCGGCATTGTGGTGTCCTCCGCATGAGTCGCATTTGTCGCATACGCTTCTTCCAGAGCACCCAACCATATGTTGATGTGTCGTATCATAAATAGGAACCACTGCTCTATTATTCATTTCTTTTCCAACAACAGTACAGTCTCCCACATCATATTTGTCTAAAATTTCACCTGAAAATCCTCTTTGTAAAAAATATGGACTAGGAATATTTAAGAGATTTCTTACAGATTCTCTAGTTGGATATTGATGTGATGTATTTTTTGATGTTTTGCTAACAATAGACATATTAGCCACGAACATATTTTTATCTTTGACAGTAGGATCGACAGAAAGATGAGCAGCATCTATGTTGACAAATTTTTGTATAAATTCTAATGCTTCATTAAACGAAGCTATATCATCCCCTTCTTCTTGCCAATCATATTTTTGTTGAGATATAATACCTCTAATAAATCCAATAATAGACCCTTTGAATATTTTTTCACATTGATGAGTTCTGCATTTCCAGTTACCTCTATAAGAATCTCCTATATGATATATATTTAGAGCAGACGGGTTGTCTCCCTTATGAATAGGACAACACATACTATAAAACTTAGAGTTCTCACGATACTCTAAATTAAAATAATGAAATAGGTCCGTAATTTTATCACAGGCAGCATCACAAATTACTTTGAGTTGCTGCTGATCAATTGAACGGAATTTCTTCTGAGTTTGATTCTTGTATGGTGAATCCATCGTTGCTGCCGTTTCCATTGACTAACTCCAATCTTGTTTTACCTTCTGTAATTTTTGCACACCATCCCTTCATATAACAATTAATGTAATCGTTATCGTCCAATCCTCCTCCGTGCCTACTCACTAGTGGCAATAATTTCCTATTACCATTATCGGGACCATCTTCCGCCATCTCTTCTTCAGATTTCCGCTTGAAGATAGTAAAATTACTACATAACCAGATAATACGATCTGATCCGCTCGCGGTATCCGTGCTTTCTTTCGTAATACCATCCCTATTTAACTGAACAAAAGCTACAATAGGAATCTGATATTTGGTAGCAAAATTATGCAGAGATGTCATCATGAATCCCAAAACCTGATATTCTTTCATATCCTGAGACATGCCCTGAGTATCCATTAGTTTCAGATAATCATAAAATATGACACACGGCTTGGCAGACCCATCGTCATTCAGTCCGACCTCTTGAACAATCCATCTTCTCATAATACTCATTTGCTCATCGAAAGATTTCCCAGCAATAGACTTGTGATAGATTGGAGTACTTTTAAGTTCAGAGATAGCTTTTTCTATTTTTGTATTTAGGTTTGGAGATTCATTAAATTTTCCTGTTTCGATTTTTGATATATCTATTTCCGTCATCATTGCTAGTAATCTATGAATATGGTCATTTTTTGTCATTTCGGTATCCATGTTTAAAACTGGTATACCTAGTTTAGCAATATTTCTACCCATATTATCTGACAATAATGTTTTTCCTGTCTTAGGTCTTGCAGCGATAACATTAATGGTGCTACGACGCAAACCTCCACCAATAGCAAAGTCATATGCAGGAAAACCTGTGGATATACCAACCTGATCTATAGGATTGTTTTTCAGATTATCCATATAATCATCAATATTTTGATGAATTAGTTCCGGCCTATTATCTCCATCGCTAAGAGATGAAGCAAAACCGAGAATAGGGTCTTCGGCTATACCTAGAATTTTTGATATAGATTCCGACCCATTTACGTCTAATAAGCCCTTCTTTACTTCGTCAAGCTTTTTATAAAGCTTACGAGCAATGGACAGTTTAGTAATTTTACTAGTAAAAGAATTAAGATTTGCAGCATTAACTGGAAAATCTAGTATAGCTTTTAGATGCTGAGTTTCTTCTTTTTTATTTAAGATAAAGTCCAAATCTAGACTCTTAGCAGCAGAGTATATTGATGCTATGTCTAGTTTTTGTACTTCCTGCTTTTCAAAAACATTCTTAATACATTTATACAGAACTATATTGCTGTCTATATAAAATGTTTCCTCCGACAAGATATCGGCTACTTCATAGTAATATTCTCGACCATATTGGCACAGAATCGCTAATACGGCTCTTTCTGCGGATGGATCGCAGAGTATCATTTGTTCTTTTGACATTATATTATAATCTGTCCGTGGCTGTTGTTGTCAAGTTAGTTCAAGTTTTTGATTTTGTTTCGTTGAATAGATAATAGTATATCAGATAAGTTTTTAATTGATGTGGCTATATAAAGTAATCTATCTGTTCTTTGTTTAGCGTATTTCTTTATAGCATTGAGGGCTTCAGCTTTGTCGTTGTGTTTAATAGCCTGAATTGATTTTTCAACATAGCCATATCCTTTATAATTATTTAATTCATCAGCTATTACTTCCTTGATCGTCTCATCTGCCCAATTATATCTTGCTGTTTCTCTATTAATAGTTCTTTGTATATAAAAAGCATATTGGCCTAACCTATATGCAATTTGTCCACAATCTTCTGGAGATAGACTTTCCAAAGACTTTCTATCCATAGTGAGATAATTATTGAGTTCATCCTCTGGTAATGAGTCTGGATTAGCAGCATATTTTGGAATATTGAGACCATGCTCATATTCGTCCAAGATACTATCCCAGTTCTGTAATTCTTCTTTAGCTGTTTTTTTCATTTATAATGTCTTTCCATTTGTCTGTATCAAAATGTGGAAACTCAATATATTGTATATTATTGAGAAAGCACCACTCCTGTTTTTGTTTATCTCTTTTTCTGGATTTTAAGAAGTTCAGTTTATTAGTATGATAAAAAGGAACAAACTTATAATGTTGTTCTCCATGAACCTCTATGCATTTTTTAATTAATGGAATATAAAAATCTAGATATAAAGTTTCAGAACGTCTAACGGTAATAGGTACCTCTTCTAGAATTTGCATAGTAGGATAATGTTCTTTTAATATTTGTCTAGCACGTAAATGTAAACTAGATTTATTAGTTAAAGAACCTTTTGCTATATGTCCATGCAAACTCCAGTTGTGCCAATTTCCATCAAGATCCTGTACTTCCATTATTTATTATGTCCAAGAATTTCGTTTATTTGTTTATATAGTTCATTATATGCTTCTTCGTTTTCTATTAAAAACTGGCGAATTTTTTCTGTTCCCTGAAACTTAGTTGTACTATCCTTAATGAAATCTAAGGTATACCAAGATCCAGCTTTAGATATCAGTCCAACATCAGTACCTATAGTAATAATTTCTGTGTATCTATCTATTCCATATCCGTATCTAATATAGCTTGTAATAGACCCTCCCGGCGGTCCCAAGGCAGAACAAATAGTTTGCCACTCAACCTCTTGACCTATTTGTGTATTTTCTGTTCCTACTAGCCAAGGCTTAAAAGTTTTTGCTCTTAATTTTATGTCCGTTTGATATGCTATTGCTTGACCAGATTTTTCTTTGAACTCTGCTCCGTATCCTGTTGGATTACCCATTAAGTGTGTAATGCCTATAACAACATTTTTATTAACAGGTATAACATTAGCTACTTTGCGGCAAAATTTTGCTAATAGTTTTGCTCCATCTGCTCTTTGCATCTTATCCATATCACTTGTAATTTCTGCTTCCGTACATAAAGCAGAATATGAGTCTATGATTAGTACTGATCCAGGTTCTTCATTAATGATTCTTTCTGCTATTTGTAAATATTCTTCAGCATGTAATATCTTTCCCATTTGAGATCCGATAACATGAAACTTATCGAAATTTAATCCGGGTATTCCTTCTAGGTCTCGTTTCTTCAATCTACCTTCTATATTTAGGTAGTACACTTCCCTGCCATCTTTGAACGTACCAGAACCGTATATAGGATTCTGTGCTGTTGCAGCAAACGTTAGTGATGTGGTGGTTTTACCACACTTTGGTTGACCTGTCAAGACCACAAAGCTTCCCTCTGGGATACCACCATTTAAGACCATATCTATAGCTGGACTCACAGGAATAATAACAGACTTTTTATCCACAACAGAGGCGGCACTAACAATAATATTATCTCCAAAATCTTTTTTAACGCTCTCTTTAATTTTCATTATCTAGTTCCTTTAATTTTTCTATGATAGATTTCTTCGTATTTTTATTATTAGCTACGCCACCAATAGACTTATCTACCCGGATAATTTCTTTTGATATGTCGTTATTTTTTGCATCTATGACGACTTGCTGCTGTATAATGATAGCTTCCAAATGTGGAGCCCTCAATGAGAAAATTTTTCTGCCTTTCTCACTCTTAAGAGCAGCTATGATAGCCTTGTCTGTGTGTTTTTTAAGTAGTTTATGAGCAGTAAAAATCTGCGACTTATAAAATTTGCACCATTCTACATTTAACCAGAACCTATAATGCAGGTCTTTATTTTTTTTCTTCGCTAGGTTTTCACAGATCATTTCTGTAATATACTGTGCTGCTGTAACGGTTTTTCCGTTAGAGTATTTCGACGGATACATTGTCATATTTTAAATACAGCTTCTCTGCTAGTCCTAAATGAATATAGCTTTCTGTGCGTAAAAACAATAAATACGCATCAAAGATATCTTTTGTAACTTGTTTCCATGTCCAAAAATCAAAATTTTCTTGTTTATCGTAATGTCCTGAGCTGTTTAGCCAAAAACCATTTGGATTAAACAGTTTGGCGTATTTACCACCTTTAATATAAAAAGTTATAGAGTTATTATCTACGATAATTTTAGCATAAGTTTTCGCAGAATCGTCTGTGATGTAATTATTATTTTTATCACATCCGTTGCTATGACTACGAGAAGTAAACCAAATCTCACTCATCGTTTTTTATAGTATTCTTACAGGTGTCCGTGAGCAAAGACTCTATATTATTGTATAATGTATCAATAACTGTTTTATAGTTATCTGTTATAAAATCTGCCATATATGTTTTATGGATTCTTTCGACCATATTAGATCCTGTCATATCCGGCTGTTCCTGTAATACATCGCAAACTATTTGTATGTTCACCATATATGGACGAGGCCCCAATACTTCCTCTTGGTTTGTTGTATCTGTGGCACAAGCTTGTTGGAATTGACAAAATTTTTGAGCCTCCTCAGACAACGCCTGTTCAGCTTGTCTAAGTTTGCCTTCTAGTTTTTGTAAAAGCTCTAATTCTTCTTCTGATATATATTGAGATACTATATCATGAGGTAGCGGAGGCTTATATTCTTCTGTGTTCATCTTTTAATTTTCTTCCATTTCTGAACAGGACACTCTTGATCTGCCCATGCTAGTTTATTCATAAAAACTTTTTTATTAGACAAATTACATCCACACATCAAACACTGAGACTTAGTTTTTTCCATATATTCACAAGACATGCAAATATTTAATCTATCTCTTATTTCATCAGAGGTAGCCTTGGGAAATCCTGCATTAATATGCCAGAATAAAGCCTTAAGAAAAGTTAAGATTTTTCTGGATATTGAGATTGTATAGGTTTTATAGGACATATATTATGGTCTTTGTCAAGAGTATAAACGGTATCCCTTGACACTATAGTATCGGAAGGGAACCATTGGGGCAAGCCGTTCTTTATAGAGTAACACAGTCTGCTTCCGTTTTGTTTAAAATCAGAAGTCAATAAAAAATAATGATCCTCGTTTGAACGGAAAATAGTACCAGATTCTAATTCTTCTATATATTCCATTATATTTTAACCAGGACTTACTGAACATTTATTACATTTGTATCTATCCGGAGCATCTGATAATAAGGTAGGGTTAATCTCTTCTCTCTTACCACATACTCTGCACTGAACATTTAAAGTACTAAACTTACGAGCCCTAGGAACTGGCGGTATCTGACTTAACTTACGGTCTATTTCTATGTCTTCTTTATGTAAATTTTTCTCGGTCATCGAATCAAATTTATTAATTCTACCATTACTGGTAGATTGATTGGATGCCTTTTTAGAACGAGGTTTTTTAGGTTTGGCACTAGGAGCATCTGAAACATTTGTTTGTTGAGAAAGCATAGACTGTAACATTACAATCATTGCTTGGATTTGATTAGGATCCATCTGTGGCATATTGCTCATTATTCGTTAATCCTAAAAATATTCTTGGAAAATCTATTTTCAGTTGTTGGGGGATTTTGCTTTTTGAAATCATCATTTAAGGCAGATGCTTCTTTGGTCATAATGGCTACGTTATTTTTGTTATTAGCTGAGTCTGTTATCATCAAGTGCTTTGATTTTGATGCACTGGTTGAGGACGAAGCTGTTTTGATTGCAGAAGAACTACCCTTTTCTTTTTCTTTTTTAATAACCCCTAATACCTGATTATCCGTTATTTCTAGTTCATTAGATATTTTTTCTACTGGCCAACCTAAATGATTCAGCCATAGAGCTGCATATGATTGTGTTCTATTAATTCTTGACATTATTCAGTCTCCCTTTCTGCATTATTAAGCCATGCTGGATTTTTTGATTTTAGAAATTCTGCATACAAATTAAATGTTTTCTGACTAACCTGTTTGAATTTATCATTTGACCTACAGACTCTATCCAAAAAATTATTATTCTTTTCTTCGCCATAAAAAGAAATAGGGTTGAAGAGTTTTCCATTACGATCTAATCTAATTAAATACTTTACCGTTTGGTCAGCTCTCATAATTTTCTTAGCGTATACCTTACTGTCTAGCTTAGATCTAATAGGCAGATTTTCAGAATCAAGTTTATCTTCTGATCCTATTAGAGTGTAATAAGTCTCTTCTAATGAATCATTTAGTGGGTCTTCTTTAAAGCAGCTAGATGGATTAAAAATAGTCATGATTTTCTTTCTTAATTTATTAGGTCCACTTGTTCTTAACTTTGGTTTTCTTCATCCTAGACATACCACTAGGCAATTCTTTGGTAGATTCTATTTCTTTATAATCATTATGTTTTTGATCTAATGCTTGTTTTTGGTCTTCGCTTAATCTATCTCTATTTCTGTTTGCTAAATCTCCCAATGTTTTGAGTTCGCTATCTGATTTTTTAACAGATACATTTTGTGTACTAATATCTTTGATATATTGTCTATATGTACATGATGTTTTTCCACATTGAACACATTTGGGTGATTCCACATAATCTCTTATATGGGAGAATAACTCAAATCCTAGTTTACACTTGTCACAATAATAAGAATATGTTGGCATTACTGAAAATCTTTAAAATAAATCTTCCACTGGTCGGGAACTTCCGATTTTATAGTAGAAATGTGATGACTCACTGGCAAGTATTTGATGCTTTTCTGCGGTACTACCGGATGATTTCTTAAAGGCATATTAGCTTGGGACGGCGTTCTATTTTTCTTTTTGAGATTGCAGGATACACAAGCAGTAACTATATTGGTCCAATTTGTGGGAGAATGATCAAACTGCCACTTAGATTTGGGTATGACATGATCATAAGTCAATTTATTAATTTCGTTCTTTTCTCCACAATATTGACATGTAAAATTATCTCTAATGAATAAATTTTTTCTAGAAAAAGTCACAGACTGTGTGTGGACCTTAAAGTATTTGTTTGTTTTGATAACTGCTGGAATCAAAAAAGTTTTATTATTAGCTCCAACAATATAATCACTATCATAATAGTCTATAATTTCTATATGCATTTTAGAACTATTATAAATATACTTAAATGACCACACCATAGCCTTTTTCCAATCGATAATGCCTAGTGGTGTGTAATCAGCATTAAGTACTAAGCATTGTTTATGTTTGTGTCTCATGTGAGTCTAATCGTGTCAAAATTTTTGATATGATTGGATTTCTAACAATATCAGACGATTGTAATTGTACAAAACCCAAACCGTCAACTCCGTCCAATGCTTTCATCATGTTTAAAAATCCTCCCTGCATATTTCTATTCAAGTCAGATTGACCGATGTCTCCTGTTAAAACCATTTTGCTATCAGTGCCAGTTCTTGTTAATAACATTTTTAATTGATCATAAGAGGCATTCTGACATTCGTCAGCAACAATAAAAGCATTATGGAAATTTCTACCTCTCATCAAACCAAGAGGAACAACCTCTATTTTATTATTGAGTTTCAAACTGGTATACTGTTGCATAGTAATGAAGTGTTGAATCTCATCTAATAATGGTAGTAGATAAGGGTGTAATTTTTCTTCCGCTGTTCCTGGTAAAAACCCAATACGTTCTCCTGCTTCTAAAACTGGTCTGGTAACAATAATCTTTTTTACTTTTTCGTCTAATAAATATTCTATAGCCATTCCCATCGCTATATGAGTTTTGCCAGTGCCTGCCAAACCCTGACAAAATGTAATAGTGTTTTCTGCAACAGTTCTAATATACGCCCTTTGGTTTTCTGTTCTTGGCCTTAAACGATTCCTATATACCACACTGCTTGTTTGAGGATCAATATTATTTGTAATATCAATAACTTTGGATTTCTTTTTTAAGTTTTTATTATTTTTTCTCAAATTATACCCTTTTGCAAAATAGAGTTTAAATTAGACAGGCGCCGCCAGCGCAACTAATTTCCTCTATTCCCAAAGTATTATCCTCTGTTTCCAGTAGTTGCGTATAATCAACCTTCTTGAAGCTATCGAATAAGTCGCAATAAATTTTCCAATTATATACATCTTTCATACAATAAGTTAATCTTTTAACATCGCTATTAAAATATTTACCAGCAAAGTTTTTCATTTTAGTTATAAACTTTAGTCTATCTTCTGTGTCGTTTTCCTTAGCTTGATTCATAGTTACATAGTCACAAGCTGCCCACAAATTGTTGTCAAATACATTAAGAGCTAATTCTATTAAACCAGAGCACCATAAAGCAGCATCTCCGTATTCTTTGACTATTTCTCTACTAGTATACACTGTAGTGAACGGAGCCTGAATATAATCTTTGTCTCCACTCTGAGGAATCAAAGAGATCCCCGCAAAATACCGACGATTATCATATATGTACTTAGTAACATCTATCCACTCATCTGGCTTAACTGTTACGGTATTGCTAACATTATGACTTAAATAGCTCTGGGTACATAATGATCTATTTTTACCAGAATAGACCCAATTTTTTTGAGTGTCTTTTACTATTGACAACATTTCTACTGCTGGTAATTGATTCTTTAGTTTAGCTCCATCTGGTACCTCTATAGGGAATTTAACCACCTCATCAGTATTGTTGGCAGACCATGATGATTTCTCGCACGCCTGCGGGTTTACTTTTTTGAAGTGTTGGTATGGGGCCTCTAAAACATTCGCCTGTACGTGCCTTATATAGCGTTTAGCGTGATGTGGGTGTATGCCAGAGCTTGTTCCCAACATACTACTGCTCGTACCCTCTGGTTTTAAACAGGTTACTCTAGCAGCTTGATTAATACCAATTTTTTTGGCTAATTCTTTATTAGTGTCTACTGCTATTTTGGCACCATTTTTAAGAACTTTTTCTGTTAACACGATATCATGCTTTTCCATGATCCCGGTTAATGAAACTCCAAGAAGTGCTTCTCTTTGGAAGATTTTTTGGCTAATTTCGCCTAAATACTCTAGATTTGTAAAACCAGCCTGTAATGTTCCTATAGTCGCAGCAGCTTTACATCTCTCATAAAAATCACTTTCATCAGTAACAGATGAGCAATTAATAGTAGACAAATTACAGCCTTGCCAACCAGATCTACCTGTTTCTTCGTCTACGGGCCACATGCCTACTTCTACGCACGGATTAAAAGTCATTTCTGTTGAATCGCTCCAGATAAATCCCGGTTCTCCAAATTCTTTAACACTATCCATTAGAATTTGAAATTCATCAAATGTGGTTTCATCTTTTAATAGAAGTGCTGAGTTATTACTACGAGCCCTTTGTGGATTATCCATGTACCAATTTCCTGTTTTAGCCTTGGCCATCTCAACATCGTTATGACTGAATAGTGCTAAGGAAGCACTTCTTCTTACTCCTCCGCTTAATACAGCATCACTACTATGCATGATAATATCATAGGCATCTATTGGTCGGAGTTTTTTTTGTCCATTTGCTAGACATCTGTCTAGAAGTGTTCTTATTTTTTCTAAGCCGTTTTGAAGAGGTTCGAACCCTGGAGCCTTACCAACACCAGACGATAAAGAAGATCCTTTTTCTCTAATATTAGAATAATCAAATACTATATATTGGTCTTTATAGTCTTTAAACTTATCTTCTGATGGTTTTGTAAAATATGAACTAAGAAGAACCCCCAGAGCATCAGCCCATCCTTCTATGCTATCTTCTATAACATACTTTTTACCAGTTTCTGATTTCGGTTCCTGTGACAATGAAGGTAGCTTTGCTATATGGTGTTTTTGAACACTAAACCCAGTACCAGAACCGCACAATAGTAGCCAAAAACATTCTTGAAAAAATCTAAGTCTGTCACAATAGGAACTGGTACAGTTGTAAATTTTTGCATGTCTTTTGAGGATAGGTTCCCCACCAAACTGTAAAGCTCTTTGAGAACCTAAAACTTTTTTCTTATGCATTATGTCGTAGGCCCAATCGATATCAGAACCTATGTTTAAAGAAGCATACTTTGTATGCATCATATTTCTAACTCTGTCTACAGCTTCTTTCCATGTTTCTCTGCGATTCTCTTTCTCTAACCATCTTGCATATTTACTAACGAAAGTATAATTCTGTAACTCTTGTAAAGCCGACATAAGATCTCCTATTAATATGATTTGTCCGATAGAAACACAGAAAGAAAAAACCCTGTGCAATAATTAATCATAAAGTTTATTTACTATTATGTCTATAATGATATTTTTAATGATGATATCATCATACACCACAGACACTAGACAACCAAGAAAGATCTGGTTGAATTTTATGAATTTTTATACCACTCATTTTTGAAAATGTATCAAATATTTTTTGTTGATGTTCGTCAAATAAATGTGTACCGTGAGTATCTGTCATAAATACTTCAGTCACTCCTTCTTGCCATAAAGCCATTATGCAATCATTGCAGGACTGTCCTGTGACATAAGCTATTCCCTTATCAGGTCTTACAACACAATTACTCAAAGCATTTCTTTCAGCATGAATCATCCATGGGTATTTTTCAGGACGGCTTTTAGGTAGATTGGTGTCGTCCAATCCTCTTGGATAACCATTATATCCGACACCGAGAATTCTGTTGTTTTGATCTGTTATTATACATCCGTGTTGGGTATGTATGTCGTGGCTTCTTTGGGAAACAACTTTTGCAAGTCCTAAAAAATAATTTGCCCAGCTCGGTCTCATGTTTGTTCCGTTTAAGAATTTTATTTCCAAAATCTCATATTGATTTGGGACAGGTTGTTGAATCTTCGATGTGTCCAGGTGATTCATTATACGTTTCTGTGTCGGAATAGCAACCGGATGTTCTAAAAATTCTTGTTTATTATATTACATCTGTCAGAGGGTATTCATAGTAATCTGGTTTGTCAGCAGAAGTAATTTGTATATTGTCGATGTATATAGATAATTCCCTTATGTCTGTTCCCATAGACAGTCGCTGGGGGATAATGTAGTCTGAATCAATGATCATATTTATTGGTTCTAATATTTCTATAACCATATGCCCGTCTAGCAACAAGTTATTTGTGTCTATATTAGATCCATTAATATTGATATTGATATATTGAATTTTATAAGGTTTTTTAAAACTGATTTTAGCTTTATTAATATTTCTAAAGTTAAGACAATTATTGCCAGATAACCAAAGGATACTATTATTATTGTCACTAGTATATTTATTAGAATTATAAATTATAGGTTTAGTATCAGAATAAGAAGTAGATCTATTATCAAAAAATCCCTTAATATCTTTTGATAAATCATAGTTTGACAAGAGTTTATTAGTAAATGAATAAAATCCTAAATTGTTTTGTTCAATATAATTTTGAGAATTTAATGTATTGATTAAGCCGTATCTGCTATGATAGTTTCTGTTATGAATCATTCCATGATATTGATGAGTTGCATGACAATTTTCTATGTATGCTGTTTTTTTGTAGTTGGTTGCAGAGATGAATTGTTTGCTTTTTTCTATATAATCTAATATTTGGACTTTGTGATCAGAAAAAACCCTATCAAAAATATTCATAGAAATATAGTGACTATCAATAAAAAAAGGTACTATATTTATAGTATCTCCTCCACCAACCAAACATTTATCAAATAAACCCCCAACATAGGATAAATAGTTTTTTCTATATGCTATAAATCCTCCAGGATTACCATCATTTATATGATTGTTTAAAGTTGAGAATTTTACAGTACTTTCATAATATCTATCCATACCTAAACCATCTGGTCCAATATATTTAATTGTTTCGAAACATTGAACCATAATATGATTTTTTAATAAATTACAAGTTTTATAGTGCCAATTATTATTATTTAAAATAATGTCACTATCTGCTACAACAATATATTCGTATAGTCTTGGTATTTCTTTCAGCAAAAAATTTATAGCAGATTCTTTATGCCACAGGGGACTATTGTTATGGATAGTAAAAATTGTACCAGTATTGGTATCGAGATTAGAGGTTGTATTCTCTGGTATTATCTCACAAATATATAAATGATTACCTAGACCACATCCATCAATAAAAGCAACAAATTTATGAAAATTTTCAATAACTAATGGTGAATTTTGATGATTATAAATTGTAGTCAAAATTGCTAAATTATTCATTAAATGTTTCTATCTTAAGATTAGTTTTATCTCTCATTAATTTTAAGAATTGTACCCTATTAATTTCTTGATATTTTTTCATTCCTTTTGTTATGTCTGTTCCGCTAGAAGATCCTTCGTCGTGAATAGCAACACATCTTGGTTCATATATGGTTTTTAATCCGTTAATATGTGCTCGATATTGCCACTCGCTATCTTCATAATACATTTTATCAAGCTGCTCGCTTAGTGGACCAAGTTTATCTATGGCGTCTCTTCTCATATATAATAAGCATCCAGAGCAATATCCAGTATAGTGTGGGATATTAAATTGAGGATCATCAGCATCTTGATGCCTTCCCTTATTTCTGCCAGTACCATCAGAATATAGCTCTGCCCCAGCTTCTGCTAGCTTACCATTTGGATATAATGTTTTTCCTCCAGCAGCAGCAATGTAGTCAGCACTATATGCACTAGAGTATAAATAATTTAACCAATAATTATCTAAAATTTCTATATCATCATTAATTAATAATATATCAGAAGATTGATATTTTGTATCATTAATAATTTTATTGTTTGGTATGATAAAATACTCATTGGTGTTATTTTTTATGTATATTATTTTATCTGTATTGAATTTATTTTTTATGTATTCCGATTGGTCTTGAATCCCATTATCTGTAATAACTATATTATAATTTGAATATTTTGTTTTTTCTAATATGGTCTCAAGACATTTTTCTAATTTTTCTGGTTGATTGTAAGTTACTATACTAATAATTATATGTTTATCTTGTAATGAATGCTTAAGAATATTAGTTGCTGATGTTCTAGATACTATTTGTGATAAATGTTTTTGTGCCGATCTGCCCAGATTAACCTTTTCTTTTAGAGATAAAGAGAAGAAGTATTCTAGCTCTTCTATAAAACCTTCTTCTGAATTTGTTATTAATGCATTTTGTCTATGGGCAAATTTTATTCCTTCATTTCCTATATCAGAAGTAAGTATAGGCACCCCACACATTCCAGCATCACAAATTTTCCCTTTAATACCTGCTCCCCAAAACAATGGAGCAATCATTAAACAAGATTTTTTATATAAATCATTAAGATTATCTACTTGTCCAAGATATTGTATTTCTGGAATATTCTGGATCTTTTGTTGAATTGATTCATCTAAATACGGACCAGCTATCAACAGGCAGGGTTTGTTTTTTAAAGAATGATATGTTTTAGTTTTCTGAAATTTTGTATAAATATTAATAGTCTTTTTAACCGCTTCGACATTTGGGCCGTGATTATAATTACCTATAAAAATTATGTGTTTTCCTAATTTAATATTTTTACTATCATGTATATTGCTTAGTATTTTAATATTGTATCCGTAACCTAGTTCTTTTTGAATATGTTTTTTATCGTCCTCTGTTATGGCGAATATTGTGTTAGCTTTTGAGTATACATTTTTTTCTATATTTTTCCTATCTTCTATATTATTTTGGGTCATTAATAATTGCCCAGAATTTTTACCTCTTTGTTCTCTTACCCAGTGAACATCCACGCTGTCTACTAAAATTTTAATACTAGGAAATAATGATTTAACAATATCTATGTACTGGTTTCCTATATCGTACCACGAAAAAATTGCATTATCAAAAATTATTTTATTATCAGCTGCTTCTTGCAAGTACTTATTTAAGTATATTCCTTTGTGTATATTTGGTACAAAAACTGGTATATTTAATTCTTTTACTATTTCTATATATTTGCGATTATTATAACCGTTACATAAAAACCATACGTTATATTCGAAATCAAGTTTTAAAATCTTCAGAATCTGTAACAATCTATTACCTCCACTACTACAATCAAAATCGGGAGCCATAGGAGAAAAATACAATAAATTTTTACCATTATTCCAAAATTCAGGAACCTTTATGTTTATTGTGTCTAGGTTTTCAATCATAATTTGTTTATAGTTTCTACCTTCGCCTATTCCGAACATCAGGTAGTGCTCTGTGGCCTTTTGACTGGTGTTTACCTCACACTGAATAAGATCAGGATGCATTGATGTATAGATCATGGGGTCAAAATCTTCGGGAATGAGATGTTTGTTGTTTTCAACTAATTGTTTTGTATATTCATTAGAGATCCATTTCATAATATTTTTCTAATAATTTAATTTCTAGTTTGATTGTGCTGTATATAATATTTTTTATTTTTGGGCTAATTTCAATTTCTATAATATTATCAATAGTAGATCGATTTATGTGATAATTAGGTATATGCAATTCAAAAGGATTTGAAGAATTAAAAATTTCACATAGTTTTTGTTTTTCAACTTGAAAACAGAATTGATAATCATTAATTATTTTTTTTGCTTCTTTATATTTTTGTTCTAATGAAATATCTAAAAATTTACATTTAGTTAAGTAATCTATTGTTAAATTACCAAATTGTTCTAGGTAATTTATTAATACGTCTTCAGCTATATTATTAATGTGTATATTGTAAAAAAAATGAATATGACTAATTATTCTTGATATTGGGTTTCTAAGAGTAAGTATTCTATAAGTATCTTCTATAGGTAATTTAAAACTATTCTCAATAAAAAAAGTTGGACTATGGTCTACGAAAAGAAGAGTGTCTGTATGGATAGCTTCTATTAGGTGGGGTTTTTCATATAAACAAATATTTGAATGTGTATGCTCTGATATATAAGCTGGAGCTTGTTGAAAGTAAACATTATCTTTTATTCCGTCATATATACTTTTCTTTAAACTTGATCCACCACATCTTGGTATATGATTTAATACTAAATACTTGAACATAATGTATGGTGCTCTTCTAAATATGATAGTAAGTTTTTATATACGATATTCTATTTTATCAAAAAAAATATTTGGATCAAAATCCCAGAAATAATTTAGACTCTTATTTTGGTTTAATTCAAGAAGTTTAGTTCCAGACAAACAGTTTTCTTTTAATAAAGAATATAGTTCTTCATGAGTTAAGGGTTTATCAAACAATGAGCTTTGTCCCCTATTATCACCATGAATATGGTTTGCACTCCATCCATATATTCCTATGTGACCATGCCGGTTGGTTTCTGGGGCTATTGTAGTCATATTATTTTTGACTAATATATTTTTTAAATCTAAATCTAGGCCGTCAATCTCTTTTATAGAATCGTAATATGGCTTGACATATTTTATAAACTTAAACCTACTAATTAAACAGGATCGTATTGATGTTGCTGAACGAATTATTTTATTAGGATTTCCTTTTGGTTTTTCCCATGCTCCTATGTGGAAGTATAGTATATCATCTTTGTCTAGTGCTCTGTCTTGACATAATTGCTCACACAGCATTAAATAGTCTTTACTGATTAAAATGTCGTCTTCTATACTTATTACATAATCATAATCCGTATTATCAAAAGTAAATTTTACAGAATCGTACCAGCTATATTTACCAGAGTTTCTTGGCCAATTGATACGAATATATTTGTCTGTTATGACTTTGTCGTAGTCTACTGAATATCCATGTATTGGGTGGGGGTCAACAAAAACATAAGTCTGGAATTTATCAGAATTTTCTGAGTTGTTTTGATATTCAAGAGATAATTGCAGCATGGCTGATCTATCATAATAAGTGGATCGAACTATTGCTATATTTTGTGTTTTTTTCATATCGTTTCTAGCTGTGACTCAGTTTGTTTTGCATTAATACTTAAGTAGTATATGGGACTTGACTATACGTTTTATCTGTTCTCCAGTCAACATGAACAAGTCTTATTTTTTCAAATAAATTTATTGCCATAATACCAGACTGTTTAGCTAATTCTCTAAAATGATTTTCGCAATTCATTACTCCTAAATTCCAATCTTTATTGAATTCAATATTAGTATGTTTATAAATCCAAGCATCTTGACAAATCTCCGGATTAATTTGTCTTGTGTTATTTGGGTTATAAGTACCTCCAGATGGAATTATATTGCCATCTTTTGTTAAGTCTTTTCTTGTTAATACATATAATCTATTTTCCCATTCATTTATTTGATCCAAAAAAGATAATGATTCATCAAAATAAACATCAGAATTAGATAGTATTTTTATATCTTCTGGATATTCTTTATCAGCATAGTCCATCCACATTTTATAGGAAAGTCTTGTTTGTATTGGAACAACAATCAACTTTTCATTGAAAATGTTGTTGAACTCGCAATTATCAACAAATAGAACTAGTTTGTCTATTCTTTCATTAGAAAGGTTTTGATATAAACAGTAAAGATTGTAAGTTAGAATTTCGGGTGTGGCTTTGAACCACTGGGTGAATAGTATTTTATTCATTAAGTCCTCCACTAGTTTCCCTTATAATATCGTTCTGGGACAACTCTGTCCAGTATATTTCATAGGCTATAGTGTCTTCTAATGCTTCAAACAAATGATATTCTTTTGGTTTTACTACGGACATTTCTTGATCAGATAATGTTGTTTCATCAATAAGGTCGTAGTCATTTTTCCAAACTTTTATTTTTAATTTCGTTTAGTGATAATATTTTCATGATAAAAGCTTTTTTATAATTTCAAAGACTTTCTGTGGACATTCTTCTGAAAATTCTTTCAGATTAGCGAGATCTTTTTTCATGCATGTTTTTTTCCAAAGATACAGACAAATCTTTTTCTTTGTAGTTTTCTGTCCTAAAGTAGTCGCCATGTGGGATATGAAAAATTGGTACAAAATTTTTATCAAATTTAAGTCGTTGTCTATTTAATCCTAATTTCTCTAGTCTTGAGTATAAATCACAATCATCATAACCATAACCATGCTGATTTCCTTGGTATAATCCGGCATTAATTATGTGTTCTTTTTTTGCACACAAAAATCCATTTAAATATTTCAAGAACCCCAAGGAATTGTCCAACGATTCATCTCCCCAATGCCCGGTAAAAAACTCAGATTCCAAATCAAAACTTAGCCAATCGCACAAATCAATATAAGGATTCAAGATGTAATCGACATCTAATTTTAGAATATTTTCATAAGTACAATTTTCAATTCCAATATTATAAACTTTAGACTGATTAAAGTATTCTTCATCATGCGATCTTATAATTATGATTCGTTTATCTAAAGATTCAAAGTATTTTGAATTAAAATCAGAAGAAGAACAATCGACTATTACTATTTCTTTAATTTCTGGTTTCATTAGCCAAGAATTTATGGAAGTTTGTAAAACTCTGGACCTGTTTTTCAAACCAACCACAACAGATAAGTTTGAAATGGGAGCATATGACAATGGATTTTTTTTTGTTATTTCTAATTGATTAGCTCCTATGATACTTGGAACTTGGCTAAAAGTGCTCATTTTTTTCTCACCTTGTTAAGTAGTTTATTATCGAGTATAAATTACTATAGTTGTGTTCTAGAAGGTATTTTTTTGCTACAAGTATTTAAACCAGCAACTATTTTCTACCTTATCCGGTTTTCCAAAAAATTCATTTACGGCTTTCATTACTCCTGGCCAACCTTCTGTGTAATCATGGCCGGAAATTATGCTATTTTTTTTCATTTTTGGATACCAACATTCTATATCTTTTTTTACTGATTCGTAGGAATGTCCTGCGTCTATGAATATAGAATCGACCGAGAAGTTGTCAAATTCTTTGGCAGCTTCATGGCTTTTTGATATTATGTAGTTCAAGTTATCTTTTACTGGGGTCGTATTTTTAATAAATTGGTCTAGTATGTTCTTATCTTGTTTGTTGTAAACACTCGTCTCGGCAATATCTGATAGTTCCGAAGTTCCTTCAAACGTGTCTATCGTATAAAACTTTAGGTTTCTTTTTTGTTTTATAATTTCTGTTGCTATGAAGCATGTGCTTTTCCCTTTCCACGCCCCTAGTTCAACGAGAGTTCCACCATCCGGGCAATGGCTGAGTAATTCTAGATATTGTTTTTCCATGTTGAACCACCCATCAACTTTTTGATAAAAATGTTCCATTTTTTCCTTGCGTTATTTTAAAAGGTTTTTTTGTGAGATCTTTTTATATTTCGTAAACCATTATAGTCTTTTTGAACCAACTTAAGCTACTTTTCTCTCTTAATTCTTTTTCTTTTTCTTTATTTCTTTTCCATCCTTTGTCTAAAAAAGTTTTTTCTATGTAGTCATTATCTCTTTCGTTTACATGACCTCTTCCTCCTTGCCCCACCACAGCCCAAGATAAAATTATCAGTCCTTTTGAGTGTTTTATTATATTATCTATAAATATAGATTCAAATTCTTTTGGGATATGTTCTCCGACCTCTAAAGAAACGACACAATCATATTTTTTATTTAAATCGATTTCTTCCGCAAGGTTGATCTCTGAGCAGAGCCCTCCGGTAAGCTCTTTTGTGTTGGGGTTTCCGTCGTAACAATCGCATGAAAAACCTTCTTTTTTAAATTCTTTGGAATAGCTTCCGTTACCACAACCAAGGTCTATTATAGAATTTATTTTTTCCTCTCTTAAAAACTTAATCATCTCAGAATTAAGGTTTATGTCGAAGTAATGGCCGTCTGAATTCATATCTAACCAAAATCCATTTTTGTGAATGTTCAATTGTCCCCCTTTTTATATTTTGTTTTGTTTTGTTTTGTTTTGTTTTGTTTTTTTAACCTTGTTTTTAGTTTCGTCTAGAGATAGTATTTTCATGATAAAAGTTTTTCCGGAATATCTATAGTTAAATTAATCATCATGATCTCCATCTTCCTTCTGGGGGATCTCGACGACCCAATGTATGTTGAAATTCATTATAATCTATAATATAATCATTAGCATCATAATTTGTAGAACAAAGCACTACTATTTCAGCATCAGGAGTTAAAAATTGTTGAGTATCCCATACCATTTCATTAATTAGTATTGTTTGATTTTTATACAGAGTGTGTTCGTCTTTAGTTAAGCCATTATCTAATAATACTTTAACAATACCGTTAGTACATACTATCAATTGTTTAGTTTTATAATGTGAATGTCCACCTCTAATATCATTTAAAGGCACATTGTTCACAATAAAAACTCTTTTAGGTATGAATGGTAGTGAGTCAAATTCTATTGGTAATAGAGAACCTCTACTATCTTCAAAACTATTTAGTTGAGTAATCATAAATATTTTTTAACAATTTCTAGTATAGTTTTAATATCTTTTAAAGTCAATACTTCATGGAAAGGTATTGACACTGTTTGTAATGCGTTTAACTCACTTAAAGGACAGTTAGCGTTATCAATTTTATATACACCATTTAAATGTGCTGCATTATAATGAATACCAGTTATGATATTATTATTCTTCATTTCATTTATAAAACCATTTCTATCAGAAATATTAACTCTATATAAATGATTACTAGTATTTGAGTAATTTAATTCATTATTATAAATGTCTTTAACAATACGTAACTTATCTAATTTATCTTCATATAAATCAAAGTTTTGTGATGCAATATCACATTGAATACTGTTCATGTACATTTTATAACCAGCAAATTTAATTTTACGTTCCCAGTTATTATCAGCATATGACATACCATTTAATGCCATTTCTCTTAGATGGGTAATTTTTTCCAAATCATCAGAAACTATCATACCACCATCAGAACTTCCTACTGGTTTTGTAGGATAAAAACTAAATACCATTAAGTCATTTGGATTGCATTCGTTTTTAAACTGATTCTTTTCCAATTTTTGTGCTGAGTCAACTATTTTATAATCATCAAAACTATGTAATACATATGAATCACCAACCCAATTAATATCATCAGTAAAATTATGTTTATTACCAGATGTAATAATAGCATTTAATACTACTGGTGGTATCATCGATGGTACTGTTATTGTAGTATTTTTATCTAATAGGGCTAAGAATAAAGCACTAGTAGCACTATTAAATGTTACAGCGTATTTAGCACCCACATAATTAGCAATAGCTTCTTCGAATTTAGTTACAACATTATCGTGTAGCAAATTACTATATTTACTAGTATTAATTATATGGTTATTTATGTTAAATAATTGTATCATTTTTTCCTAATTAATACTTGATATGTTTTTTTAATTAATTCATAATGGGTTTCATATTCATTTAAAAATTTATCAATACCAAACCTAGTTGCTTCTTCATTGTACATCTCACCCCATGAATAATCATCAAACACAATAATGCCATTTTTTTTACATAATCTAAAAGAATTAACAGCATCAATATAAACAGCTGATGCTCTATGGTCACCGTCAATATATATTAAATCAAATTGGGATTCGTATTTTTCAATTAATTCAGGAAATATATTTGAACTAATATTTCTATATAATTCTAATTTATTATTTTTAATATAATGATTTGTATTATTTATGAATCTGTCATATTGATTATTAAAATATTTATAAATAGTATCATTATTAACAACATCAGTATCATTTAATTCGGTGTTTAAGTAATTATCAGTTAGTGGGTCAACACAAATTAATTTACCATTTTCATTTAATATGTTATCAATTATATAATTTGATGTTAATCCTTCAAAACAACCAATTTCTAAACATAGTGATAGATTATTAATACCATGAGTATTATTTTTAAATTCTTGATTCCAATTGTGAGTATATTCCATAATTTTTTATTTTTTTAATTTAAATTTAGCCATTGTACCAACTTTTTCTAATAAGTCTAAGAAACTTAAGACTTCTTGATATTCCGCTCTATCAAAATCATGGATAAAAATAATAGTATCATCGTGTGATATTGATTTAGTTATTGAAGCACAAGAAACTCTAGCTCTACCATCAATTAAAATAATATCAAAAGGACCTTTACCTATTGGCGCTTCTATGTAAGATTTAAATTCATCGTATGTACCACAATGACCACCTTCCATATACGGTAAATCAGGTGTTTTTAATATTATTTCACAGTTATTTTGTAATTCATTTTTTAATTTATGATACCACTCTTCTTGATGTTCAATCGATGTGATGAATTTACATCGTTTAGCGATTTCTTTTGTTGAAATCCCTGAACCATATTCCAATACCAACGAATTGTTATTTATATGATTCATAAAAAAATCTTCTTCTAGTTTATCTGTAAGCATTTTGCATCAATTCTATGTAGCAGATCCATGTGTAATCGAGTCTTTCTTCATAAAATAATTCATATTCATTAGCCTGATCACTAGATAATAATGGGTTTGGGGTTTCATATTTTGATAGCCAATCACAACCCCATCTAGTTTTGACATCAGAGAATATTGGAGGCATTTCTTGATATATTTCTATGGATGATTGAAGAGTTTCAAAATCAGATAATGATGGCTGAAACCAAGATTTATCTCCCCCTCTATCTATCACATATTCTTTTTGAGATAATATTTTTTTAGGACTATAGCAATCTCCTTGGTCATATGGATAGTTGTCTTCAAACATAATATGTATAAATTTTTGGTTTACACAATGTTGTATTCTGTTTATGCAAGACTGGTGATCATCAAAAAAGACTAAAGCTTCGGAAGTATCTAAAGATTTTGCCCAATCTATAGCAGTGAAATCATTAGTTATATATTGTGCTTTTGGAATAGTTATCTCACGATACTGGTGCATTGGATCTATGCTTATGATGTAAGATTCTGGACTAGCTTTCTCAAAAAACCAAGTCCCCTGACCTTTCCATATTCCGCTTTCTATAATATATTTTGGTTTTAATTTTTTAATAACATACCAAGCATTAAACATATGTGCGGATTTCATTCCGCCAGTATTATCTTTAATTGGCCTATTATTATAATGATCAAGAAATTCTTCTAGATAAAGAATCTGGTCTTTTGGATCCCATTTATTGTTATTTTTTATCATGTATTAATAGTAGGTTTGTGTTAAATTTATAAATCATATAATCATTAGCTTTGCATGTATCTATAAATTTAGTTGTATTATGATAGTATCTACACGTTTCTAATTTATCATATGCAAGATATGTATCATAGTAACTCGGCGTATCAGTAAGCGTCATCCTACTTATAATAAATATTTTTGGATGCAATCCAAGTATAAAATTTAATGCCTCATCTCCATTATCCATAACATCAAATAGTGCGCTAGAATGTAAAGCGTCATAATCTGAAATAAAAGCATTGTTTAGATCCCAAACATTTTTGACAAAAAAATTATCTTGTTTCCACTGGTTACGAGCTATATTAATTGCCTCTATTGAATAATCTATTCCAGTATAATTGATATGTTTTAAATTTTGTTGTAATAGACCATAGTAAGCCCCGCATCCACATCCTATGTCTAATATACTATTAATAGTAATTTTATCTAATACAACTAAAAAATCTTTCCAATGTTGTGGATAATTTTCTTTAGAACTAAGTTCTTTTAGATTTAGTTCTATTTGTTTGGGGAAAATATTTTTACTATTTTTCCAAGACTCGTTTAAATTTGTTGTTTTTATATTCATAATTTCTGTAATTGTTTATTAAATTTATCAATTAACTCATTCATATTCTTAGTAATAGCTTCTGGATGACCAAATGTAAATTTTTCAGTATAACATTCACCTCTAACATGTGGTTTAAATTCATGCACACCAATATATTTACTTTCAATAGCTTTTTTATCTTCATCTGAACCAGTTACCCATGGGCGATATATTTCAGTAAAATAATTATCAATACAATTATCTCTACTAACGCTATCTTTATAGTAATTTACTTTTGTAAATACTTGTGTTGGGAATACATACGAATAATGGTACATTTGGATACCAGTTGCATTATATAATGTTTCACTATCAATATGCTTATATGTTATGTTTGCATCTTGTGGATAGTTAATGGTAGGTGGTCTATGAGTTAACCATGTTGCTCCTTTAGTATATTTAAATACACGCAAAAAATTATCACGATTTAATTCAAAGCCAGTTAAATAGTTATCAAACCCTCCGTAAAATGAACAACTTCTAATACCAACACTAGTTGGGTTTTCTTGTTTTAGAAATTCAATCATTTTAATTAAATCCTCAGTCTTATAAACTTCATCAGAATCTAAATTCCAGATATAATCAATATCACCATTGATATGCTGCATATAGGCGCTACACTGATCATCTTTTTCAGAATATCGACCATGCACAATTTTAATTTTATTATCTGGGTCTGGGAACTCATCTAATATTTTATTAGTATCATCGGTTGATGTAGTTCTACCTTGTCTTTGCCAATAACTTACTGGCCCTTCCTCTATTAATATTTGAGATGCAAATGGGTATACTTGTTCTAAACATTCCTTTAAAACATAATCCCCTTCAAATACAATCATTCCAAATGCTATTTTTAAATTCATTTATTCTTAATAATTCTAATTTATTATTTTTAATATAATGATTTGTATTATTTATGAATCTGTCATATTGCCTACAATTTTTATGATAAAAGTTTCTCTATGATCAGAAGATCATCAAATGAATCAACTTGAAAACTTTTGCTATAAGCCATTTCAACCATACCAATCCTACCGGAATATCTATTCTTATTCTTGAGTAAAAGTTCTCTACTGGTAATGTAAAAGGCTCCATTTTCAACATATTTTTTTGGTATATCTTGTCTCATCGGTCTATTGCTAATATTCCAATTGTCTGGAGTGCCATCTTTATTCCATCGTGGTATCCAATGCTCCTCATATACACTAAAAACAGAATCATATTCTCCCGATAATACCATTTTTAATCCTTGGTTTATATATTTTGACTTAATTAATGGAGATGTTGGCTGAATAAAAACCAAGATGTCAAAATCTTGAAGACTAGCAAAGTGCAACAATGCTTCTTCGCTTTTGGATTTGTCTCCTGAAATATTTTCTGGTCGTTTAACTACATTAGATCCTAATTGCATGGCAACGCTAGCAATTTTATCGCAATTAGTGCTAACCCATACATCATTGGCTTTGGATGCTTTGGCTGCGTCTATTGTATACTGGATTAAAGGCTTGCCATTAATATCAATGATATTTTTACCTGGTATGCCTTTGCTTCCTCCTCTAGCTAATATAAGTGTTTTTATATTCATAATGTTTTATTTTATTTCTTTTACTCCCCAAATGTGTAGTACTTTTTTCATTTATTTTTAAGCCACTTTATATTTTTTAAATATACTTGTATAACCAGATAAAGACTGCTTGCTTAAAATCTGGCATGTTTTTATTATGTTTTCACGCACGCTTTCGTTATTTTCTAAATAGTATTTAGTTAAATTATAAATTTCGTTAATTTGTTCATCTAATAATGGAAATGTAAAAACGACAGGGTTTTTATACTCTAGCATTTTTTGGATGTGCATAGTTTTATCACTATTACTTTCAAAAAATATACAAGGAGTTCCATTGAGAGATGCCATTATTGATGGATGAAATCGTCCAGAAATATAAACCTGAGCCATTTGTAGTTCTTTCATTCCCTGGTCTATATCACATTCTTTCGGTATTAATTCAAAGCCATGATCTTTAGCCAATTGTTCCATCCAATAATCTCCACCGCAGTTTTGCACTAATTTTACTTTTGCTAGTCCAGAAATCTTATCTATTAATTTTAAATATGATAATTTTTTATTTTCTATTTGATCATGATTAGGAGGAGATGATCCCCCGCCCAGCAAAATATAATCTCCTGTTTTTATTCTGTGAGATTGCCAAGTAAACAACGCATCCGGGATATATGAATAGTCTAATTTGCTATCAATTAAATAACCCGAAATCGGATCTCTAATCACCAATTCACAACACTTAGACCAAGCTTTAAGTGCCCTATTATACGTTTCGTTATCAAAAGGAGTCTTTGGGCATTTTGAAATCATTGCATTGACATATAAACATTTTTTGTTTATTTTGCCACAATATTCAATAACCATTAGATGTTTATCAAAATCATTCCTAATAGGAGATGTAAATATTGGACTTCCTTCTCCATTAATTATTACTATGTCACATTCTTTTATATTTTTTTCTATTTTTGTAAAATCAGTTTTTATCAGTTCATTATTGCCAATCTTTAAAATTTTATCGGGTTTTAAAGCAGATTGTATTATTTGTAACAATGCTTTTGGAGTGGATCGACACCCCCAATTAAGCTGGTCTTCATTATACCCTATATATAAAATTTTCATTTTCTTAAACTACCCCTCTTTATACTGTGTTTTTGAAAAATTTTAAACCTGTTATTAAACTATTTGGTGTGCCGTTATATACCGATACGCCTCTTTTTTCACACAATTCGCCATACTCACGGTATGAATTATTCATTTGATTCAGTATTATTTTTTCTCTTTCAAGATCTGAATCGTTACAAACGCCTCCACGGCCCGTAAACCAAAACCACTCATTATACCCCATCCTAGACAAAACACTCTGAGATTCATCATAAAAATGTTTTGTTTCACCAACATGGTTTACCCAACTATGATCTATTCCCATAAGAAGTACTTGGTCAATGCTCTCTTGTTTAGCAACATAATAACCCATTTGCAAACCAATCTGAGCTATAGTTTCATAATGTCCCATGCGGTTTGGTATAGTTTCTGGGAATTGTCCATCATTATCCCAATAAATAACTTCATTATTTACAAATAAATTGTTATTTGTAACAATATGCTTATCCTTGATATGAATTAATACTTTTGTTTTTTTGTTTAAACAAGTTTCACACTCTTTAAACCACGCAACTCCCATTTCATAAGTAATAGGATGGTGCAAATGTCCAAAAATATGATACTTTACATTCATATTCTGAAATTCTGGGTGAACAAAAAAATTACTAATTGTAACACAAGGATTATCTTTTATTTTTTTTAAATCTTGGTCCTTAATAGATGGGCCGCAAGCAAATACATAGCAAGTTTTCATATATAATATTTTTTATAAGTTTTTATTGTTTCATTATAATAATCATCATATATTGTTTTTAATGGCAATATTTCATTATACATACTCAATGATGTATACTCTTGATGCATTCTTGATGGTATATAATTGTTAGTATTATACACAAATTGTGAGAAATGACTAAAATAAAGTTTTTGCTTAATACCGTTCCAAATAATATTACCCTCATCAAAATTTGAGAAATCATATAATTGCCACAACCACGGCGCACCATGACCAATTGTAGACTCATCAAAAAATAAATCATCTGGACACATCGATGAAAATGCGTCTAAATACTTTTGGTCACCACACGTTGCTAATTGTGGGTATTTTTTGTATAGAACAGCATCAGCCCACCAGTTTAAAATGTGTTTACCAACTACATCGTTATTAAAATAACATACACCAACATTATAAGCACCTTCTGCTCTTTCGGTAGTAAATTGTCTATGTTTAAAAATACCAATAGATTTAGGTTCCATTAAGTTGTATAATTCATTAATACTTTGATGGAAATAGATATCACTATCAATATAAATTAATGGGACATTTAATTTCAACATTAAATGTTGTGTAAAATATGAAGCCAATGAAAAACAAAAATATCTATATTCAGATTTTTTAACATTCATCAATACTTCATCATCATTAAATAAATCATTAACATTATAAGCTTTTAAATTATCACATTCATATGTAATTAATTTATTATATGATTCATCATCAATACATAGATAATGCAAAACAAATTCACTACTATTTTTAAGTAATGAGTCATATAAAGTTATTCCTTTGACTAAATAGTTATAGTCAGATACAGTAGTTAAATTAATCATGTTGCTCTTCTATATTCCTTATTCCTTATTGGACTACAGATGATTAAATTTTTTTAATCTTATTTTTAATTTCGTTTAGTGATAATATTTTCATGATAAAAGCTTTTTTATAATTTCGAAGACTTTGTGGGGATCCTCTTCTGAAAACTCTTTTATATTAGCCTTGTATTGAATATGTTTTTCTCCCCACTCTCCTAACCAAAAGTGATTGCTTGATTTTGTACTATCACGATTATAGGTTGTGCCTAATGTTGAAAAACTTAATAAAGTTTTATTTGGATCTTCTATATTTTGTCTATTGATAGCAAAAGTAAAGGGTCCAGATGCTCTACCAATTATTACATCGCACTTTGTGCTTAAATATGATATTTCATTCAGATCTGAGCCATTTTCTTTTTTTATTATTTCAGATGCAAACAATACATTCGGATAGCTATCTCTGTCAAAATTAAAGTGATTCGTAAGTATCCATATTTTATCTGTATAAATTTTTGCCAGCTGTAGAAATATTTTAGAAAAGTCAAAATTTGATGATTGACTAGACATTGTTTGGTTATTGCAAGCTAAAACCATAATTTTGTTATTACTGCTAAATTCGTCTATATTTTTTGTGTTGATATAATCAAAATTTACACTTGGAAAAAAATCAAGAGGATCTTCGGATATGTCTTCTATGTTTATTCCAAAATAACTAAAAATATCCTTAAACATAAAATATAAACAATCAAAGTTAATTCCATTGCTTAATTTAATATACTTATCATGCTCGGCACGATACCAGGTATTTAAGACTACATTATTCTCATAAGTATGTATTAATTTGTTTTCTTCTGTATTTTTAAAATCTGTTAGATGTTTGATTAATTTAAGATCCTCTGTTAGACACGGGTCATTTTTGTGGCTATAAAAAAGACCATATTCATGAAACTGGCTGACTGCTTTGGCTGAACCTTTCCATGGATGGCAAAACTTTGAAATAAAACCCCTGGAGACATGAATATCTCCGTTATTGTATTTATTGTAAAAAATAATGTTCATTTCAAATACTCTTTTATTTTATTTACTATATATTCTATTTGTCCGTCAGTCAGAGATGGATATGATGGTAATATAATACACTGATTATTTAGCAGGTCTGAGTTTAAATTTTTTGACTTACTACACATAATATGCTTATGTTTTGTTATATCGTAGAACATTGTTCTGGTCTCTATTCCAGCCTCAAACAAATAAAGTTGTAAATTTTGTTTCTGGGAAAGATTAAACTGATTGAGCCTGATTCCGAGCATCCATTCAGAGTGTTTTGTGTTTTTTTCAACTTTTTGAAAAGACACAGTTGTTAGTTCTTGAAGTAGGGACTTGTATAGTTCAAATATGTTGTGTTTTTTACATTGAATTTCAGGTAAGCATTCTAATTGTCCATATAAAATAGCTGCTTGAACATTGGTCATCCTGTAGTTGTAGCCCAAAACATCATGTATAAATTTTTCATTTGTTTGTCCTTGGGACTTTACTTTATTGATATACTCAAACACATCGTCGTCATCTGTTACGAATGCCCCACCTTCGCCAGATGTAATTGTCTTATTTCCGAAAAATGATATGGATGAAGCAAATGACTCTGTTCCCGTATACTTATCGTTATATTTGCCTAAAAAGCCTTCGCAGTTATCTTCCAGTATGACTGTGTTTGGAAATTTTATTTTTAGTTCAGGCACATTAACAACGTTTCCGATATTATGCACTACCAATATTGCTGAATCGTCGTCAATTATTGAGTCTAATTTAGAGATGTCAAAATTCCAGGTGTCAATATCAGAATCAATTGGAATAAGCTCATAGTCCTCATACAAAAAGGCATTCCATGCTGCTACATAAACATTGCTTGGAACAATAATTTTTTTAATATTAGGATGTTTGTATCTTAAAGCAATAGCCATGAGATGTGTTGCTGATGTTCCGTTGTTCGTTAATATGACTCTTTGATAGCCAAGGATATTTTTTACTTTATTTTTAGACGAATCCAGGTACTCTCCTTGTGAAGAAACCCAACCAGAGTTTATGGCATCGTGTGCGTAACTTAGATTTTCCTCAGTAAAATATGGTTGATAAATAGGTATCATTATGTCCTGTATTATCCTTATTGTATTAAATGCTTTTGAAATTCGTCCACGCTACTAAACAAATTTTTGTTTCGTTTTGTATAAAAAGCATTTCTATAAATGCCGTTTGTTAAAGAGACCAATTTATCTGTAAAAAGAGATAAACAAAAAAATCCGCCACCACCAAAAACGTATGTCTTGTTAGAATTCATAATTATTCCACAATCTTCTAAAATTTTACTCAATGAAAATGTATTAAAATCAAAGTTTTCTATAGTTAAATCTATTATTTTATTTTGAGCAATATTTTCTTTACAATTTTGATAAATAGAATATATGTTCTTTTTACTATGAAGTGCGTATTCTCCAGAGTATTCTACTTGTCTTTCTCCAAGTAGAACAACTTTACCCTCAAAAGTATTTACTGAGCGGAAAAAATTTGTTGAAACTTGAGAAAAAACATCTAGATTCAAGTCTCTTACCTTTGTGAAAATTACAATATAGTTATCTTGATAAACCTTGTTTTTAATAATAAGTTTGTTTTTTATAGTGTCAATTACTGATGAATTATTTAGAATTTTACCGTCTCTTAGGAAGTCTGTGTCCCAAATGCGGTTGGTCTCATTTATATTATTTAAAATTTTGATATCATAATTTGATAAAAAGTATTTAATGTATTCATGGCAAAATATTTCGTATTCACCGCTATTTTTTCTATAAATACGCAACGTATCTTTAGATAGAAAATACTCGACAGGTTCATTTTCTTTATGTTCTGCAAGTATTGCGCTACAGAAAAAAATAAGATCGCCTATACCAATACATTTAATTAAGTATTTTGTGTTAATATAATTAGTATGTTTTGTGGGACCTTTGTATAAACTTACCATTATCTAAATTTTCTCCACTCAATTTAGCCTCTATTATTTCAATTATTTTTTGATCCACTTCGTTAATTAATTGGTTTCTTTGAACATTGAGATCACATGCTTTTTTAAGACATTCCCATAAATTTTTTGCTCCATTTTCATCTTCAAAATATTTTTTTTTGTATTCTTCAAAACTCATTCTTCGTATTTCATATAATAATTCTTGATTATTCCACATTTTTAAATCAACCGTAGTTAATTTGTCAATCACGCTACCGAGTGTATCAGCCATTGTTTGCTCCTTGAGTGTTAGAATATATTAATTTATTGTTCCATTTAAAGCTTGGATATTCTTTGTTGTAACTTTGGATCATCTCATAGTTTTTTGATAAGCTTCCCATGCTAAGATAACAGTTGTTAAAATAATAAGAATCTATTTTATAGCCCAATTCTTTCAATATAGATAAGCGCTCACTCCAATCATACCCACATTCAATAACTAAAATACTAGGTAGCAATGTTTTATCCATTAATTTCCAAGAATTTAATACTGTTTTTTCATGACCCTCAATATCTAAAACTACTATGTCAAAAACTATTTTAAGTTTTTTAAGTAAGCTATCATAGGTTATTGCCTCAACTTCAATCTCCTTAAAAGTAGATCCGTATTGACTTAGTTCTTCTAGATGTTCTTGAGAATATTCGCAACTGCTGTTTGCCGGATGAGAAGAAATAATAAATTTTATAACTCCATCAAGATTAGACAGAGCAAAGTTGAGGGTGTTTTTTCTAAATTTTTGCAACAATAGGTGGTCTTCTTTGTTTGCCTCAATGCACCAGCAATTATTGTCTGGTTCAAACTCTAGAGTTTCTTCTCCATGTGTGTGGGAGCCACACTCTAAAATGTTTAAATCAATCCAATTTAATTGGTAAATATCTTTTAGTATCTGACTAATTTTTTTCATTTTGACTCATTTCAATATCTTTTTGCATCATAAGAAGCTTTTCAATATTTCTTGTCTTAATAATTTTGATATTAGTTCCATCAGCGATACAAACAGAACCGGCAGGTATATTTTTGCGAATAATTGAACCAATGCTAGTTGTAGCCCCGTCACCAATATTTACACCCGGCAATACCGTTGTCCGACTACCTAAAGACACCGCTTTACCTATATAAATATCTCCACATCTAACTTTTTTGTATTGTTCAGGAATGTACGGTAATGAGGCGAGGTGGTCGCCAATAAAGTCATCAGTTGCAGTGTATAAATAAGCACCATTAGACATTACGGAACAAGAATCTATTATTATTTTTCCACCAGACCCAGATAAAACACTATGTGGTCCTATATGAATATTACTTTTTAAGCAAATATTACCCTTAAGTATACAATAAGCATCAATACGTATGTTGCTACCGATTTCCATATTCTTTTCGCCAACAAATACGCAGGTAGAATCTATTTGTATATTTTTACCTATAGACTTAAAGCCAAAATCTTGAAGATCGTGTTCTGTGAGGTATTTGGATTTCATATTCCCCAGTCCATATCAGGCATCTTGGCCACTTTTAATTTGGCTAATGATTCTCACGGCTCTAGACTCCCTTTGTAGTCTGTTTCTTTTTGTGTATAATTGCAGCGCTATATTTTTTTCTTATGTGTGATATCTTGTCAATATTTGAAAAAGACTTTGCGAAATGTTCTTCTATGTTCCTTATTGAACCATAGATGATCAAGTTTGTTTTTAGCTTCGTCTAGAGATGATATTTTTCTCATATTTGTAGATTAGAAACCCATGTTTTTCTGCTTATGTTGAGAAATATTGGATTACTTTATTGTTAAAACTTTCTTTTCTATTGTACTGATGAATAATTGAATACGCCTTATTCAGGTTGTCTGTGATTTTAATTCCGTCAATATTAATTCCGTGACTATTGATGAGCTTATCAGAAAAACCAAAACCAGCATCTACGGGGCCGTCGTGTAGTTTCGCATATTTATAGAACCTATGTTCTTTTTTCCCGTGTAGAATGTAGTGTCTAATAGCATTTTCTTCTGTAAGAATACCCTGTTGTTTTAGATCAGGATTGAGGTTTAAATATATTGTATAATTAAAATCAGAAGGAATGAGATCTGGTCTCTTTTGAGAAAGATTTTGTATATATTGACTCATATTTTATTTTGTATTATAGTCTGAAAATTAAGCTTGTGATATTTTTGATACGAACAACTGATAAAATCTTGCCACTTGATAATAAGACTGTCTTCGGTGTCGTTCAATACGGATCCCCATAGATTAGGATTTTCTCTGATATAGCACTTTCGATTATGTAATACAATTATATGAAACTTATTCTTATCTGAGTAATTGCATATTAGTTTATATTGTTTTTTGCGTCTGGCTTCATATATCCATAATTTATTATAGTAGACTAGATAACAAAAAACTCTTTCCAGAGAATGACAAAACGTCCCTCCGTCTATTCTGTCTTCTACTTTTGCTACTTCTCGATTTACAAGAGACAACAAATAAGATGATGATTCTGTATTAAAATATTTTTTGAACAGAGATGTTCTGGACATAAACATTGTACCAGCAATAAAATTTTTATTAGAAATTTTATTATATTTAATATTTAAGTAATTACATAATGATTTTATTTTTTTATGATTGGAAGTTTCGTAGTTTTTTAGTAAAAGAGCTGTATTAGCAATCATGCCGCATTTAGGATTAGTCATAAAATTATTAATATTAGACAATAGAGTTTCTTTGGAACCTATTAAATCATTAAATAACATGCCTCTCCAATCCGCTAAATATCTTTTAGTTAAAATAGATATCTTAGAATGTAATTTAATAAAAAGCGGATGTTCGTTAGGATCTATATTAGAAATTTCATGTAAGAAAGAAGATACATCTCCTCCAATATTTGGATAAATTTTTATGCTAAAATCACTAATTGAATTTTGTATATCGTCAATAACAACCTTGTTAGCGACTGAATGATCTTCACACAAACACATATATAATTTAATATATGGATTAAGTGGCTTAAGTAAAGATAGTAGCTCAGGCCATATCTCTGTGTGGTACAACCACACTATAACAGCAATTTTTTTAGGCACGATGATAGAACTCCGTTTTGTGTGTGTTAGAGTAATCTTTAAAATATCTGTATTTTTTTTGTTTACTAGAATCTGTAATATATAACCAATAAATATCAAAATATTCTGGATGGTGATCTATAATTTTCCCGTATATGTGTGCGTTTTCTTGAATATAACATTGATTATTGTATAAATGAACCAGATTCAAAAATGACTCAGATGTTAACTGATTAGTTAGATCGGATTGTATTTTTATGGTTGGAATATCAGATGCTCCTATATTAGAAACATAACCAAATACTCTTTCCATAGCATGACAATATGTTCCTATTTTTTTTTCTTTTACTTTTAAAGTTTCTTGCGACAGCAAACTATGAATATAGTCAAAATGATCAAGAAACACTCGCAAGTTACTGCACTTGGACATAAACATCGTCCCCGCACAAAAGTCTTTGCTGTTCGACACAACGTTGCAACTCTGCATAATTTCTATTATTTTATTTGTATGAAATGATTCTCTATTATGAAAAATAAAGAATTTATTACCCAACATGTTATATTGATTATTTTCTAATTTATATAAATTATTAGCTAAAATAGTTGGAGATCCTATTAGATCATTTAAGAGCATTGCTCTCCATTCACAATGTCTATAAACTCCCCATTTGCTTTTTTTAGAATGTATTTTAATACAGTATTCATATTTATCAATAATTTGTTCTAATTGATATAAAAAGGGTAATATATCCGCCCCTTCATTATTAAATAAATTAATATAGATATTAGAAAAATAGTTAGTAAATAATTTGATTGTTTGATCATCACAATCTTTTGGTAATCCTAAAAATAAATCTATATATTCTTTTAATGGATATAATAATTTAAAATACTCTTCTCTGAGCTGTTCATGAAATAGCCACAAACATACTGCTATTTTTTTAGTTTTCATAAACCTTATACTAATGAATATTCCTTTAGTATACTACTGTTCCTATTCTTAATATCCGTTATTTGTCGAGACTTGCCGTGTATCTTGTTATATTAGCTGTTTCAGCTAAAGACACAAAAGAAGCCTATGGTCCATTAAATTAATCGCTTTTTTTTGTTAGTTTATTGTACAATAAAATTGATACACATGCTCCAGCAATACCCATAAATAAGCCAGCTGGTTCCAAAGAACTATATTTGCCCAATAAATAAAGTATAGCTCCTCCCATGTATGAGCCAGCCACACCGAGAGCCACTGTTTTTAAGAAACCAAAATTTTCTTCGCCAGGAATAATAGACTTAGCTATACTCCCAACAAATATTCCATATATACACCACGTTAATAAGCTAACCATTTGAAGTCTCCATTAAAGCTGTAAGTTCATCTTCCGTGAGGTTTTCTCCTGTATTTAAAATAGCATCAACTAAACTTGCTCCATAATCTCTATAATCTTCTTTATCTAATTCTCTACGTATAATTTTTTTCAATCTCATTTTGGTAAACCAGCCTCGTTTAATTGATAGCTGTTTGATTTGTGCGCCATATGTGTCACATTTTTCTTTAAATTTTAAACCATCTAATTTAGATTTATTACATTCTTGAATAGTTCTTATTGCTGTCAAAATGATACTAATAATCATCAGTATTACTATGACACTACCATATTTATCTTTATTTTGCATTGGCACCTGAGCCAACACCTTTTCTGCTAAATTTTTAAGAATGATCTCATTATTACTCATGGGTATTATTTCTTAATAAGTTGTGTTTTACAGTTTTTAAGGTCTTGAGAATTAGCTGTTGTGGGAGCTTCTTCACAATATTGACAATCGATTTTTTTGATACCATCTCCACTTATATACCATCCCTTGCCCTTGCATACTGGACAGTCTTTTCTCTTATATTTTTTAGTAACTTCTTGTGAATGCTTGGCTTTAATTATGCCGCCAGCAAGTGTTACAGGGGCTGTTGTTGACCCATAATAGCGTCCCTCAGCAAATAATAAACTGACACAGAATAAACCAATAAATAATTTATTCATTTTCGTTCTCTCCACGGAAGGATATTGTCCACCAAATCTTTCAAGGGTCTTTTTGGTTTTGGTTTTACTGGACTGTCTGGTTTATTTTCAGGAGTACTTTTATCAAACATCTTAATGATAGCTAAGATAAAATCTAAAAGCATTTGTATTGCTCTGTTGAGAGCTATTCTATCTATTAATCTCATAGAAATAATCTCTGTAAAAAGAAAGGATACAATATTATTACACCAACTGCCATCCCTGATTATTTGCTCAGATTGTTTTATAGGTAATCTTCAAAACCATAGCTTGGTAGTTTTTGTAGTGGAAAACCGTCAAATCCACTAAAAGCATAGGAACCATTGGCCGATAACATTCCAGCAGCAGCATCAGCATGAATTAAAAATGAACCGTCTGGAATTGGACCCCATTCTGGGTGTCCACCATCATTCCATTTCCCCCAGCTATTTTGCACAAGAAATGCTGGCTCACTTCCAGTATCGTCACAAGCTATCCAAGCCATGCAATGAGCCCAATTGCCTGATGTTCTAGCAAATCCCCTTTTATCTCTAGTATTACTAAAGCCATAATTAGAACATACTGCTAATCCATAACCGTTAGCAAGAGCATCTCTAGCTTCTTCTACTGTTCGTATTAATGAAGCTGTCTTTATCTGGTGATCGTTAGAAAGGTCTAATACTTTATCTGGAAGACCTCTACCACCCCATCCGGCTCCCAAATTACCATTATACTTACTAAAATCTACAAAACCATAATTTTTTCTAACAACAATACCTCCGACCTTGCTAACAAATTCTGCTGCTCTAGCACAACTCATGCCCTGACCAGAAAATCCACGATAACCATAAATAGCTTCTGTTGCTCCTTTTGCTATCCAATCCTCTCTCTCGTTATGTATATCTATTTCTACTGCTCTCGTAACATCACAAGCGTTTCGTGTTCCATGGCTCACACAATCTCCAGTGGTTTGTCTTTCATTGTAAGGATGCTTATCAAACTTTAACACACTCTTGTATGGTGTTGAAAGCTTCCCTTTGCCACTACCGCTAATTCTTTTGCTAGCATCACCAAATAATGGATACTTGGAAGTTTCCATCAAATGATCATATACATGCTGCTCCCATACGCAGCCACTAAATCCTTTACGATAATTATCATATAATTCTTTTGGAGATAGTCTAGGCATTATTTTGATCCCATATTACAAGCCCAAGCTAAAGCATTAAGACCTTCTACAGCTTTGGCTCTTAGCTCTTTGGATAAAAGAATTTGATCATCACCAATAGAAGCTACTACTACTTCTTTTGCTTCTTTGGCTAGATCAGGATACTTACCCTTAATATCTAGCCTAAGCATAACACCAGCCAAACTATTGGCTTGACGAATTTCTTCTGTGTTTTTAACTACTTCGTTTTCTCCGTCAAGCTCAACAAGCTTTGCCAAATCCATATACAAATCTCTTAATCTTCTAGCGTCTGCTTTAGCCCCAGCTTCTTTTAGAACTGTAACGACATCTTCTGCTTCTTTTTTAAGAGCTTCATCTGTTGGTGTCGGTAATTCTAAAACGTCTACTGATACTGGTTTGTTTGGACCAAGAATATTTGAAAACTCTGGCTTGAGCAAACCAACAAAGATTAATAAGATAGCTAATCCTAGTAATATATTTTTTTGGTTCATGATACCTTATCCTCATTCGGTTTTTGCTTACATACATTTGGACTTAAAAATGGAAACATTTGATCAGCAACTTTAACGGCTTCAGAACAACCGCTCTGAACAGCTAAGTCACGAGTTTGTTTCCATGAAACCACTAATTTAAAAAAGGTATCTTCAACATCAGTTCCCTTTGGAACAACTACTGGGGATACTGAAGGTACTGTAACCACTGGTAACGCAGACCCACCCGTACCCTTGAACCTATCGACTAAACCCATAAGGAGTTTTTGTACTGGACTAAGTTTGTCCTTAAACAAAACCCATAGTACAATACCAACACCGGCATAAAGAGCCAAATCCGTTGTGCTCAGTTTACTACTAAATTCTTGAAAGCTCTCTGTAAAATTCATTTTATTTTCCTTATTTATCTGACACTTTTGGAGTATTATCAACGACAGAATCAACTTTAGCGCTTGGATCAACAAAAATTCCACTATTTCTAAACGTAGTAACTAAAGCATCAATAGTGGCACTAACCAAAAGCATGAGAATCTGTTTCACATACTTCTGTATAATAGGCTGTAGAATCTGTGGCACAAATGGAAAATTTATTATTGTAAATACTTGATCATAAAAGTTAGAGATCATAGTCATAGCCAGTGTTTTTTTATCAGCCCCCTTAAGTGAGGGACTATTGTTCTCTATGCTTTGAATAACTTCTGCTGTAGCTAGTTGCAAAATATTCCATGCTTGTGGTACTGCTACTGCTTTTGCGCTTTTAAGAATTTCTTTAGCTTTAATTACTAGATCTCCAAGATCATTTACTGACAGGTTTTGGGTTTGCATTTTTCTTTCTCTTTTTTCTTAATGGTTGACTATTCTTTTTATTAGCTTCTTTTCTTTCTTCTGGGGTTGCTGTATTCCACCAAGTCTTTTTAAGGTCTGTTCTCCCCTTAACGTATTTGAATAGCACAGTAAGCTGACCAATAATCAAAATTGTAGCTTCTAAGCCTCTACTAGTTTCTTGGATCAAGTCTTCTTTTTGAGTATTGCTATCTAATAGTCCTATTAAATATAAGCCACTAAATAAGAAACTCACTAATGTAAACCAAAATTCACTAGTTCTATAACCGGGTTTAACCATTTTAGTCTCCAATTAAAGATAAAATTAGACCAGAATATAATACACCAATTAGTATTATGCGTTTTGATCAACAAATCCGAAACAAACTGTGCAATAGTTTTCACTAACAGTATAATTGAAAGTCACAGTGGTTACAGTTCCATCTATTCGAATTATATTGTATCCTTCTTCTCCAGTAAACTGAGAATATTGAGTAGCATTTACTGGATTTTGATATGTTGTAAGTGTTTCCCATATTGGAGTAAATGGTGCTGATACTTGTACAGGAACTGGAGTACCTCCCTGTCCAACGCTAGCAAATGCGACTAATGCATTATTAACGGGTTGACTGAAAGTTGCAGTAAAGATACCTGCTTGAGTATTTTTAATTTGAGTTCCACTAAGTGGTACTCCGTAAGCTTCGGGAAAGGTTGTGCCACCAACCATGCCAGTATGAGCATCCATACCTCCACCAGTTTGTGTGATTGAGATCGTGATATTGTTCTGACCAATTCCAGAAGCAGTACTGGAAGTAACAGAACCTATATTCATCCACTGAAACCCAGAACTACCAAAACCTGTTTTTTCAAAAACTAAATTATTTCCTAAAAATGCTTTAGAAATATCTATATTCCCTAATTTAATAGAAGTTATATTAGAGTCACTTAAAAATATATCACTGTTTACTGTTGGCATACAAACTTTTAACCCCTAATGATATATAAGGTATTAGCGTCTTTTGTAGCGAGATTGTCGTAGTTGCTTTGAGAAATGCTAATCATGTTTGTGATACGAACAGAATTACTAACTAAACTAGTGTTACTTTGAACTAAACCAGAATGAAGAACAGATACTGAGACCTTTTTTGTCAAAGCAGATCCTGATGGGTCATCCATAATTAAAAATATATCATCGCTAGTTAAACCACTAGCTGCTGGAAATTCATTAATACGTTGTATACTCATTTAACCACCTATTACTGTTTGGTCGCCAACTAATTGAACAAAAATACCATTATAGAATCTATTATCGTATTTATCTTCAATATCACTAATCGTTGGAGTATTTTTAACATATGTGTCTATTGTGGAATACTCTCCGGCAACTGTTGTTGTAACAACTGTTGTTCCGTTTTTTATCTGATTACCACTAATTGCTTTATTTATATCGTTTGCCATAAAATTAAATTACCTTTCTATTCTATCTTCTAGTGCTTCTAAAGTTTTGCCTAACATAGCAATTTGAACCTTTAATTCGTTCATAACTTCTGTATTTCTTTGTAAAGCAGCAGCGAAAGCTGCTTGACTTTCTTTTCCACTATTTAATCTTTCCATAATAAATTGTCTATCATGAACATATGGAGACTGTGTTTCTATCATCGCTAATACTTCCGACTTGCTTGCCATATTACGTCCTATAGCTACCCAAAAACCCATCATGGTTACTACTATACCAATACTTGTTGTAGCAATGTTTTCCCAAAAATGTATAATGGTTTCTTGCATATTATGTCTCCGTAAAATTAAAAGCCAAAGACACTGTTCAGCATCCTTGGCTTCTAATCATATCTATGAAAAGTTAGTTTTAACGATATCAACCGGTTTTGGCTTTATAGTCATTATTACTAACAGGAACTGGATTGCCTAACTTGTATGTTAGTTGACCAGGGGCTGATCTTGTTGGGTTTGCTGCTGTATCCTCTGATAAAGAATCATTAGATACTTGAGGATATTCAGCATCCCATGCTCCGGTAAATCTATTGTACTTGTTAGCTCTAATACCACTTGATGTTTTGGTTGTTCTAAGAGCTTCAATTTTATGAATACTTCTTAGTAAACCTGGAACATTTGCTCCACTACGAAGAGCATTATTAGTAACACCAGATAAAGTAGTTGTTAATCTTGGGGCTACTGGGCTAGAATTATTGTAAGCAAACACACCGGCTGAAACTGCTTCGTTAGCCCAAGCATTATCAACTGGAGTAGAAGCAAAAACTCCAACATTGGAAGCTCCTAGTGCTCTAGTCTCTAATACTGTAGATGTGTTGCCAACATTTAATCCAGTACCACCATTATTTTTGGTAGATGAAGATGTGGTAGAAGAACCATTTTGTTGGATTGAGGCCATTGTATTCTCCATTGAAAATAGGGTTAATAGACAATAATGTATACCCCAAAATTTATGTTTTAAGTATTAGTTTGTAATTTTTTGCTAATTTTTTCTAAAGTATATATATTATTCGTTTTATATGCATATATTTTTTTATTAGATAACAAAGTGTCTACATGAGAATCTGTCCAAGCGTTACCATTAACTACTATCTTAATGTTGTCAATTTTTTGATTAATCATGACAGACGCTAGGATATTATCGGCTAAATTATCTAATAAATGATTAGAAGATGGATAAATAGTATCAATTTTGTGTCCAACCAAAATTTGACATATTTTATATAACAATTCTAGAGTAAATACCCTATATTCTAGAACATATCTAAGCTCTATATTATTTTCAGAACAAATACTTTTATGAGTATTAATATCTTCTCTAAATTTATCGTACTTTCTATTACACAGAAGGTGGGCTGGCGTCACAAGCTCTATTATTTCTGCTCCATTTTTTATTGCTAATTCAACAGAACTTTGTCTTGATTTAAGATCAGACACACCAAACGGATAATCTATAATAGTAGAAAGTTTGGCCGAATTCTTTGTTATGTGATTTTTAATACCTTTGAGATAGTACGGAAAGACAGAAATAACACTAGGATTATATATGAGTGCTTTTTCTATAGTTTGTTTAGTTTCTAGTTCATTACTAGCTATATCATAGTAACCATACTCAATATGGTGCATAATTATTTTTTCTTAAAAGACTTGATGCTGTCTATAGTTGGAAATCTTTTACTTCCTAATACACCATCGGCAAAACCATATGATACCGCATCTTCCGAGTTTAAAATCCAATCATGTCTACTAGCCAATTGAGACACAATATGTTTTTTTGCCATCATTTTTTTCCAATTTTTGTTTTTAGCCATATCGCTATTCATGCATCTATCAGTAAAAATATCTATCATTTTATCAGATTCTTTTTCGCTCCATTGAACATTACTTAGTACTGCTTTGTGTTCGTTGTCTACACTCAATGATCCATAATGAATTAGTACGTGAGTATTTGGCATCAGAATTCTTAAGTCTGCTGCTTGTAATAGAACGCTACTTGCTGACTCTACTTTTGCATATGCTAAAATTGCTATTTTGGACTTGGAGTGTTTAATAGTATCATACATTCCTAAACAATCCTCCCATACTCCTCCCGGCAAATGCATATGCACTAGAATAGGATCGTTAGATATTAAATTGAAATACCTGATATTTTTTTCGAAAGTAACAGCTGATCTATAATCTACTCCTGTCTCTTCTTCTGAGTCTGTACTACTATGTAGATATAATTCTCTATTTTTTATGTCGATACCTAAATAATGTATGTCGTGCAGATCGTTGTCTGATAGAGGGTGCCTTGGTTCAACCATTATTATAGTCCGTTGTTAGTAATTTGTTGTTCGATATTTTTCATAACGTTAATGTCTTTGAAAGCTTTACCTATACCAATTCTAAAACGATATCTAGTAAAAATATCTAATGTTTCAACTCCGTCTGCTTCTTCAATTAGAACTGCTAAAGAAGGAGAAATATTAAAATTAGTATGTCCAACCCAAAAATTAAATATACTACTACTTGCAGTATACTCATTATACGGAACAATACCCATGGGGGTGTAAACCACTCTGACTGGTTTACTTACACTACCAACGCTCTCGTCTGTTTCATGGTCTTCTAAATCGTCTTCGTCGTGATAAAAGTTATCAGATATATCGTTATCAATATCTATTTCATTTTCATCGTATCCTAAAAACGGATCTCTCCATTTTTCCCATATAATTAAATTATTTTTTTGGTGGTGTTCCATGATATTTTAGTTTTTCTTCCATAATACCAAATACGGATGATGGGGATATTAATGGATATGTTGTGTCTATAGTATTGTGCATCTTGATAAAGTTTTTCCAAAAAAAAGCAACATTATTACAAAATAAATTATGTTGATCAGATATGTCCTGATTTTTTTCTAAAGCAGTCAATACTAATGACATAAATTGCTGAGGATTGCTGTGTAATTTATATAAACAGTAGGCCAATTTTTCTGCTTGTTTATAATTGTTTTCTTCTGTAATATTATATTCTGCTATATTAGAAACGCAACTAATATTATTTTGTGTTAAATCAAATATAAGCTTTAATGACGTTTCATCAATGTGATTATCGTCCTGTACTGCTTGTTTTTTCTTGTGAAAAGCAAATAGGTTTCGTAAATATAAATAAATATTCTTAATATGCATAAATAGCTTTGCGTAAAATTGTACTAGTTTTTAGTAACTCTGTCGCATCATGCCAATGGCTGTTTTTTAATACAGATTTATACGGGATACTACAACTATAAAATAGCAATAAATATTTTTCTTGACTATCTGTTTGTATTAAGTCTATATCTATGAATCTTGGCTTGTTCCAATTTGGGTCCAGAGACACATATTGCTTAAACATATTTCTAACCAAATCATCTATTAATAGAGTATTATTATTGATATCTATTTTATTAAGATCCAAGACAGGTAATTGTAGCTCCTCAGAATCTGTTGAAAGTATCAAAAAATTATTAGATGGATCGATAGAATGAATAATCAAATGTAAATTATTTTGCATGTTCTCTTATCGTATTGAGGCTCTTATTTAGGTTTTGTCTAATAGCTTCTCTGGTGACTCCGTATGTTCTTCCTATTTCTGCTAATGTTTTGTTATCATAGTAGTACTGTTTAATAATATCTCTTTGTTTATCTGTGATCGGAGACATATCCAATAACTGGCTCATATCATGTTTTAGATTAGTATAGTATTCTTTTTCTTCGATTTCTTTTTGTGTTGGATCAGAGTATATGACCTGATCGCTGTTATAAGTAGATAAATATTTATCAATTTGATCTTGATATTTTTTATTGCTCTTATACTGTTTTGTTGCGTACGTTTTAATCGCCCATATAGCGCACTGATTTCTATATGAATATATCGTTTTCTTCATACCTGTGCTTTTACCAACTCTATTTTCGTCCCATTTCCAATCTGCTATCATGATAGCCTCTGCTATTTCAGATATAACTTCATCGTTATTGAGCATTTCCTTAACCAAAGATGGATACATTTTCCCAGCAAATTTAGAAATAGTTTTTTTAGCTAGGTTAATATATGTGTCCAATGTGTCGTAAGTCTTTTCCATAAATAAATAATCCTTAAAATAAAAAGTGTCTTTGAATCAAACTATTAAGATTACTCTGTCAATTTTTTCCACTGTTCCGGGTCTGGCCTATCTTTGTCTCCTCGTTTAGCTGGACGATAATTTTTCCCTTCTTTCTTTTTTTTCTTTCTGATATTATCCCAGAGGCCCGGCTTTTTTGCTACTGTAGTATCGGCAGCCTGAGACACATACATGACAAAATCGTGAATAGTACGCATGTAATCTTCCGTTATGGCGATTTTACCTTGTAACCAGCTTTCTGTCAAGTTCTCTGCTACTTTTGGATTTTCAAGACTGTTCAATATTTCTGTGGCATGGGTTGCTATGGCTCTTAACGAACCTAAACTCATTTCATAAAAATCTTTTTTGTATTCCATCATCTCTTGTTCAATAGATTCCAATTCTATGTCTTCAATATTGCGAAAATCACCATCATCTGACTTAGTTTTTTTTAAGTTTTGCAATTTTTGTTTTACTGCATAAATCTCTAGTAATTCTTTCATATCGTCAAGAGATAGCAGATCTATTCTATCTGGACTTGTGTTTTCACAATTTTTAGAATATTCTGATGATAGAAAGTTATTTATATTGTTAAGAATGGCGTTTATACGATCCATGATTTATACCTGTATACTGAGGAAGTTGTCTAGGCCCATTTGTTCAATTAACTTTAGATAGCCTTCATATAGCACTATACCATCTTCACTACCTTGTAGTAGTGGTATCATAATATTAGCTGTCATCTCATCACCAACTGATCTAGCTGCGACTATAGTAGCCCTTTCAGCAGCGGATGCTTCTTGAACCGAAGCTAGATTATATCTAATCATAGCAAGCATATCATGTCTGCTCCAAGCTGGAGGCTGAACTACTAATGGTTGATAGTCAGCATCAAAAAATTCTAGTCTTAATAGATTAATCATAGCGTGTTTATGTTCTTCTAGAGCGTCTGCTTTTATGACCGCTGCTAGTTTAGAATAGCCCCATCTCTCTAGATGTACAGCCTGTGCTGAAAGAACTGTTGTTTGCTGCCAGTGAATATTTAGCGATTTCTTAAGAAGTTCAACAACTTGGTCATTAGTATAATTTTTAGCTTCTTCATCAGATATCATGTCCTGATGGTCCGGTTCTTCTGCCACAATATTTTCCTTTTCTGCGATGTTTTGAGATTGTTCGCTTAATAATTCTTCTATATTTTTATTCATAATTAAAGATCCATTTTCTTGTTAATATATTACCCTGAATACTATTTCACCAAGCTTTGCAACTCCAAAATCTGGCTTTCCACTTTGGACCAGGATTATCGCAATTATGTCTAGCTCTGAAACTTTTCCTTCTTGATGGAATATGCTTCTTAATTTTCATATCTGGATCACCAAAGTTAACTTTAACAACATTACCTTTATCATTTTTTACATAGACTGAGAATTTTTTGGGACCATCTGGCGTACGAAATGGTTTATTTAAAGTTACTTTTCTATTGTTTTTTTCTGCGGCTACCAAAATATCATTATCGTCATATTGTAGAATCTCATTAACTTCAACATCCCAAACAAATTCGTCCCATTCATCGTCCCATGTATAATTAGTGGCTAATAATATATTATCTTGTATTTGATCTAATAAGGGATGACTGGTATCATAGCCTTTGGATTGGCCTAAACAAATAGCTACTCTCTGTTTGGAATCAGGGTATTCTTTCTTCATGGTTTCATTGCCCATACATCGGGCAACAAACTTTTGCTTGTCTTCGTTTTCTTTAGGATTGGGTATGGGCATAGTATTTCTCCTTATGTTTTATAGATACACCTTATCATATCTTTGGCTACTTTATTCCAAGATAAATTTTGAGCCGTTTTTAATCCAGCTGCATTTGTTCGAATCTTGTTCTTATAAACATATCTCATATATTCAATAGCTTGGTCTTTTTCTTTTTCTCCAATTTTTGCCCAATTACCCGTTCCATGAAACCATTTTCCGTCATAAGCCTTTTCTAGTTCTGTAATATCTATCAAAAAAGCATTATCTTTATTACAAAATTCTGTATGGGCACTATAGTTTGTTGTGATAATTGGTTTATTTAGAGCCATCATCTCTAACAAATCTAGATTCCATCCTTCTCCCCTAGACATAAAAATTCCACAATCTGCATTAGATGCAATTTTTGCTAAATCCAGTTGTGTAGGTAATCTTGGTATAATACGTATCTTATCTTTTAATTTAGAAGAACTATAATAACTGTGCCATTCTTCCAATTCTTTAGAAGTAAAGCAGGATTTATCTGATGAACCTGCTATCCATAGCTGGACATTATCTGTTTTGTCAAAAGCACTATCAAATAATTCTAATAAAACATCATGTCCTTTTCTAATTTCCCATTTACCAATATTCATAAAAATAAATGGATCAGAATCTTCTTTTTCTGTACAGAAGTTGTAATCAAAAATATCTGTATCTACTCCTAGATTTACTATTTCAATAGGTCTATCAATGCCATTTGATAACAAAATATCTTTAGCCCATTGACAAGATACTATGAGTTTATCAGGTATGGATAGGTGTTGTTTTTCTAGCGTGCTTAGAGTATCTAATTCAAAAAATGGATAAGCTATATATTCGCCTGTTCCAATACGTTCTAATAAATCAAACTGATGCCAGATTTTTAGACATTTAGATTCTTTATTAATGGGTTTATGTAATATTTTTTGTAGAATTTCTTTATCTGTTGGGCGATAAAACTCCACATTTTGTAAACCTGCTATATCACTTTTTTGAGCAAGTATAGGGTATAGTGCTATGTCTACATCATTCGTGTAAAGATACTTAGAAAAATGCCATCCAGCATTACCGTATCCTGTAAAAAATACAGGACAATGCATAATCAATTGTTCTTTGTTGTTCATATAATTATTTATATAGAGTATTGTGAGTATTGTTAACTAAAATAAACGTTGTTTTTTTACCAAAATCTTTAATTTTGTTTGCTCCAATATATGTACAAGAACTACGTAATCCTCCGCAAATATCTTGTATAACATCTTTAGCAAACCCTTTATAGTCTACTGTTACACACTTGCCTTCTGCTGTTCTATAGTCTGCTACCCCATTATGGTGTTTGTTCATAGCATTAACGCTACTCATACCATAGTATTTGAGAGTAATTTTATTTCCAAGTTCATAAGTCCATTCTCCTTCGCACTCGTCACATCCAGCAAACATGCTTCCTAGCATGACAAAATCAGCATTACCCCCAAAAGCTTTACATATGTCTCCGACCACCTTGCATCCTCCGTCGCTACAAATATGTCCTCCTAAGCCGTGGGCCGCGTCCGAACATTCCATCACAGCACTTAATTGTGGGTATCCCACGCCAGTTTTTAAACGAGTGGTACATACACTGCCTGAGCCTATACCGACCTTGACTATATCTACGCCTCCATGGATAATAAGTTCTTCAGTCATTTCTGGAGTAACAACATTTCCAGCCATAATAATAGCATCAGGAAATAGAGACCTAAGCTGGCGAGCTGTCTTTACAAATTGTTCAGTATATCCATTCGCTACATCTAAACAAATATTGGGATATGGTGTTGTATTCTGAATTCTAGAGAATACTGATATACTTTTTTGTATGTCTTTATCACTTGTTCCAACAGAGTAAAATACTAGATCCTTATTAAGAAACTCTTCTTTAAAAAAATCTACATACTGTTGTTCAGAATAGTGTTTATGTAGACATGTTATTGCTCCTTCTTTCGCTAGAGCTTTAGCCATTTCAAATGTCCCCACAGTATCCATATTGGCGACCATAATGGGTATCACTGTTAGTTTCCTATTAGAATATTTAAATTTAAATTCTCTTCTAATATTAACTTCTGATCTACTGTTTAATGCTGATCTTTTGGGTCTAATTAATACGTCGTCAAAATCTAATTTAGTATCATTAATAATTTTTTGCATAACTTACTACCTAATGCACGGAGCGGTTTGAGTGAAAAGCATACCTCGTAAATAAACATTAAAATCAAATCTCTCTATTGGAATATTGTGATAATTACAATGAAATCTAAGAATTGATTCGGGATGTAATTTTTGTTCTAATTTTCCTAAATATAGAGGTAAAAAATCAAATAAACTAGCATAGCTCTTCATAACATTATATGAGCCGTAGGCAAACAAATCAAGTAAGCCCCATACTGCCCATTGGTGTATCATATATTAAGAAATACCCGTTTAACTAAATCTTTTAATGAATGGTTATAATTTATGGTTTTCACTATAGCAACTGTTTGTGTGAATTATCTGGATTTCCTAGCTTCGGCCTATAAAGAAAATGCAGAAGCTTTGTCTGGTCATGATTATTGGGTAATTACAGATAGTAAAGATATTAAAACTCAAGAATTTTGTTCTACCAATAATATTAGCTGTCATGTCACTGATTCTTTTTACAAGAACGGAGATACCTTCAACAAGGGTGCTGCTATTAATAGCCTTTTTCTGAGTGGTAAAATAGACATAAATAGTATGGAATGGGTGCTGATGTTGGATGCTGATATTGTTGTCAAAAATCTTATACACATAGCTTGGCATTTTGATAAAGATAAGGATTGCTTATATGGTTGTGGTAGAAAGATTTATAACACAAGAAACGATTATGCAAACAGAAACTTTGCTCAGGATATGTGTCATTTTTTGGGGTATTTTCAGCTATTCCATAAAGACAAAATACTTAAATACTTAAGTGATAATCAGGGTTTTTTGCATGAATTTAGAAATGGATCTTATTATGATCTTGAATTTGCTCAAAGGTTTGACTGTCAAAAATGCTTGCCTGGAGACGTTGATCATTTAGGGCCAGTATATTTAAATTGGGATGGTAGAATATCTCAATTATGGGAAAGCGAATAATGAAAGTTTTAATATACTCTACAGATTTGAACCATGGAAATATAAGACACCTAACTTCTTCATTGGGTGCGGAAATTTTACCAATTATACTACCATGGACTATGGACTTTTATCCAAAATCATATTCAGTAACCCAATATATCTCTGAGATGGATCCGGAAAATTTGATATTAGTTTGTGATGCTTATGACGTATTGTGTTTAAATAATTGTTCTCTAGATAAGCTTGAGGAAAAAATAAGGTTCGATTTTGATTTAGATAAAATAACCTTTAATGCAGAGACGAGCTGTTACCCTGACTGGAGATTGGCTAAAGATTATCCTGTAGTAGATAGTAAATGGAAATATTTAAATGGTGGAATATATGTTGGTAAAGTTAAAAATATCATGTTTATGATGGATCAAGTACTACCAAAAATAAAAGGGTCTGATGAACAATTAGAATTTTCTAAATTTTTTATATCTAATCAACATTTACTAGCTCTTGATTATGAATGTAAAATATTTCAAACTCTTTATAATGGTTCTGTTGGTGGTGACATAGACATGTCTGATTTTTTAATTCAAGATAATTTAGTCTATAATAAGCATTTTAATACGCTTCCGTTGCTTTTCCACGGAAACGGAAAAGTTAATATGACTAATTTAGTTCAATATTCTTGAAGAGAAGACCTCTGTTTAAAAAATGAAAATGAAATCTTCCATTGTCTTGTAGCTCTTTATCTTTAACTGCTTCGTTTCTTAATTCGTTTGTTTCTTCCTTAAGGAAAACAAGGTTGTTTTTTGACAAAGCATTAATCCAATATTCTTGAGTATTACAATTTACATGATGGTGTCCAGGTTGTCCCAGGTCTGCATATGTCATACATAAATATTTGCACTTTTTAAAATCTGTCATAAAATTTATTATGTATTTTTCTTCAATATGTTCTACAAATTCACAAGACCATCCTAAATCAAAGGTTTTATCTATATTGGTCATGCCTCTTGAATAATCGTGAGTAATTAAGTTTTCTGGAATTAATGATGATTGAGCAGCATTTACGCTTCCGTCAACTCCCGTTATTTCACATCCAATACTCTTGAAGTATAAAGAAGAAAAACCCCTACCACATCCTATATCCAAAACAGTTTTTATATCATATTTATTTACCAGATATGACCACATGTTTGGATAATAAGTTCCACCATCTCCTTGATCAAAAAATCCTCCTAAATGACCTTCAAGTATCATGTTTCCTAGTTTTTGTGATTTGATATCCCCTAAATTAGACATCATAGATCTCCTTCATCATGGAATGCTACAACCGAAAAATCATAGTCTGTTTCTTTTACTCTGTCGTATCCTATATCAATACAGTGTTTAAAAATTCTAAGCAAAGCATCATCGAATTCTTGGTCTGTGCTAAATTGCATAGCATCTGGAGGAGCTTTGCGTTCTGTTACACTTTTTTGTATTGCTCTTTTTCCAAAACTAATACCTGCATATTTCTCATAGTCCCTTAAAGTCCTTTCTGTTCCAAAACCATAAGGACCAAAATCTATATCTCTTTTTCCTCCGTACATTTCAAATAGTTTGCGATTACGAAGATGGCACTCATTGTTAGGATTGCCCCATACAGGATCATCGTCCCATTGTTTTGATCGGCCTTTTCTAGTATATTCATGCCAGCACACTACCTTGTGCGGGTGATAAATATCATAACCGTGAGTATAAGCTCTAGCTGCTATGCTAATTTCTTCACCGTGGAAATAGTAGTTGGGATCATGTGTAACTTCTTTACAGAATTGCCCAACAGTAAAAGCAAAATGAGCACTATAAAAACGTCCTAATAAAGGCTTGTCTTTATCATCCCATAGATCGACTAACACTCCATCCATATCAAAAATAATTAATTTAATCATGATAATAAATCATCTGATGTGAATGGAGATCTATGATTATCATAATGCCATCCAGCCGAAGGAACCCATGTGCCGTCTTCCGCCCCTATATTTTGTATACGAGATATCATAGGTTTAACCTGATATAATTTATTTGGAATAAAAATATTATCATTAATATGACTATCCCAAGATATAGAACTATTTTCTTTATTGCAAGTTTGAATCCAATTATCTAATAATATATCTGCTTTATGTTTCCAGAAAGCAGCACCCCAACACGTAAAATGATTTTGTTGTTCTATCTTAGAAAAATCTGATTTATTATCTAAGTCTAAGGAGATTGTTCTGTTATATCCTGTAACAGACACTATTGAACTATCATCATGAAACATTTTTAACATATCTACAAAGAATTTAATAGCGTCCTTTGACATGACAGTATCATCTTCGATATGTATCACGGAATCTTTGATAGATAGTCCATAAGATATTGCGTTCCTAGTGTTTTGATTGCATCCTACAGAAGGATTGTTTATTAGCATATGAATTTCGGTCCAATCTATAGATTTCACTAAAGTTGGAATTTCTTCAGAGTAATAGTCTATAGATATATAAATCGGAAGATAAGTTCTACAATAATCCATACTATTTTTTATAGAATTCAGAACAGTTTTAAAATAGTTCGTTCTTTTAAAAGCTGTCATTGTTATAGCTGTGTTGGTCATTGCTGATCTCTAATTACTTTTTTTGTCATACCAGCAAAATATCTAGATCCATAATTAGTAAAAATTTCTTGATTAGCAGATATATCTACAGAGGCTACAATGTCTACATATAAATCTTTATGATTAAATTTCATTTCGGCATTATTTTGATCCTGATGATTATAAATCATTCCGTGACCAAGTACCATATACATAACGAATCCGTGACTCTTACAGTCTGCACAATCACACAATGGTTTGCTATAACAGTATTTCCATATAGCTCTGTCCCCTATATATTTAGATCTAAATTCTAGAGGAACAAGTGGGCAACGCTCTATAAGTTCAAACTGTTTAATATTTTCTGTTGCATAGACTCCTATTCCTCCAATAGTAGAGTGTCCCAATTTGGTTTTATGGATGTCAATAAACTCATACGGAGGATTTGTAATTAATGTATTTGAGGACACATATTCTATCGACGGTGATGAATCTGGGTTCGGGGGCAACTCATAATGATTATCTTGAATATTTTTTTGTGTTTCAGACATTTTTAAAGAAGTACCATCTATTAAGGGTGTTTATATTTTGATCACTATTGATATGTTTTAAATACTCATGCAGTTCTGGCCAACTAGAAAAGAATAGACAATGAGGTATGGTTCCAAACAGCCAGTCAGGGGTAAGCTTTTTACCTTGTTCTATGTGAATTATTATAGGTTTCTTCTGTCTGTTTGCCAAAAAAATTTCTTCTAATGTTCCGCACGGATGTGTGTCTATATCAAGATTTACAACTAAAAAATCACAAATATCAACCATTCTAAGATCAACAGATCTAATGGTTTTCATTAATTTAGTCAATTCATCATACTGACCATTTGATTTTAATTGTTGTTTATACTGGATAATATCTGGTGTTTCTAGGCCAACATCTGTTGGTTTTTTAAGTGGATTAAATACGGATACTCCAAAATTTTCTAAAATCGGAGTAATATTATCTCTCCACGTAGCACCCCTATCCTTCACACGATCCATCGCTCCTGCTAAATAACATCTTTGACCATTCAGTCTATTAAGAGTTGGCTTTATAGAGTCCATGTAAAAATCCTAAAATAATACTAATTATTAGTGCATAATAATATATGATATTCATGTGATTACAGCTTATAAGCAGGATCCATATATACTACTACTCCGTTATTGTTCATAGGATTTAAAATTTCTACCCTTGTTATATCATCTACTTCGTATAACTCATTAACAATTTTGGGAATGTCTTGTGGTCCTGGATTTGTAAAACCCTTAACAATATTGTTGATATTATCAAAATATACTCCCATTCCACTAGGATCGTCTGCTGTCGGAGTTTTTTTTGTGTAAACCTTTACTGTCATGCTGCCTAGATTAAAATTACTAATCATCTCGTGAGGTAGATCTAACATAATTATCTTTTTCCTTTATGGTTTAATAAAAAAGCGTAAAGACGTTGTTCCAAAAACGTCATGAAATATATCTTGAATAAATAGCCAGTTGGCACCTGATGATACGGAACCCAATTTGGGACAATATATATCCATACCAACACCATCTTTACTAGACACGAATCTGTTACAGTAGTTGCGAATATCTGTTAAGCAAAAAGATAATCCTACATAATGAAACGGTCTTGGGTTTGTCTTACTCTTAGATCCATCGTGACATATCATGTTAGCAATAATAATTTTATTATAGTTAACTGATTCTACTTCTACGTATTGTACGTGTCCCAATCTCATCTGGTTCTTACTCAACATCTGAAAATTTGGTAATAGTTGAGGATATACTGATGATAGAACATTTGAAAATGAGGAACAAACAAAGCTAGTATTACTACAAGGATTAAGAATCAAAATAGAAGTTTTACTATTTTTAGCAGAAATGGCGGCTCGGGCGCTCTGTAAAATGTCTTCTCTATATAACCTATATAGATTATATGACTTATTTGTGTCTTCTTTAAGCATAATTTTCCTAAAATATAATTTGTCCTAAACTATACCTCTAAAATAAAACCTTAGAGATCTTACATATACTGATCCCAATCTTTTAACATCTCGTCTGTTAATTCTTCCTCGTACAACTCCAATTTTCTCTGCTTAAACTGATTTTTGCTTTTGCGAACATCTTTATCTTCGCCGTGCTTATCAGAAAAATGGATTTTTTTCGATTTGATTTTGTGTTGAGGCTTGTTATTGTCTGTGCTCATATTCGTATTATACGTTAAAAAATAGTATAGTCAAGTGGTCGGGTGTCGTATCTATTTATAATATATTAGCTGCTATCAAACACCCTTTGGCTACCGCATGTAAGGGGTCTGTGGAGTGTCTGACCTCTTTAATTTCCACCGGGAAATCATTATTCAGTAGTTGCTTACTTAGTTGTTCTATGTACCCTTTGGCTTGAGAAGTTCCTCCGGCCACAACTATGGTCAATGGGTTTTTAAATTTTGGTAAAGCTTTATGATTTTTTAATGCGTGTGCTAAATTTTTAGCAGTATATTCTATAAGTCTTTCATAATATACCGACACAGCTGCTAGAATTGTGTTTTCGTTTGCAACACCTATTTCAAAATTACCTCCTTCTTTTTCAACTTGAACAACACTGTCTGGTTCTCCTGTTGCTATAGCGCTCATTCGGTCTATCCAATCACCAGATTTAGTAGTGCTAAAAACAACTGTTGGTTCTCCATTTAACATAACACATACGTTGGTCATTCCTGCTCCACAACTGATGCCTATTCCAGTATAATCATCAGATTCAAGTTCGGCATAACATAGTGCTTCTGCTTCATTAATTGAACGAGGAGAATACCCGCACTCTGCTAAAATATTTTTTACTACATCTTCATGATACCCTACATCAAAATCATCGTCTTCTTGGTCTACTGGTTGTGCCGGAATACAAAATACTAATTTTTCATTTTCTTCTTGTGCTTGTCCAGCCACTTCTTTTAAAATAAAAGCCAAAATTCTTTTTGCGTCTTTTTCTTTGGCAGAAACTACGCCCCTATACATTGGTCTTTTTGCTGTATCATTACGTTCTATAGCTTTTTCTATAGCGTCTTTACCCAAAAGAATAAAAGCTCCATCAGTATCTTTGATAAAAGTCTTACCAGATAATCCCTTCTCTATCATTTTGGTAGCAACTGGGGTTGTTGGCTTGATAATATAAAAAGCGTCTCTAAAGTCTTTATAAACAATATTGTTGTCTATTTCTTTAGACAATACGATATAACTTGTTCCTACATCTAAACCAGCAGCCATAATTAACCTTTCATATTTTTAAGTTTATTAATAGAGTTGGAAATATTATCTTGTGACTTTTTAATATCTCCTAATTTATTGTATTTTTTTTCTAGTCCTTCTGTATTTATATCAACAACTACCTTACTGCTATCTATTGAAATAGGTGTCTGACTAGTTGAACTATGTTGTTTGACATTTTTTCTGTTATGGACAACATAATTGTTGTCTTCCGACACTCTATGATAATTTTGTAGTTTGCCAAGGCAATAACCAATCGCTATGCAAACCACATTAATCAAACATGATATGTATATAATTATATTAATATGATTTGTATTAGATAATTCATTGGCTGTTGTAATCTGTTTAGTTTTACTAAATGAGTTTGTCTCTACTGGTGTTTTGGGTTTCTCTATGCTGGATATAACTTCGTTGATCCATGAACTAAATTTAGAAACCCTAGTGTGTCCAGCTTCATCTCCATAATTAGAGTTAGGATTTTTATCTTCTGCTATAACACAAGAATTGATTCCAGCTAATTTTTTATCTATAAATAGACCTCCTCCACTATCTCCATGAGATATGATAAATTCTAAAACTGTGTGTCTTGTGCTTCCTTTAAATGAAGGTGTACATATTAATAAATCTCTATCTATCTTATCAATATAATTAGACCCCGCTCTTCTGAGGTGATCTGATTTGACAGATCCTGTATTAAAGGTGCCAGTAATACCAAATCCAGATATGCAACAAATTTTTCCTACTTCATTATTTTCTGTATATAGTTCTGGATAAAAGTCTAAATTTATATCTTCTTTTATATATCCCAATGCAATATCTGCTGTGCCAAATTGATTATCGTTAAAATCTTTATGAATAAACATTTGATCGACACAATATTCTTTATCCTCGACAACAACCTTGACTTTTTCACACGACTCAACAACATGTGCTGCTGTAATAATCCAGTTCTTTTTAATGACAACGGCCGAAGCACAGTATGTTTTTTTATCAAAAGTTTGACCACAAATATGCACTACGCATTTAAATTTTTGACCATATGTGACATAAGAAGCATCTGATACCGAAGGATCAATAGTTCCTGCCTGACTATAACTAAATATAGTAGTAGATAAAATTATTATTAATAAAACACAGACATTTTTCATATATCACCTTAACAATATTGGTAATATAATTATACACTATTAACCGATATTTTATGGTCTGGTAATAATTTTTTGATTCATATTAGCACAATCATTGACAACATTTTTATTCCAACTTTTAAAATACATTAGATGTCCAAAAAGAATATGACAATTCTCTGAACATAAAGTAATCAGATTATCTATATCTAGTTCTTTTGATGGATCAATATGAACAGGTACGATGTGATGTACTTCAAGATTTTTAGAAGATCCACAAGCTGTGCATGTCGGATACTTTTTAAGGTGTTCCTTACGAATAGTACTCCATTTTGGAGACCTAATCGCATATCTAAGTTTTCTTGATGAAAAAAAATTTAACATTTATGGTTTAGACTTTATCCATTCTTTCAACTCTGTTTTGTTTTTATTGTATCCTACTCTTCTTTTTATTTCTTTGTTTTTATGAAACAAAATTTGATCAGGTATTGCTTTTACTTTATACTCTTGTGTAAGATCTTTTCTTTTGTCATAATCTATATAGCATATGATGCTGTTCTCTATTAAAGTTAAATCATTATGAATATCTTGTTTCAAAATATTACAGGCTCCGCACCAATCTGCTGTAAAAATCCACAACAAAGGTAATTCTGTATCTATTGCTAAAAGGATACTATCTTCTGCTGTTTTTACAAAAATAGGAGGGGCCGCAAATAAAGTCTGACTACTTAATAGTAATATACAGAATATAATAATGCTATGTACTAGATATTTGAGATTTGACATTGCCTAGTATTCTTCCTTTTTGGGTCTTAATAACATACCCCATTCTGACCATAAAAGGCTCAATACTATTTTCGATAGTCTCTATCGCAATACCTGTTAGAGAAGACATACTCTTTAATCCAATTGGATTTAGTTTGTTTTTAGATAATATATCTAAATATAACCTATCATACACATCTAGTCCTCGATGATCTATGCCTTGTGTATTAAAAATCTCATCCACAGATGGCTTATTATTAATATGGTATGTTACATAGCTCTTATACCATTGTAGGCGGGCATTTAAAATACGAGGAGTACCTTTACTTCGTTTTGCAATCTCTAAAAGATCATCATCAGAGATGATAATACCTAGTTTATTCGCATTCAATCTTGCTAGTTTAGCTAGATCACTGTCACTATAAAATGACAAATGTTCTTTCATAGTAAATCTATCATAGAATGGTTGACTCAGACTACCTCCACTCGTAGTTGCTCCAATAATAGTAAACATTGGAAGATCAATAGTTTCTGGTTTAT